CTGGATCTTCGTGGAGGGCGGATCGCTCGCAGCGTGAACGAATTCCTGATCGTCTCGGCGCTCATCGGCACAACTCTTCTCGTTGTGCGCGGCACCATCTTCGAGCCACTCAGACGCCTCTGGCCCGCGCTCTTGCGATGCTCTCAGTGCTTCGGCACCTGGGTAGGCATCGCTGCGAGCGCGAGCGGTCTCGTGTCGGTGGGGCGTGGCCGAATCATCGACGCGCTCATCGTCGGAGCGGCGACAAGTTTCTTGTCGCTGCTGGCCGATGCTGTACTCTTGAACTTGCTCGGAGATCCAAACGAGCAGAATTCCGAAAACAAGCCCTGACCGGTCGGGAACAAGGAGCGGTACGTCAATGCGCAAACGTCTAAAGAACCTCAAGAACAAAAGTGGCCACAGCGAGAACGGCGCACCTCGCCAGATGCTAGACGAAGCGCTCTACCGAGAGCGCCAGTCAGGGATCCCGTTCGACAGCGAGTATTCGGGGTGGAGCAACGGATCTCGTCCGCGAGATCAAGCCATCAGCCTGAGAACCAGAGCTGGGACAAGAGGGCCCGACGGGCCTACCCCTCCTCCTACGCTTCTGGTCGATCTAGGATCAGCAGGATTTTTCGCCATCTTCGCACAGTCCGGCATCACGACGACGGGCGGATCCACCGTCAACGGCGACATGGGCATCAACCCCGCCGCCGCCGCCAGCATCACGGGTTTCGCGCTCGCGCTCGACGGCGGAGGCCAATTCTCGACCTCCTCTCAGGTATTCCCAGGCACCCCCGCGCTCCCTTACCCGCCGCAACTCGGTCAGGTATTCGCGCCGGACTACGCAGTACCCACACCGGCCAAGGTAGTTCTAGCCAGCGCCGATCTGATCACCGCGTACAACGATGCCGCCGGCCGTGTCCCGAATTTCACCGCAGCTGGCGCCGACATAGGCGGGTTGACGCTCGAGGCAGGCGTAGCCGGTGTCTACAAATACACCGGTGCGAGCAGCGTCACATCGGCACCTCTGACGTTGCACGGAACCAACCCCGGCGACGCCATCATCATTCAAGTCGCCGGCACGTTCGACGTTCATCAGAACATAGTTTTGACGGGAACTCTCGCAGGGCACCCCGAGAACGTCTACTTCGCGGTGGCGGGGCAAGTCACCATCTTCGGAGGTGTCACGATCAACGGAGAGTTCCTCGGCGCGACTGGCATCGCCATGCAAGCAGGATCGGTGCTCAACGGTCGAGCGCTGGCGCAGACTGCGGTGACGCTGATCAGCAACACAATCAACGAGACGTAAAAACGTAGGTCGCGCCGGGGTGCGCTTACTGCAAGTTCGAGCGCCCCGAACCTCGGGAACGTAAGAACATGAGCTACCTCATCGGCAAAGGGCGCTACGCCCGGGAAACCTATCCGGAAGCTCCGCGATCCGGCGCGGCTCCGGCTCCGAGCGATTTGGGATTCGGGCTATACGCCGCAAGGCCCGCGCCGGGGAACCTAGGGCATCTGTGGACGTCGAGCGACGGCGCCACGATCTTTCAAGACGACGGTACCAACTGGCGTCCCTTGATCGGCGGACGCCCCGGCACGCAGGTGCCGCTCGTTGCAGCATTTCCAAACGTATACGGCGCTGCGACGTGGACCGACTCAACGGGGACCGTCTTAGTGCGCGCGCCTGGCCTCGGGACTCAACAGATGAATGCGATCACGGAGGCCATTCCCGGAGCATCGTGGAGCGCAACGGCGCACCTGTCCTCGCTCGCTTTGGAGTCGAATGACCTGTTTGGAGCCGGTATCGTAGCCTCCGACGGTACAACTTTTCTGTCCTGGAAACTCGACGCTTCGGGATTCTCCGGCGTGCATCTGACGTTGAGCACGTGGGATACGACCACGGGCCCGATCACCACATTGAGCGGCGCAAATCAAGGAGCGGGAAACGGACTGTGGCTTCGTCTCGAGAGTGACGGAGCTGACGTCACCGCGAGCACATCTCCTGATGGTGTCAACTTTTCTCCTGTGTTCGTCGTTGCCGATCCAGGTTGGACGCAGGTGGGTTTTATGGCCGATAACGAGTCGGCCGGCATTGCGGTGTTTGATAGCTGGGAACTCTCGTAGTGGGGAATTTTCTTTTTGAGAGGGCACTATGAGTCGAATCATCGGCAAAGGTCGTTACGCCACCGAAACGTACCCGGAAGCTCCGCGCATCAGCGGTTCGCCGTCGGGCGCTTCCCTCATTCCGATCCATTACCAGTTTTGGGTCGGTGTTCTCGACGTCCCTCCAGCTACTCCGAACGGCTCGATCCAATCCCCATTCCCAACATTGCAGGAATCGCTCACCGCCGGCGCAGCGCTCCCGGCAGGCGCGATCATCGACTACTTCCTCGCGGACGCGGACTACACCGCGGAGGGGTCTCTCGCGATCCCATCCGGGAAAACCACGCGCTTGGTGAGCATGTGCGGCGGGACCACCGTCGGAGACGCCACCGTTTCGGCAGAGGATCCCGCTACCGGATTTTCACTCTTGGACGTACTCATCCCCGCAGGCGTTGCGATAACGGGCGTTGTAGGCGGGAACGTACTCCTGGAGCTTTTCTACGCCGAACCGGAAGGCAACGGCATCGGGAATCTCGTAGAGACACTCCCCGCCGGGCAACTTCAAATCAAGGCGACCAACGGCGCGATCACATCGATAGTCGCCCCAAACTGCAATCTCATCCAATCGAGTGGAACGAACTATCCGAACGGCATCAACGCACCGAACTGCGACTTCAACGCGACCGACGGAAACGTCTTCGAAGACGTTTCGGTTTTCACTTACTCGTGCGTCGACTGTGTGATCGGCGGAGACGCCGAAGCCGGCGTCCAGTGGACAGTCGTCGCGGTGTCCACAGGAAGCGTAAAAGGGTTCAACTCTTGCCAGTTCAACGGATTCGGAGATTTCAACGGCCCCGTCGGCTCGTTCACAACGGACATCGACTCGGCCTACTCGGCTCGGGCTCAAGCGTGGTCTCTTTCAGGTGGAGCCACGACAGTGTTCAACGCGAACATCGGTCAAGTCCTCACAGTAAACTCAAACGGCTTTCCGGTATTCAGCGCCCCAGCCGTTAAAGGATTCACGCTCGCGTCGGGAGGTGCTCTCTTCGGCGCTACAGGCACGATCCCCGCATTCGATATTCGACAAGGAACCTCGTTCCCGATCGCTGTGGTAGGCGACGACATCGACAAAGTGGAATTTTGGAACTTCCCAGCGCGCGCCTACACGCTCGGTACTGACGTAACCTTCGACGTGTTTTGGTACGCAGACGCGGTTGTAGGAAACGTAAATTTCGAAGGCGCGCTCGGAGCTCAATCGCTCGCAGACACGAACGACATCGAAACGAAAGCGCTGGCGGCACCCGTATCGGTAGAACAAGCCGTCAACGCCAACACGCGCGCCTTGAACCGCACTCGAATCGTTTTCACAGGTGCGTCTCTAGATGGGCTAGATACGAACGATTTCGTGGCTCTTCGTCTGGCCCGCCGAGCCGCTGCCGGCGCCGAGATGGCCGGGAACCCCCGCTTCATTTACGGTATAGTGGACTGGCCATGAGCTGCGCCGGCGACGGAGATGTGGGTAACTCGACGAACACGAACACCAATCTAGGTGCGTTCGACGGACCGTTTTCCGTGCTCGCGCGCGTGTGCCCGTCTGGAGACACGTTCGGACCCGGAGCAGACGGCTTCGCTACCTGGTTCGACATCGGGGCCAACGGCGGTGGCGGTAATTTCGATTGGCAGTTCTTCTTCAACATCGCTCCCGACAACCACGAGTTGCACTACCTGAACTACACGAGCGGTGCGGTGACCCTCGATGTAGTCGTGGGCGTACTCAGCGCTATCGGCATCTCTACCGTATGCATCACGCACGACCCCGCAGGCGCCGGAGAAACGAAACTGTACCTAGCGCCGCCAGGAGGCGCGCTGACATTGATCGGAACATTCGTAGACGCCTACACCGCCCCGGGAGGGCTCGGGAACCTCACCCTATTCAATTTCTTCGGGGTCGGTACTGAACCCCTACATGGCGAACTCGTCGGCATCATTCAATGGGCTGACGTGCTCACCATCGAAGAACTCGCCGTTCAGATGAACTCGATCAAACCGTGCGTACGCCTAGACGCCATCGTGAACGGCAACGGGCGCTTCTACCCGATGCTCAATGAAGGCCGCGTAACCGTCGACGAGAGCGGCAACGATTTCGACACGACGTTGGCGGGCACGCTTCCTACATCCACGCTCATGCCGGCCGTCCCGTGGGGCAGCTCACCGTACCTGTGAGGCACCTATGGCAAACCGCGCATCCTGGAAAACCGTCGCGATAGGCAGCGCCGTCATCGGCGGGATCGGCGCCATTCTACTCACCAGCCGCAAAGCAGCGGCCTCGTCGTTGCCTTCATCGACGGTACGGCGCGTAGCGTTGATCGGAGACTCGTACGCGGTCGGGTTGGGTCCGGAGCTCCGAAAATACTTCCCAGAGTTCAAGTACGAGGGGGTCGTTGGAACGAACACTGCGCAATGGGCATCCCATTCGAAAGCGTGCGGCACCTGCGGGGACTGGCTCACGACCTTCAAACCCGACGTCGTACTTGTCTCACTTGGAGTCAACGACGGGACAGCGCCGAACGCCAGGAACTACAACGACATCGTGAGCGCGCTGCACGGAATCGGAGCTCGAGTCGTGTGGATCGAACCGCCGGCAGCCGTAAATACCCCTGCGGTACGCAGCACTATCGCTTCGCTCGGCGTGAGTACCGTATCGGCTCCAACGTTGGTCATGGCCAACGCGCTGCATCCTGCGAGCTACAACAGGTGGGCGCAAGAGATCGCGCAAGCGGTACTCCAATGATCTACTTCAACAGGCGCCCAACAATCGGATTCGGCGACGAGCACGTCGATCGCCCTCTCCCACCCCTCGAGCTCCGAACGGCTTACACCGTGAAGGGCCTCGGCATCGGCGCCGGCGGCCTTCTCGGGTACCTCGCTTTCGGGCCCATCGGAATGATCCTCGGAGGGGGTGCCGGCTGGTACGCGGGAAACCGCGCCGCCATCAAAGCCGAGAAGGACTTCACGAGCAATGGCTAACCTCGATTGGCCTGCGTTCGGCAACGCGCTCTGGCTCGTGAGCGATCGTCTCGGCATTCGTCCTGAGTGGCAGCTTCCAGTCATCTACCTGGAAACGGCCCACACGTTCGATCCGGCGGTCATGAACTCGGGAGGGTGCGTGGGGCTCAACCAATTCTGCCCTTCGACGTACTCCAGATACGTACACGTGCCCGTCAACCAGTACCGCACATGGACCGCCAGCGCGCAGCTCTCCGGACCGATACTCGCTTACTGGCGCGATGCGCTCACGCACGGGCCGATCGATTCTGCCGCGCGTTTGATGTTGGCGCAATTGGGCCAAGGGTTGCTCGCCACCACGCCGGCCATGAACAGCGTGGTGTTCTCCGCACCCAGCGCCGAGTACAGCCAAAACGCCGGCTTCGACACGACACGAAAGGGCTATTTCACACTTCAAGATCTGGCAGACGTGTTGGCGAAGCAAGCGCGCGCGCCGGAGGTTCAGGAAGCAATCGGACGTGCGTACGCCATGCGCCCGAACGAGGTACCGAGCGAGGGCTACACCTTTTCGCTCGTAGACCCGCCTACAACTCGGAGCGGCGGGGCCGTCGCAACACTCGTCTTAGGCACGTTCATGGCCGCGGTAGGGTACGGAACATACAAGTTACTCGGCGCCTTGAAAACGCGGCCTGAGAGATCAACCCTCCCGCCGCCGGCGTTCAGGCGCACATGAACAAGCCGCTCCTCTGGTTTTCCGTGGGAAGCGCCGCCGCGGGGGCCGCACTCCTCCTCTGGAAAAGGGCGGGGGAGCGCACCACCCCGCCCATTCCTGCGGGGGAGCCCTCCAAGACCTACGGCGAGGCTACGAAAGTCACGCTCGCGGTACCTGCGGGTTGGCGCCGCGTGACCGGCGCCGAAGTGTCAGCTCTTCCCGAGCTTGGATCTCAGGCGAGCGCGCTCATGAACACGCCGGGTTTCACGTCAATGCAGTACGGTACGCTCACCCCGTTCGTCGGAAGTGACGGGAAGACGTACGCAACATGGATCGAACAGCACTACCACGAGCCCGGTGGCTCGGCGAAGCCGTGGGGGCTACACCATGGGGTAACAGTGCTCGCTCAGGCGAGCGCCTCCACGCTCGCTGACGAATGGGGAATCGCATGACTCTTCGCCCGAACATCCTCACCCGACACACCGCGCTGGAAGTGATCTCTGCGTACTCGGTAGCTCACGTTCGAGTGTTCTCGATTCCCATCACAGGCACGTTAGCCGAGTTGCTCACCGCGTGGAGCGCGTTCGAAACTTGGTTTTGGAAGCTCTGCCACGACGACAACCTCACGAACATGCGTGGCATGTGGCAGGGGAACGGAACGACGTTCAAGGCGAGTGAGATCGACGCCAACGGCAAAGAGATCTTTTTGCCGCCAAGCGCAACGAACGTCTTCCGCGCCTACGTCGAATCTCAGGGCGTGCCGGCGATCGTGGCTTCCGCAGAAGACAACATCCGTTTCGTAGGCACAGCGAGCAACCCCAGTGTGCGCCCGAACCGATTCCAAGAAGCGTGGGATGCGGCGCAGCGCGGAGACGTCGAAGGTTTCGTGATGGGGCTCGCGGAGCCGAAGCTTCCGGGTGTCGAGCACGTGCCTGGGTTTTTCACCGCGAACCCGCGCGTGTATCTCGCCGGCGTGCAGCATTGCCTGGACGTGCTCAGGCCGGACTTCGATGTGTACGAAAGAGCTCCGTGATTGCGCGTTTGATGTGCTTGCTGCTCGGGCACCAACTAGACAATCTCGAGAAGGTTGAAGGCGTGCAAGCACCCGTCTACGTGAGCCACGGCAAGTGCGCTCGCTGCGGCGTCCCTGTCATTACGGTCCGTGATCTTCGAGATGAAGAATCTCAGGCAGCCGACGACGAACGTTCAGGTCGGTTGCAGTAAGCTCGTGAGCGGCTGAACGAGCCCCGCACCGCTGAGACGCCTGCATTGAATGCCGTTCGATGCAGGAAGAGTGGTCACCGTTGTCGTTCCTTGACTCAAGTAGGTCAATCGAACCACCGGCGCTGAAGGCAACGCTACCGAGAACAAGGTTCCGGCGCTGAAAATCTCGCCTGCGCCTCCTGCGGTCACGTTGAAAGCGCATGAGACCGGAGGCCCTGAACCTCCGTCGATGTAGTTCCAAGTTGAGCCGCCGTCCAAACTCACTTCGACTCGCACGACAAGGCTAATCGCTCCCGCTTCGGAGCTAGCGAGTGTGAAATCCACCTCGCCGTCTAGTACATCGTCCGCGTCCCAATCGGTGAACGTGATGACGACGTTGCCGCTTACGGCTGCCGGTATCGGCGTGAAGACACCCACCGGATCCAGATTGCCAGAGGCGGTGTACGCGGTTCCGTATTGCAACAGCAGCGGGTCGGTGCCGCCGGCCGCAGCGGCCTTCTCAGGGTACGTTAAGGTCGCGTACCTGCCTTTGCCGATGATGTGTCCCATGAGGCCCCGAGTGTATCAGAGCCGCCCGACCTCGTGCAAAAACCTCTAGAATTTTGACTACTTACTGGATCGTCATCGGGTGTTTGGTCGAGTCTGATAGGCTCTTGACCCATGACCCTGTCCTATGCGCCGTACCCGCAGGCAGTAGCCGGATCACTTGGAGACGTGGGTCTCGGTGCGCTGACGTACCCGTCGTGGATTCCGCAGAAATGTGTGAACTGTAGCGACAGCACGTTGGCGCGCTGGAAGACCCAGATAGCCTTCGCGATGGGTTGGTACGACATCTTTCGCAACCTCGAGAAGTTTCCGGACCCGGCTCAAGCGGAACGCTTCAAGCGCTTCGGCACGTACGGGAAACCTGAGCTCGCCATGGATCCGAACAATGCGTTTTGGGCATCGACCCCCGAGCGCGTTGCAGATCACGCCGACATCGTGAAGCAAGCTTTGCGTCACGGTTCTTTTCACACGAGCACGTCGTTCACGCCCGTTGCGGCTCTCAAGACCGCCGTCAAAGCGATCGAGCACGCTCCGGTCATGACGTTGGTGAATCCTGCCGACGCGCTCGTGCACAAGATCGTCGGCGACAAGGTGTACTACGCCGTCGCGAAAGCCATCGGCGGTGACAAGGTCGAAGCGGCTTTGAAGGCCGGCAACAACTCGCTCGCGGATCTATCGAAGGGGAAGACGCGCGCCGAGCTCGTGAGTCAAGGTGTGGCGGTCGCCAAAACTGCGGTTGCGGAAAAGCTCACCCCCGAACAAGTGCAAGCCGTATTGGCGTCTCTTCCGCCTGAGACCGCTCAGGCGGCTCGAGACGCGCTCGCCGGCAAGACCCCCTCCGCGAGCGCGCCGGCGGCGCCCGCCGCCGCTCCCGCACCGGCACAGTTGCGGACGCTCGATCCGCCCAAGAGAGTAGCAGCGCCCCCGGCGCCGGCGGCTCCCGCGAAAGCGCCGTTGAAGACGCTCGATCCGCCAAAACGGGCCACAGCGCCCGCTTCTGCTGCCTCTGCGAAAGCAGCGCCCGCCGTTCAAGCCGCCTCGGCTACACCCGGCGCGGCCTTCACCTACGCGCCGTACCCTCGAACGGGGCTCAGTGGGCCCGAGGACGCCGTGCTGAACGCCCCGCCGCACGGAGGGCACGGGCACGGGGGAGGAGGTCACGGGGGTCACGGGGGGCACGGCGGGGGGCACGCACGCTCCTTCGCTCGAGGTGGGGGTGGAAGCCGTTGGTGGGGCGTCCCGTGGAACTACGAGGTCGTCACGACGGTCGAAACCTGCCGTACGTGGGGTGACCCGGTCGACATGATGCCGGTGGAGATGCTGACCGCGGCGCGGACGGTGCTCGGCACCTCCGGCGGGCGCCCGACGACCGTACGCGGGCCCGACGGCGTGCTCTACCTGATCGCGCTCGAGGGTAAATCTGTCACGGCCCGACCGTGCGCCGCCGTCGCGACCTCCTGATGGCACACGCTCAAAAAACGGATCTCCCGGGCTGGTTCCCGTTCGCTCTCGCCGCCTCGTTCCTCGTGATGGTCGGCGCCGGCGTCAAATCAGGTTGGAAGCTCTCCGGCAACGAACCGCCGCCCCCGCCGCTGCCGCCAACACCGCCGGGGACCCCGCAGGTGAAGCAGGCGGGCGTCCTTCAAGCGGAATGGGGCATCGCCGCGCCGGGGCGCTGGTTCTTCTGGTACGTGCTCCCCTACGGAGGGACTGCGTACGGGGCTCGAGGACCGGAGTACCTGACCGACCAGGCCGCGTTCCAGCTCGAGTTCGACACGACATCATCATCGCTCGGAGCGAAGCTCTACCGTTGGGTGTGGATTCCCGCGAAGGGGATCTGGGTCTACGACGCTCGGAACTCTCCGGACTTGCTCGCATCGCGTGAGATACGAGATCAGCAAGGCACAGTGGTCGGCTAACGAGGCAATTCGCCTCGACCGCGACCGCCAGTGCGCGGTTACGCTTCGAGGATGCTCGCACTACTCGTAGCTCTAATCGCGCTAGCCATTCTGATTTGGGGCGGAGATCGCCTGCTCGCCTTGGCCCCGGGGAAACCGAAACTCATCGAGGCGATTCGTATCATCGCGATCGTGTGCGTCTCGCTGTACGTGCTCTCGTTGATCGCCGGGTTCTTCGGTGTGGCGGTACCTTGGTACCCTACCGCTTTCCGCGGTCGGCGCTGAAAAACGAGAGTGCGGATCCTGGGATCCGCACCCTCGTCGATCGATTCAGTCGACCGGAAGACCGCCGGCTGCCGCAGCTTCCGCAACCGCGTCTACCGAGACCTCATGCGCATCGGCCGCTCGCGTGAAATCCTCTCTCGACATCGGAGGAACAGTGCTCCAGCCGCCACCTCCGTCTCGGATCTGAAGTCGGAGGATGTCCGGGCGCGAGTAGTGCCCGAGTGAATCCACGATCGCCTTCACGGCCTTGATCATCACTGCGGGGCAATCGGCGTAAATGATCGTCTGCGTGTTGAAAACTGGCGGTGCAAGATCCAACGAAAGAGGAGCGATGATGGCGCTCCCTCCGTTCGCCCAATCGATGTTCATATTTCCGTGAAAGGGGAAACTCGGATCTATGTCCGCTGGGTCTTGAATGCCGCTGGCGAGAAGCGTGAACGCGCCTGCTTCTAGAGCATGAGCACGCGCGGCGTGGTATCCCCAAAAATTCCCGGCTGCGGTGGGTTCCTGAAGACGCGGTCCTTCCAAAGAGAACGATCCAGGAAAGCAGGCGACATGGAAATCTGCACCCTTCCCTATGATCGCCGATCGCACCAAAGACATGAGGTTCTCTCCGCAAACGAGACCGCTGATTCGACCTATGTCCGTGTCGAAGGTCGCTAGATCGGAAGCGTCTCCGCGCCCCCAATACATGCGCTCCATAAATGTAGGCATGAGTTTCCGATGCCGCCCCATCAACTTTCCGTGTCGGTTGAAGAAAAGTATCGTGTTGTAAATCGTCTGACAGCCAGGTCTGGGATCGATCTCGTTCACACCCATGACGACGTTGGCGTTAGCCCGACGCGCTGCCTCTCCGATACGATCCGTGTCGTCGCTGGGTACCAGAATGGCGGCGTCGTGAAATATCGTTTGTGCCGCTACGAATTGAGACGCCTGAGTGTCCCACCCTTCCGTCCAAAACGGATAGCCGGCAAGCCACACTTCCGGGAACGCGATCAGCTCGGCGCCGGCGGCGCCCGCCTCCAAGATCGCAGCGACCGCCCGATCGATAGATACGTCGCGGTTGAGAAACTTGGGGGACTTTTGAACGACGGCCACCTTCACTGAATCGCGGCCGTTCATCACTTTGGTCTTCGTAGTAGTCATGTGTTTCCTTTCCCCAGAAAAATGGGGGATCTGTGCTTTGCCGTATCACGGCGTGAGGCACGTACTCAGCAACGAAATTGTTTACGTCGCCCGCGGCGCTCGAGGCGCCGTTTGAGGTTGGTTCTACGGCACCCTACCGGTCAGGAACCGGCCTTTGATCGACAACAAGCGCCCCCGAAGCGAGTACCGCCAATGTAGTCAGAAAAACCCTAGCTCGACGAAATCGGGCGACCGGATCGTAGCGCGACCAGAACTTGGGGTGCATCTCACCGGCAGGCTTGCCGCTCTTCGAGCCAACGAAGCGTAGCCACGTCCGCTTCGGGGCAATCCTCAGCGTTGCCGGCCTGCACGCACGCGAGGACGGCTGGGATGACCTGAGACGTCATCTCGGCGCGCTGTAGTTCAACCTGCGCTGCGGAACAATGCCCGATGCCGAAGCGAGGCGGAGGAGTTCCCTTGGGGCATGCTGAAATCGCGAGAGCCCAGATACCGATACCGATCAGGTGTTTCATTCTAGGTAAGATCATACCAGACCTTTGAAGCGCCTACAGCCGCCGCCGGCGCCGAAGATCTTGAGGCGCCTTGGCCGCATAGCTCGATTAGGTTCTCCGCACAGGCCGATGCGCGTCTCGCGCGTCCCGATCGGCCAATCTTTCGGCATCGGCTCGCCGGGGAGCTCGCTCCAGTACACGCAGCCTGAGCATCGTTTCACCGAAATCGATCCTTGACGATGTGCTCGCCCCACGGTCCGAGACGGCGCCCTTCGATCGGAGGATCTTGAGAGCGTGCTCGCACGCAGAGGTCATGTGCGCGATCCAAGACCCTGTGCCCTTGCTCTAAACCGTCACGGTTCCGATCGTCCCTGTAGCAGCTCCGAGCGAGTCCGATGGCGTCTTGCAACGCGCCGATCACGATGAGCAAATCTCGGCGAGTTGGGCGTCGTTTTCGAGCTCCGATCACGCTTTTACGTCCCCTATGACGCAGTCGGAGGAGTGCCCGAACATCCACGAGTGTGAAAGACGCCATTTCGCGTGTTTGAAACACACGTGCTTGCACCCGCGACGGTCATGCGCCGTCATGTACGCTAGCTCATCCTTCTTGTCGAAGACGAGACAATAGTAGCACTTGAGTTTGGTTACTTCTCCCATGGCAACTTGACCCTCGCGGCTCGCGCACGTTGTTCCGCCTGTCGTTCGGGCGAGAGCTTCGAAAACAGATTCGCCGGCTTCTCGTCCGGCGCCCCTCGCTTTCGAAGATCGGCCGTGTGCCAGATCTCAGCGATCTTGTCGCGCTGCGCTTGCGAGAACTCGAGCGAGTCGTCGAACTGTCGACGCACGCTTTTGATGAAGTCCTTCTCCCAATCCGAGAAGTACACGCCGCCGCGTGTAACCGGAACGTTGACGAGCTCGTCGAGATCATCGAGCTGCTTCAACGCAGCCGTATCGTTGCGGAGCTCGAGGATAGTCGGACAGTCTTCTCTGGCCGTCATGTTTTCCCCACAACGTACGCAATGCGCCAATCCTGTCCGCAACGCATTTCAATGTAGTCTCCGACACCGACATCGAGGCCGGCATCACGACAATCCTGCAACCTAGCGAGCATCGCGTCGGCCCGTAGAATGTGCGACGCATCGATCGTTTCTCGAGGTACCTGACACGTGCGTAGAGAGGTAGCCCTCTCGATGAATTGCGCCTGTTCAGGCAAGTGCACCAGCACGAGCGGGAACTTTTGCCGGGCCACGACCTTCGGCCATTGCTCGCAGGCGTAGTCGAGCGCCGCTTGCGGTGCCGCGCGCGGGAACCCCTGCACGTAGAAACCGGAGTTGCACGCGCCGCGCGGGTCTCCCGACCGATCCCACCAGAAGAACCCATGCCAGAACGGCCTGCCACCACCTACCCAATGAACGCGCCCGTCGGGAACGTCCGGCACCTTGCGGTTGCGCAACAGCCCAGAGTCCAGCAAGCCGTCGTCCCACGGGAACCCGGGAGGGTGCTCGCTGAAAAAATCCGAACCACCGCGCAGCAAGTCTCTCAGACCGTGACCCCCGTACCCGAATCCGAAATACAGCGCGCGTTTCTCTTTTACTATTTCGATCATGGCGGCGGCGCTATCTTGATCGCGGCAGACCCGTCTTTTCGGAGCTCGACGTCGCAGCGGACGACTTCGGTGAGCTCGATCATTCCTCCGCGTTGCGCCCACACGATGATCGCCTCCTTCACTTGAAGCGGGGTTAGCAGTGCCGTTTTCTTCATCTTCAACTCCTGGTACTATTCTCGGCCATGGCCCTCAAAGAAGTCTTCGCCCCTCATCTCAACCGCAACGTGAAACTCGGACGCCTGCCGCGCGCGGCCGGCAAACAGCGTCTTCACCTTTCCGATTTCATCTCTCACGCGATGCTCCCGCCGCCGCCGCCGTCCGTAGACTACTGGCCGAAAGCTGACTCTGTCCTCAAGGACATCTACGCGAACGACACGCTTGGAGACTGCGTGATCGCGGGCGGCTACCATGTTCTCGGAGTCGAGATCGGAAACGCGACAGGTGTGCCGTTCCACGCAACGAAGGCGCAAATCATTGCCGACTACTCGGCCATCGGGGGATACGTCCCGGGCAAATCGTCGACCGACAACGGCTGCAACGAAGAGGTCGCTTTCGACTACTGGAAGAAACACGGCTTCGCGAACGGGTCGAAGATCCTCGGCGCCATCTCGATCAACGCCTCGAGCAAGGCGGACATCCAAGCCGCCTGCTACCTGTTCGAGAACCTCTTCTTCGGCGTCGGTCTTCCCGACGCTTGGATTACCCCGTTCCCGGCCGGGCCCGGCTACGTATGGGGCGTGAAGGGACACTCGGACCCGAACAACGGCCACTGCTTCATCGCTACCGGCTACGGCCCGAGCGGCGTCACCATCGACTCGTGGGGCCTCAAAGGCGTCATCACGTACGATGCCGTAGCTGCCTACGCCGGCCCCTCGAGCGGAGGCGAGCTCTATGCCGTCATCACCGCCGACCAGCTCGCCAAGGGGCAGAGCAAGGCGCCCAACGGCCTCGCCTGGGGGGATCTGATCGCGGCGTTCAACGCCCTCGGTGGAAATCTTCCGGTCCCTCCACCTCCGGCGCCTCCCCCGCCCGTCTATGTCCAGACGCAGACCATGTCCCTCGGCGTCTGCCAGCTCGTGGCACTCGACCTCCTGCACAACTGCGGCCTCGAGTCTCTTCCGCGCGTCAAAGCCGAACAACTCGTCACCGACAGCATCGCGAAGCACTGGCCGCGAATCTCGTGATACTCTGGTGAGACCCAAGCGCCGAGGCGAGAGCCCGGGGAGCCGTGGGACGAGTCTAGTTGTCGGACTCGCCCAAACCCTCCGAGACAACCGTCCGCTCTCGTCTCGGCGCTGAATCACTTCTCGATCCGTTTCGTGTCGGTGGGATCACTGAAATCGAACGACAAGACGAGCTCTCGTCTCCTGCGCTCGACGGCTTCGATGTCCGAGTGTGACCAGTACGACCCGAGCACATCGGATCGTACCGATTGCGGGAGCCTGTCGAGTAGCCACACGATGACGGAGGCCGCTCGAGAGAGCGGGTAGATACGGTTGCTCATCTCCGCGCCTTGTCGCCGCTCCGGAAGTGTTCGACGAACCAGTCGACCGACCGTTGCGGAGGGAGGACCCCATCGTTTACGGCGGCGAGGATGTCTGCGGCGCGGCTACAGACACCGCCCGCCCGCGGGGACCCGTCGGCGGCGATGCGCGTCAGCTCCGCGCGTTCTTCGGGCGTGATGATCTCGAGCTCAAGCATCATTCGACGAGCTCGGCAGCGAGCCACTTCGGATCTTCCGCCTTCGCCCGATCGACGACGTCGGCCATCACCACGGTGAGCCCCTTCAAGTCGATCGGCGTCAGCTTCTTTTGCTTGAACGCTTTCCCTCCGACCTTCGGCGTCGCCGACGTGTCGAGAGTCTCGATCGGAAGAATGCGTACGATCTTCGAGATCTTGAGCCACTGAGGACTCCACACGTACGGAGCGCCCACCTCTAGCGTTGGGAGGACGTCCGCCAGATCTCCCTCGAACCCCTTGTCGCTCAACCAGTACTTGAGCGCCTTTCGTTCGTGCGGACCGTTCATCTGGAACGCGAACACACACTCGGTTTGGTTGAGAGCCTTCTTCGAGATCTCTTGCGGGCGCTGCGAGATGAAACTGATCCCGATACCGTGCGGGCGACCCTGTTTGGCTAGCCTCTGGAACTCGTGAAGCATTTGCTCTTCGCCGCGTTGGCAATTCTCGGGAACGAAATCCTGGCACTCTTCGAGCACCAAATGCACTGCACTGGGCGCCGCCTTCTTTCGCTGAAAGAAGCGTTTCGCGAAAGCTGTCGCGAACCGGGTTCGTTCGGCGTCTAGCATCTGACTTACGTCGAGCACCACGCTGATTCCGCGATCAACGATCAGGTTGGCTACGAGCTCACCAGAAGCCGGTTCGAGCGGGATGTCTCCGTGAAGACCACCGAACACCGGAATCTTGAAAGCTTTCGGACCGAGACGGAGACCTGCCCACCCGCCGGATCCATCCAAGACGATGACCTGCGCTTTGATGCGCAGCATTTGCTCCACCATGCGCTTGCAGCCAAATGTCTTGCCAGATCCAGTCCGGCCTAGGTACGCTAGCTTTTGCGTGACCGCGTCAGGGGGCAGAGACAACTCGGTGGAGATTCGAAGCTTTTTCATCAGATCAACCTTTCTCAAGTCACTGGCTCCTGACGTCGACCATCTACGACCCACCGCACTTCGCGCACGCTAACGCCGGCGAGCCCGATCAAAGACGGCGCTGTAAGGTCGCCCCCAGAGACGCGCCAGATCCTACGCTCCCAATAGACCACGATGCCGTGATCCGGGTGCACTCCAGCATCCCAGTCGCCCCGCTCATGAAGCGTTCGAGCGACCAGGAAGCGCGCAAGATCTACGGCGACGACGCTCATTGCTCTCCGAGAACCTCTTTCATCCTCACCGAACCGACGGCCTCGCGTATCTTGCCGATGTCTGCTTCCAGCTTGCGGTTCGCGATTTGACTCTGCTCGAAATGCCCGCGGGCCGCACTGAGCTGATCCTTGAGACGCTTGTTTTCGTCTTCGAACGTGGCGATACGCTTTGCGCCTGCCTCGAGCGCATTCGTCGCTATCTTGTGCGCCTCGTACGTCTGATTCAGAGATTCTTTCAAATCGTTTACTTCGCTCTGCTTACGCGCGAGCGCATCGTCTGTACTCATCGTCATGACGAACATCGGCTCCCGAAGCACCAGAGGCTTCGTCACCGAGTGCGTGCGGTTTCCGTACTGCCCACCGAAACCGTTCTCGTCGTCGGCCGTCGTTTCGACGCCGTGTTCCATGCGATCGTTGTAGATAATCTCAGCGATGCGGTAGCCCTCCAAGCCGCGGCCTTCGACCTCGTTCGCGTGCACTACGATCGCAACGTCTAATTTCTTATTTGAGCTCATTGTTGATTTTCCTTTCCGTAAACTGCTGGCGCGGCAACCAGTACCAGGTCAACAAGGCTTGGCCGCAGGAACCTCGACACGTCGAGAATTCGACGTACGGCGTGCCGTCATTCCAGAAACCAACGTGAGCTGAGATAGCTCCGTCTTCTTGCAAGTTCATCAGAACGCGCTCGAAAGATGTCGCGTCACTCTTAGCCATCGTCGAGCTCCGGTTCGTAGAAGTGCTTCGTGACCGGGCACTTTGCCGCCCGTGCGCGCGACCGGTGAAATTGAACGCCGCAGCTCTTGGACGTCGCTGCTCGAGGCGCACACGGCATCCCGGGGAGGGCGAGGCACGTCTTGCACGAGTACGAGAGCACGCGAACCACGTACTGTGCGAAGGTCTCCTTGTTCTTGGCGAGCAGGCGCTTCATCTCGTTCGAGGGTTCGAACTCGATCGCTCGCTCGACGCAGCGTACGAATATGGGGGCTATTGTTTGATCGTTCATCGGTCCGCCCTTCGTCGTTCGGCGACCGAGATCATTTCTTCTCCGCCCCCTTCTCACTCTGCCTAGCCAGTGCTTTGTTGAGCAGCCCGGGGCCAGCCGCATCTTGAAGCCCCGCGCGTCGGACGTACTCGTTGACTTGGTTCACTCCGTGGTGGCCGGTAGACGCCGCGATGTCCAACGCACTTTCGCCTAGCCTGTGCGCGGTCGTGACGAACCCGCTGCGCAACGAGTGGCCGCCAAACTCCGTCGAATCCAACCCGAGCTTTTCCACGTAGAACTGCACGCGGCGCGATACCCCCTCGGGCGCGAGTGCAGCGACCATGACTTTGCCGGCCGCATCGACCCCCCGAAACACCGGACCGCTTTTGATCTCCGAGATCTCGAGCCAACGCCGCAACGCCGAAACAGGGCAGTACCGCTCGTCGTCGGACGGCGTCATCAGCACCACTAGGCCCTTGCCGGCCTGGTCTGCTTTGCTGCGAGGGATCACCCACCGGATCCCCTCTTCAATCTCGGTGAAATGCTCGACGCACGCGGCTGTAATTTCGCTACGACGTCGCCCACTAGACCAGCCGACGAGGAGCATCGCTCGATCTCTAACCCCGCGAACGTCGTCAGTTATCTGGTTGCAGACCTGGAACAACAACGCCTCTTCGGTCGTTCCGGTAGCTTCGAGCGCGCGCTTCTGTTTCTTCGGCGCCTTCCCCAGCGTCCTCGCGAACTTGTCGCGCACGCTTTCGATAACCGGGTCTTTCCACGGACTTAGATGACCTGACTGCTGGTGACTATGACAGATCGCCGCGAGTGTGCGCATGAGCGAGCTGTACCCAAGCGGCCCCTTCGGTGTGCGTTTCGGGACGTCCGCCTTGTCTCGCCCGCGTTCGGCGAGCTCTTGCAGATAACCACGCAGAACACGCGGCTCGGCCGGCATGGGGCGAACCCCGTGGCGTGTGCACCAAGAGACGAAGCAGGCCAGCTCGAACTCGTAGGCCCGCCTGGTATTGGCCGGGACGGCCTTGTCGGCCTCCTCTTGCGCGCGTTCGTCGAGCGCCACCAGCTCGCTTTGCGCCGTGGTGATCGCGTCGGACGCCGCCGACTTAGTTATCTGGATCTCAGCCACGAGACGCCCGACGCTTCCCGAACGTCAGCGAGTGCTCACGTCGAAGGGCTTGCCGGAGGACATCGGCCATGCTCAAGCCGGTCGTCTCCGAAAGCCCCTGGAGCATTCGCTTCTCCGTGGCTGTAATGCGCATCTGCATTTGCCGCGTTTTTCGTTCTCCAGTTATCTGCTTATCGGCCATGGAGGCTCCTTGCGTGCTAACCAGGCTTATCACGCATCGATTCCAGGTGTCCAGCGCCTCGAAATCGGGCCCACACAGGCCGATTTACACACGCGCAGGCGCGTACCCCCCTGGCTTTCTGACGGCTCTTTGCTGGCTCTCACACGGCTCTCTGACGGTGTTTTGGGTGGACCGTCGGGTGTAGCCCCCCGGGGACGGGTCCCCGGTGTACCCTCTGGGCATGGCCGATCAAATCGTTCTCGCGTGGACCGTCGACGTCACGAACTCCTCTTTCGGCCCAGCGGCAGCGGCGGCGGCCCTCTTGGCCGTACCTCTCTACTCGAACGCGACGACCGATCCCGTCCTCGGACAAATGTTCGGTCTCACCGTCGCCAGCGACGTCTCTAGCCTCCCCGGAGGAGCCATCGCGAAGCGTACCCTGACCCTCAACATGAACGCGGTACATACCCCGACCGCCCCTCCGCCGTTCCCCTGCCACCCCCGCACTTCAACGCCGCCCGTACTCCCGTACCCGCTGCGCTCGACGAAGACGCTCCCCGGATCATTCTTCGTTTCGACGGGATCGTTGAACGTCGCAACGACGGAGACGCAAGTACCGTCGCTCGCCATCGGCGACAGCATTCAGTTTCTCTCGCAAGTCGGCGTCTTCTACGTGGTCGCGTCTGTGAGCGCCACGGTGGTTGGGCTTACCGGCGCGTTCACAGGCAGAAGCACCAACACCGGAGCGTTCAAAGAGATCGCAGACCCCGTATCGATCGCAGCGGTCTACTCGACCTCCGATCTCGACACGAACGGCGTCGCAACCGTACCTGCTATCCCAGCGAGCGCCGGCGCGCGAACGCTGGCCATCACGTACACGGACTCGACCGGCGCGACCGGACGTGCCGCGACGGCCACGCTCACCGGCAGGCGCCCGGCCGCTATCGCGTTCACGAACGGAAACGGCATCATCAGTGCGATCGAAAACATCGTCATCGCGAGCTCCGGCGGGTTCGGCAACAACGTCGGAGAGATCACGCTCGTGTCGCTCTCGAGCGCACTCCCAGCGCTCCCCACAGGGCTTCCTCTCGGAACGGGCATCGGCGCGGCCGAGACGACGGTAGGCAAAGTCGGGGCGCCGATCCCGCGTACGTTCAAGACCATGACGGACGAGGCGCAGCTTCTCATCGATCGCCATCTCGCGTACCTGCCACCTAGCTACTTCACGCTCGCACAGCAGGGAGCGAGCGCGCCGCAACTCGCAGGCGATTTTTCCCTGACGACCGGTTCGAAGAACGTGCCTACGTCAGAAGATCAGACGGGCGTTCTCGCTGCCGGCAACACCGTACAGTTCGCCGCGCAGTTCGGTACCGTCTACACCGTCTCGAACGTGACCCCGAAGATCTTGACGCTCACGGAGGTGTACTCGGGGATCGACGACAACTTCACCGGGCCCAAGAACGTCGGCACCAACAGCAACGATGGCACTATGGGTAACGTGGGCACCTCGGTCATCTCGAAGCTGTCCGGTGCTTTCCGCGTTACTTCAGTGACGGGAGCTCCTCCAACCAACGCACAACTCAGCGGGCCTCTCGGTCAATTCCTGGAAACTCAAACCGCCGCGCCACCGCCGGTCCCGCACACGGTCGATCCGGCGACGGTGCCCGTGCCCACATTCCTGAGCGGGTTCTTCACCCGCCAGCTCCAGCTCGCGATTGCCGGCGTGCCGGTCGTGCCGCAAGCGATCACGTTCGTCTGATGAAGTCCGAACGAGAGCTGATCGACGAGATCAACGATCTGCTACGGCAAGACGGGTGGCACTGGCTCCGACGCAGCCGTCTGGACCGGCGCATAGTGCAATGGCTCGGGATGGCAGCGTCGCGCAACGGCGTGTGCTCCTAAAAAGAAACGGCCCGGGATCTCCGAGCCGTTTCAGGGGGCGAAGGGCTTTTGGCTCTTCTCTTGGGTCCACCATCCCGCGCGAGGCGGGAGTGGAGCCGCCCGGCTACGAGCCGGGGTCCGCGAGCTCTCTAGAGAAACCATCGTCCACGTGCGTGGTCGCCGTATCCCCGGCGACTGAGTTCGTGCGTTCGGGCACGACCTAGTCTCTACTGTTTCTCGACCGCGCTATCGGAGACGTTCTCGAGCGGCCCAGCCCTAGTGTCACGCCCGGACGGTTACGAGGACTACCTCACCGGCGGACGATCGTGGCCCTCTCAGGCCGCGATGGCTGCGTTGTCGTTCGCAACTACGTTGCCCGTTTTTGGAGGCTCGGGCGGCCCCTGCACGCTGATCTTCTTTCCTTCCCACGTCGAATCAATTCGGCCCCGTGATCGCCCCGCCGGCACGCTTTCGCGCTTTGGTAGGCCCGAAGCCGTGTGGCGCCAGTCGGGCCAAGCTGACGTCGCAAGGCGGTGTGAGATTACCTCTACGGCGCCTCCTACGCAACCGCACGGCGCACCCGTTGCAAAATCGACGCGCGAACCTGTTTGATAGCCGTTTCCATGCGCCGAAGATCGAACTCGTCTTCGCACTCGTCTTCGAGCACGCCCAGATCGACGGTGTGATCGAACTCCGCGAGCACCCGTTCCCAGATCGCTCGGCGGGCGTCGGCAACCTTTCCGAATTTCATCGTTCAGCAACCATCGTCGATGTCGATGTCGCGCGTCGATTCTTGAGGCTGAACGAGAGCAATGAGTGCCTTCTCGACCCGTTCTCTGGCCTGCTCTCGCGTGACCGCTTGGACCGGAACGGTCAACCAACTGTCGGTCGACGCCGGCATAGGACTCGATCGACCGCCCATGACGAGACACGGAATCTGTACATAGTAGGTCATCGAAGGTGCATACCTCGAAGGAGCCACGCCAGCTCCTCACGCGCGAGCTTGCGGGTCCCTTCACGCTCCGTCGGCGGTTCGCGCTCGATAACGCACGCGAGATTCGGCGCGAAGACGGAAAGCATCGTGAGCTCGTCTTCAGTGAGCTCGGGCGATCTATTCTCCGATTCGAAGAACGGATCGTTCGCCGGCAAAGTTCGCTCTTCGTACGGGAGACCGTCGTGTAGGTACTGCCCCTTCGCGCCGAGCATCCCGGGGCTCATACCGAGATCGACGTAGAACACATGGCGCACTAGGTTGTACTTGAGAATTCCAATAGAGTGGTCCGTATCGTCGTCGAACACCGGCTGCTGCACGTAACGCCACGCGAGCCCCGCGCGAATACCAAGCGCGCGCTCTTCGGGGATTCGATCGTCGAGAGCGTCGGTGAGCATCCGATGCGAGGCGTACGGACTCTCACCGCGGTTGATGCAATCCCGAATGCAGCTCCGGAGGTAGCGCTTGTTGCGCTCGAGGTCTTTCCAGTTGTCGCCCTTGTAGGGGCTTTCAATGATGACGAGTTTCAATTGCGCGCTCCTCGTGTGATTTTCGAGATCTGTTCGAACCGGACCTTCGGATTTTCGACGTCGTAGTTGCGCAAAAACGGTCTGAGTTGCGGTATTTGAAGAGCCCACTCCTCAGCGCTCATGGTAAGCACCGATCTGATCGTCTCCGAGTTCGGCAAAAAAGCCGAAGACTTCCCTAACATGAGCCCATCTCGAGTCATGGTCGCTATCGCTGCGGCGACTCGGATCCGTTGCTCAGGCGTTGGCGCCGGATCTGGTAGAAGATCACCCGGCTCCAGCTTCGCGTACTCGTCCGTAGACCACGGCAATGATTTGATCGCCATCAGTTCGCTCCTCCGTGACACTTCTTGAACTTCTTGCCGCTGCCGCACGGGCAGAGCTTGTTCCGACCGACCTTCTCGAGCGGCATTGCAAGACCGCCCGACACCGCGAGCTTTCGCTCCGCAGCTTGCATCGTGACGAGAGCCCGGCGGGTTCCGTCGAAGACAGCCTGGTCCACATCGGACCCGTCGCTGTGCCACAGCCAAACCAGCGAGCTGTTCGGGTGCGCGCTCTCGATCGGAAGAATCGGATCCTCAGGACCCGACTCGGCAGGGCACCCCGTCGCTTCATGCACGGCGGCCACGACCGTGCCCAGCGCCCGCCACTCCTCTTCCGCCGACTTGCTCCCAATGAGCTTAGCTGACATCTGGTAGTGCCAGATCATCGCCTCCGGACAATCGGGGCGAGCGGCAGCGCCTACCGGATGCGCGTGCGCGTTGAGTCCGAACGACCAACCGAGGTGTTGCGCAAACTCGACCTGCGGCCGGCGGATCGGCATGCACGTAGGCGACTCGTCCTTGTGCTTTTGAACTGCGGCGACGAGGGCGCTGGCGAACTCTTCGGTCGTTGTCATGGTGGTGTTCCTTCTTCCTTCCCGTTCGGATCTACTGGGATCGGCACCCCGACCGCTTTCGGCGCGCCATCAGACTCTTCGACGCGCATGCCGAAAAGAGAGGTTGGGCAATCGCGTCCGGTGTTCAATCTCTTGAACTCGTCGTACATCTCAGCACGACCGGGGTGCTTCGAGTCCTCGTTATCGATCCGAGACGCTATTCGATTCAGCGCGTCGTCCCACCCCGGGCGTTCATTCGACAGGTGCGCCAACGCCAGCAAAATCATCTGACGCTCGCCCTCATCGATCCGAAGTAGGTGCCCCAAGTTTGCCTGCGCGTATCGACGCAAGAAAGCGTACAGCGCGTGATTCCAACGCGCATCGACGAGCGCGTTGTGCTCACCTTCCGGATCCGGCGGGTGCATAGGGCTTCCGAGCATTTTCGAGAACTGCTTCAAGTCGAAACAGAACTTCGGGAAATGCTTCGGCAACTTCCGCATCGTGCCGTACATTTGGCAGATCACGATCCAATCGTAGTCGCTGTAGTAGCCCCACACTTCCGAGACGGAGCGTCCAACAGGCTCGCCTTCACAAGCCGCCATGAAAGCAGAAAAATCCTTCGCTATCTTCTCGCGTGTTTTCCACGCCGGGTCGCCGTACGGAGGAAGTTTCGGGAGCACGTGCTCTCGAACCCAATCGGAGACGCGATCCAACTTCGCGTCTTGGTTCACGGCGTAGAACTCACGGCCGTCCGAGCGCACGGCCCCAAGTGAGATCATGTCGATGGTCGTGCCGTCTTCGTAGAACTCGGTGTCCACGAAGCAACGCACGACGTCGGGGTGTTGAATGACTTGGATCATTTTTTCTTCGTCTTCTCGGCAAGCAGCCGTTTCGCTTCGTCGTACCCGTGCTCTCGAAAGAGGTTCAGGCAAGTTTGGTAGCTCGGCGGCTGCGTGCCGTTGGCGTGCGCCACGATCTCGAACTCCGCCTGGAGAGATCGAATCTTCGCTTTCGCTTTAGCGGCCATCACGCCCCCTTGTAGACAGCCTCACCGGGAATCAGCTTCCTGTACTGAATCCACCCCTCAACGTTGCCGAGGAAGTGGCGGTACCGCCCCGTCGACACGAACTCCGACGTACCCTTGTCCCACACGAACTCAGGGTGCCCGAAGAGCGCGAGCTCACGTTGACTCATCGGGCGGAGCGCATGCTCTAGCGGCGACATGTGTCCGTTCGCAACGAGGCCGTCGCAGCGGGCGGCGGCTTTCTCCATGTCCGATTTCGACGATTGTCGTCCGTAGCTGACGGCAGCGCAACGGCCAACCGAAACCTTCACCGGATCGATACCGTTGACACGCATGTCGAGCTCGGCCGCAAACGGCATGTCGTCACCGACACCGCGCACGTACGGCAGGTGCCAATCCCCGTAGTTGACAACCAACGGAGCGCTAGCGAGACGCACCTCGCGCGCCATGCCGGCTATTTTGTACATCTCCGGCTGGGCCATCTTGCTGACGCGCAGCGCATCCCAGTTATCCCACTCGGTCGCGGTGACGACCGCGGTGTGCCACGCGAACGGCTCCAGAAGACGGTTCGCGTGTTGCTTGTGTGTGTTGAGGCTCGAGAGATTCGCCGCACGACGTATACTTTCGCCAGCCGCCTCCTGCCACTCGAACCTCGCCGCTCGATCTTCATCGCCGTCGAGAGCTTCGTCGGCTTGCATGCCGCTTCGATTCTTACCGAACGCTTCGGGCACGAACGGATCTCTCGAGATCTGATCGATACGCCGCTCGACAGGGATCGCACGGCTCGATGCGCTGTTTCGTGAGAGCACCCGGTGCGTGTTCGCCTCCGCGAGAATGAACCTCGGGAACGTCCACTCCATAGTGGTAACGCGGAACCCATCAGGCGAAATCGAATCTGCGAGAACTATTGCGTTGTACATGTCCATCTCCTATCGATTGAATTCACAGTCACAGAAACACCAGTTGCTACAGTTTTCGTGGTCGCCCTTGCGGCACGCGCCGCATTGCTGCTTCGGGCGCGCCGGAGGGAGATGCGGATCGTTCGCAGAGAGCACCTCTGAGCACCGGTTGCGGCAACCGAACTGCGGCTTGCCGTCGAGCACCAACGAGTTGTGGTACCGATAGGGCGCATCGGGCAAACAGCCATCCGAGAGCTTAGGCGGCGGAGGTCGCATCCAAGAACGCCACCGGACGGCATGCCCGACGCAGCACTCGACGACGCTGTCGCACGAGGAGAACAAGAACCAGCGCTTCATCGTCCGCTAGCTCGATCGTGTAGAACCGCGCTGACGACGAGCGACGTGGCGATCCCGAACACCAGCCCGGCGAGAGCCCACAAGTTTCCGCCGAGCGCGCCGAAGAGCAACACCCACCCGAGAAGCCCAGACAGGACGGCGCAGAACGCCGTGAACAAGATCGCGAAGGTCTTCATAGCTTGTCGACCTTCCGAGTTTCCAGGCGCGCCTCTTCGACACGACGATCCAGCTCTTCTTCTCGACGTTGAGCTTCCGTACGTACGTTCTCGAGAGGGCCGACACGCTGACGCCAGACAGGCTTCGGTGTCTGCGCCTCCGCCATCTCTTCCTCGTCGCCCCACGCCCGACGCGCGGCTACCGCCACGGGACTCGACTCATCTTTAGCCAACCGGCGTTCGTACTCGCTACTCACCTCGACCCATTCCGTCGACGAGAGCGGGGTGCCTTCCGGGTAATGGAGCCACCCGTTCGTAGTGCCGTTGCGCAGAGGCGAATTGAAGTTCAGGCACTTCCGATAGCGCCTTTCGTTGAGAACGATCTCGTCCCACCCATCGAGGTGGAGCACCGACAGCACAGCCGGATCGACCTTCTCCTCTTTCTCCGGAGGTGCCTCCTGATCGTCTTCGACGGTTTCACCCACCGCCCCCTCCGCCGCAAACTTGAGGGCCCAGCGCGTCACCAGCGTCCCGCAGACGATCAGGACGACCAGAACAGCAGCGACGACCGCGACCGTCATCGGATCCTCACGAGCCACGCGCCGCAGTCGATAGTGACGTTCTCCATGTCCGCCGTACCGTCGTCGCCGGCGAACGCGACGGTGCCGTCGGGCTCGAAGCTCGCGAACATGCGACGGTTGCGGTTCTTTCCGGCTTCACCCTTCTCGGTCTCCCAGAGCGCCCGGAACTTGGAGCAAGAGACGCCGCGGGACTCGGCCCATTCACGGGCGAGGAGATCGGCGCCGGGAGCTTCCCCTTCGGCTATCTCGCTCGGTTGAAGGAGATCGAGAACTTCGAAGAGACGGGCGCGCTCGGCGGCCACTCTCACCCCGTCCTTTTCCTGGTTGGCCCCCTTGTCCGGGCGCCCGTACCAGCGTCCACCGCAAACGATGATGCGTTTGCCCTTAGGCGCCTGCTCGAGTTTCAAGAAGCCGCGCATCATAGACCTCGCACTCGAACGAAACGAGTCGCAACGCGCACAGCTTTGAATTTCACTTTTTTCGATCCGCCTTCCTCACTCAGCGTAAGCGTAACGGAGCTCTTTCGATCTGTCGGCAAGAACAGCCAAAAAAACAGCGTTGCGAGATCCCACCACCTCATTGGTACGACGAGCCACACCGAATCGTCTCCGCCGATGAGCGCCAGATCTTTCGTTCCGCTAAATTCGAGTTCGACTGCCTTTAGCGTAGCCATAAACACTCACTGATCCAAGGCGAACACGTCTTCGTGCGCGTTGAGACGCGCGTCGAGTTCTTCCGGCGTCTCGGGGGTGAGGTGCAGCTTCTTCACGAAGCCGAGATAGAGCATGTTCCAGCAATCGCGTCGCTGCTGATCGGGATGCTTGAACGCGATGACCTGCACGGCGTGCAACCAGTGCATCGCGTAGTGCAAATTCAATTCGTCGATCGAAGCGAACAGGGGCCTCAAGAGATCCGAGAATTCCCCGCGGTCGAGGAACGAGATGAAGGACGCCGGCGCGTCTGCGAAACTGACGAGCGTGTCGGCGCGGAACGCTCGCACGAAGCGTTTCACGATGTGGTCCTTCGGTATCGAGTCTGGCCCCCGTACGGCAGACATGAGCACGCCCTGGTGGCGCAGCCCCAACTCCATGACCCACGGTTGCAGAACTGATCTCATTGTGTCCTCCAATTCACTTCGAAGCCGATCGAATGCTTGCCGGCCACATGCCACCAAGCGACACGAAAACAAGCGACCTGAATCTTGTTCCACGAGACGCGGCGAAAGCCGAATCGATTCAACGTGAGCTCCAGATCGACGGTCATCCGAAATCACTCCAGCGCTGGCCGACCTTCAAGTCGATCGGCATCACGAACTTGCGCGCGCCGTCTTCGACTCGCAGCGAAGAGCCGTAACCGTTCGCTGGAATGATCACAGGCTCCTCCCACGCCCTTTTGACGAGTGCGCTGACGCTCTCGACGTGACGATCGGGAACTTCCATGATGGCCGCGTCGTGAACCTGAGCGACCACCTCGGCCCCCCGGGGCAGTTGCCTGGAAATGGACGGGAGACGCACGTTCATGAGCGACGCGATACCGCCCTGAATCGGCCTGTTCGCCACGTCCGGATACCCGGCGTGCCACCCGAGCCACGAGATCCGCCCTGAAAGAGCGCATCGCATGAAGCCAACCTTGTCGACGATGCGCTTGTTGAGCTCGACGTACCGAAAGTAGCCCGCCATCGTCTGCCGCAACATGTCGTGGATGTAGACCACGTCGCGCATCTCGACCGGCAAGCCTTTGCTGCGCACGAACGCGAACACCGTCGCGGGCTCTGCGTAGTAAATGAAGCCAAATATGCTATTTTTTTCAACGTCGCGGAACGGTTTGCCGGCGCCCTTCGGGTCGCGCCCGATGAGCTCGGCCTCGGCAGGAAAGAGCTTCATCGCCGTCGCGGTATGCACGTCTCCGGACTCGCACGCGGCTACGAAGTTCTGATCGCCGGAGAGGTAGGCTGCGAACCGAAGTTCGGCTTGGCTGAGATCGAAGTAGACCAGCTTGCACCCGGGGCGCGCGACGTAGAACTCGCGAACGCGCGTCTCGAGCACGATCGATTTGTCCTTCATGTACTCCGCGCGGGGAGCCGACTGAAGGCGGCACGAGTAACGCCCGCTGCCGGCGCCGTAGCTCCGCCAGTTGACGTGCGTTCGCGCGACAGTCGGGTGCTTCTTTGAGGGCTTGTCGATAGGCTGCGTCTTCACGTAGACGTAGGTGCTGTCGATCTTGGCCCCGCCACGCCACTGCAATAGCAGGTCGGCGAAGCGTCCCGCGCGCGTCGGGTTGTTTTTCAAGCGCTCGAGGGTAGTCTGCGATGTGCTCGGGAGCCCCGACGCGGTCGGATCGGACGCTGTGATCGGAGCGCGGAGCGTCGTGAAGAGCGCCCGCCGTACTTCCGCGAGTTGCATCGGGTGGAAGTTCGGGCGTTTGAGCAACGCGCGCATCTTCTCGAGAAGATCGGCCTGCTTCTTCAAGATCTCTTCGTGCAGCCAGGTGCGCCGCTCGAGGTCGACGCCGATGCCGGCGATGATCATGCCCCGGCACAATCTGGCATTTTCCTTGTCGACGGCGTAGACGTCGAGCTCGTCCGCGAGATCGGCTTTCATGGCTTGACGGGTGCGCGCCTGCACGCGGGCATCGGCCGCGTTGTACAGGCAGAGCTCTTCTCCGCTGAGTTTCTCCGGCGGGAGCCCCTTCTCGGTCGCACCGCCAGTGCCTTGCTTGAATGTGACCTTCCACGGGCCGGCGTCGACGAACACGCTCGCGACGTGCGACAAGCGTTGCGGCATGTGGCTCGCGAACGTGTGATGCGCGATGAGCGTATCTTCGAGCTTGTCGTCGATGGGCTCGAACGGGATGTCGTACCGGTCGAGCACGATTTGGTCGAAGTTGTACCCGTTGTGCATGCCGATCGTCTTCGACCGTTTGAAGAGCGCGTTCACTAGCGGCGCGAACGTTTTCCTCCACGGCCAGATGACGACCGTGTGATCGCCGTCGGAGATGCCTATGCACAACAGCCGATTGCGAAGAGGGTCGGCGCCGTCTTTACCGCCCGATGTGCTCGCGCCGGTCTCGACGTCGACGTCGATGTCTGGTCCGAGCTTCTTGAGCTCCCGTCGAATGTCGTCCCGCTTCGAGACGACAACGTAGGGCCCGTTCTCGAGGAGCGTCTCGCGCGTTAGCTCTCCGCGCACCCACCGGGCGATCCGATCGAGGTCGATTTTCAGGATCGGCAGCCAGGTGTCAGAACGGAGCACGAACGCGGGGTGCACAGTCGGCAGCACTGCCCGCCCGGCGAGCTTGCTGCGCCCGTCCGTGATCTGCGCTTTGAGCCAAAGCTCTTTCCACTTCGGTGCGCCGCGGGTCTTCGCCTTCTTCGCTTTGCTCCAGGCGGGCCCCGGGTCGAGCTCTCGAGCGGTCCACACGAACCCGCGGGAGTGCATGATGCTCCGAACGCCGAGTACGGAGAGCGTGGAGCTCTTCCCGAGCGTGACGATGGGGATCTTGGGGTCGAACTCGGCGAGCTCTCGGAGCAGTCTCGGCGCACAGCAAACGGATGCCTCGTCGTTCTCCTTGTCGATATTGGAGCGGCACAGAGCCGAGTTCGTGAGGTGCGCCGAGAGGATGTCGATGTCGACCTCTCGGCACAGCCCCTTGAGGAACACGCCGGTCTGTCCGATAAACGGGGTTCCGAAGATCTCTTCTTTCCGCCCGGGGGCCTCGCCGACGAAAATGACCTTCGCGGGAAGCGGCGCGGCTTTCGGGGGCACGACGGTGTTACCTTTCAACGGGCAAAGATCGCAGCGCGCTCCGGCTTTCACCGGATCGTACTCGCTGACGACGGGCAACACCTTCGCAGTCATCGTTGCGCCGGTCACAGTGTGCCTCCAACAATCATTCGTCGGCCTTATCTTTTGAGCGCGCACGTTCGCGTTGCTTCTGTTCCATTTCTTGGCGATCGTGTCTTTCGGACCACGTCTCACATACGCGGCAGCTCTTGTCCGATTCGTGCCCGTGTCTGTGTTTGAAATCACGCGCCGATGCGCCAGACCCGTGTGTAAGTAAATGCTCCACCGCGTACATTTGCAAAAGAGGTGCAAGCGCTAATCGAAAAGCGAGCATGTTGTGCATGCCGTCCACAAGCACCCACGTGATCTCCGAATAATCGTCCCACTCGACAACGAATTTCTCTAGCGAACGGTTTTCGATGATCGTGATTTTCGGCCCGTAATCTAAATCGCCGCCTAGAATCGATGTTAGCGTCCAGTCTCGCCCAAGCGCGTCGACTGTCTCGCCCCACGATTCAGGTAACGTGATGTTGAGTTCCGCTTCGACACTTTCGATCGGAGAGAAACCTACCCCTTGCACGTACCTCAATCCGCCCATCGGTTTGAAATCTTTAACGTCGCTCATGGAATAGATACTCCTTCGAGTGGTGGTTCTCCGTCGCCTTCCGTCTCGACGTGATCCGAGAGGCGAACGGCTTGAACGGCAGGTACTTCGGCACGCGCCCGGTCTTCTGACACGCCGCTTCGCACACAATGATCTGACTGCTTTTTGGGATCAGGTGTTTCACGTTGTTGGCGAACGCTGAGTGATCGAACTCCTCCTTGAAACGGTACCTGTAGTTGTAGAGGTACGGGGGATCGAGGAAGTATGTGCCGACATCGCGATCCCAGCGCGTGCGTCGCAATTTCCAGTGCTTCACCGCGTGGAGCTCTTCGGCTACCCTCGCGCGCGTATTTTCGGTCCACTGCCCCGGCTTGTTCCCCCACGGAGAGACCGTCCAACAATCGCCGACGTTGTTGGTGCGCTGCCAGTGCTTGAGAAGAAGCGCCTGGCCTTTGGAGAGGCCAAGCGTCCTGATGTCCGTGCCCTCGGGGAGCCCTAACGGGATCAAGTGCACATCGTTCGTCGTTGCGCGCTCTATGAGCCACATCCAAAGGTATCGAAGCTGCTCGTTGTCTTCCCAGAGCACGACCTTCTTCTCGTGATGGCGAAGCGAGTAGCCTGCGGAGCCTGCGAAGGGCTCGAAGATGGTGTCGTGTTCCGGCGCCGGATAGAGCTTCGACGCGAGCCACTTGGACCCGAACCACTTGAAGAGAGGCCCCGTGACTTTGGAGGTCATGGGGCACACAAGCGGCAAATCCACCGCCCTTCAATTTTCACCCACCCGACCGCCCTGTGGTGATCGGGCGGGTGCGCAAAACGCCTGAGCTTCTTACACATCGGACATCTCTTTCTGAGACCGTGCGTTCCACGCTTGGCTGTCGCGCCTCTCATTCAGGCACCGCGGGGAGCACCATCCAAAATTCAGGGCCGCTCGACTCTTCGTAGACGTGCCCGTTCATGTAGTCGTGCCGCCACTTGCCGTAGTCCGTGCGCGTGTACCAGCCGATCAACGATGTCTCCCGCGATGATCCGAGCACCCGCAAATCTACCGGCGGTGGTTCGTCTTCGGTGTGTACCCACCCCGACGTGCGAAACAACGCTGCGATCTGAAACGACAAGCTTCTCAACTCGGCTTGCAGCTCTGTGACCCGCGCACGAAGAGCACGCTCTGTCGCCGTATCGCTCACGCTCGTTCCTCCAGGTACGCGCTCATCTCGCGTTCACATTCTTTGCCACAGATACTCCGTCGTTTTGCCGGGAGCGTCCGAACGCTCTTGTAGATCTCGTCGCCGCAGTTCGCGCAACGCCCCACGCGAACCACGTCGCCTGGCTGGAACGGCACGTAGCTTCTGATCCCCCAAAATTGAGATGCCGTCGGGTCGACGATCTCTCCGCTCGAAGTCGTGCACCAGTAGTGCTCGAACCGTGCGCCTCCCTCGGCGAAGACGAATCCCGGCACGCGCGTGAGCTCCGGAAACGCGCGCACCATCTCCATTGTCGCCGAACCGCAAAGCCCGCGCGGCTTGCCTTCGCAGAGCTTGAGGTAGCTCTCGATCCACTCCGCGTATTTCGGATCTGTCATGACCACACCGGCAGCAAGCAATTCGCTACGAGTCGAAAGCAGAACCAGAGATCTGCGATCTGCGTCGTCATTCCGAGCTTTGAGGCTGCTTCGAGCGCCACTCGTTGAAGTTCTCCCACTGATCGGCCTCGGCGCGACGTTGCGCGGCGAGCACGGCCCCCAAAGTCGCGTCGACGGCTGACGGCATCTCCGAGAACACGTGATAGAGAAGTTTTCCCGTAGCCTCAGCGTCGACCGCCGCGTCGTGAGCGCCGCCCTTGAGCTTGATTCCTCGTCGCTCGCACGCGGCCTCGAGCGTGTGTCTCTTCGGGCCTTTCGCGTATCGATCGACGACGCGCACCGCCACCAACGGGTCGAGCCACGGCCACGTCCACTCTTCGAACGCGCTCGCCGGCACGAAGCGCTGATCGAAGGGCGCGTTGTAGGCCGCCGGCTGCGCTCCTTCGAGGAGCTCTCGCGCAGATGCGAACTCGAAGACGGCATCGATGGGGGGCGCTAGCTTTACCTTACGGTTGGTGATTCCGTGGATCGCCGTCGCCTCTTTTGGGATCGTCCGGCCCGGGTTCACGAGCGTCGAAAACTTCCCGACAACTTCCCGCTTCTCGAAGCGTACGAGCGCCACCTGAACCGCTGCGTCGACGCCAGGTATAACCCCGGTCGTCTCCACGTCGAGAACGACGATCGGAACCTCCGCCCACGGACGGTTGAACAGCGCGAGCATTTCAAGTGTTTCCGAGCGAAGAGCTTGGAGGTGTCTTGAGCTCTTCGATCGCACGATCGAGAGCGTCGATCATGTCGGAGAAATCATCGTCGAGGAGCGCAACCAGAAAATCGCCGAGCGCTCCGCCTTCGTTCTCCGATTCTTTCTCGACGACGCGGTGAGCCAACGCCCGCCACACCACATCGGTCTTCGGGCGAGGCTCATCCTCGAGCTCGTACAGACGGCTGCGTTGGATCTCGCGCTCGGTGTACCACCGCGCCGACTTGAGGTCGCGAAGCGGCGTCTCCGTCGTCTTGAGCCCGCAACGCCAGAGGTACTTCACGGCGTTGGCGAGATTGCACGGGAGATGCTCGATGAGCTCGATCGTCTCGATGCCGCTCTCGTGAGCATTGTAGTGCCTGGGGTGGTCGACTTTCTCGTTCGGGTCTGCGCTCTGCGTTGTGGCCATCGTTTGGGGCTCCTACTCCGGATCGATTTGAGGGAGGTACGCTTTCAAAATCTCAGCTACTCGACGCGCGAGGTATTCCGTCGGGTTCACGGGCACGCGCCCTCGCGGCAACGTCTCCTCGTGGAGGATTCGCACGTTGTCTATGGTAAGGCGTAGTCTGTACCCGGCGTTGCATCGAATGTCCGTCACGCCTTCGGTCTTGGCGTCGAGTTCTTGAAGCTCGCGGAAGCCTTCGATCGAAAAATTGAGACGGCGGGTCATCTGCTCCTCAACTCTTCCTCTTCGAGGAGACGCTGCGCCTCGTCGAGAGCGTTGCCGCGCTCGAACCCCTTGCGCGGTATCTCGCGAAGGATCTCAGCGATGCGTGTGGCGCGCTCGGACGTCTGAACTTTGAGCGCGAGCCGTTTGCGGAGATCGGCTCCAGCTAGCTCCAACGAATCGCCGCATGCCCTGTCGTTGTTGACTTGAACGTACCAGTCCACGTTGACCCAACTCGCTGACGAGTCGGTGACACCGGGCCGTTCTCCGAACCGGAACTCCAAGCGCACCTCGTAAAGCGCGGCTCCGGGGAACTCTTTTTCCAGCCAAGCAAGCGCGTCTTTCATCGGCTGGCTGCTGTGCGCAATCGCCGACGGGGTCATCCGGGGGGCCCCCTCAAAGCCCAAGCCAGCGCCAAACACACGCCAACGACGAGGAACGCCCCGGGCCACGTGACGCCGGCGGTCGCTGCGGTCAACTTGGCCGCGCCTTCCAACCATTCGCTGCAACCGGTCAACAGCAGCGCCGAGACGCACACGAGTAGTTTCTTCATTTTCAACCGTCCTCGTCGTCCGCCACGGCATCCATTTCGGCGGTTGCCGCATCGCCGGGCCCCTGTATTGGGGGCTCATTCCGCGCTTTCCGCTCGCGCTCTTCGTTGAAATCTCGAATGGCACTCACTAGAAAGTAAGCGAGATCTGCGACGGCTTTTTCTAGAGTCCCATCGTCTTCTTCGGTTTCCGTGTAACCGGAGACCAGCTCCGAGGCTATCTCCTCCGCGTTCGAATCGCTCAAGATAGCTTTGATCACCGCGGCCTCCCTGACCCTGCAAACTTTTCCTGCGCTTCGATGGCGAGGTCGAGGCACTCGAGGACGTCGAAGCCTAGATCGTCGACCCAGCGGATCGTAGAGAAGATGATGTTGCCGAGCTCCTTCTTGAGCTCACGTTCGAAGGCGAAGTGCGCGTCCGCATGGCCCCCGTTCGGATAGTTTTCGATCGAAGGGGCACCATCACGGGCCAGCCGCGCAAGGTCGCCGATCCCGACTGTCAGCCGCGTCACGATCTCTGGGAACGTGTGCCGCGTGTCGCCCCAGATCTGCCGCCCCTGAACGCGAAGGGCTGCGACGCCGGCGTGCACCGCCTCTCGTGTCCCCGAGTACACTCGCATGTCGACGCGCATCATTTCTCACTCCTTTTCAATGTCTCGGCCAACGATTCGACTTTCTGCGCCACTTCGAGGGACACGGCGATAACTTTCGCGCTGTGCAGAAGTTGAACGCCGCTTGGGTCACGATACTCTTCGCCGTAGATCACTTGAGCGATCCCCGCGTTGATGATGCACTTCGCGCACATCCGGCACGGCGAGTGCGTGAGGTACATGTGCTTCTTTTTCGAGAAGTTGAAGTCGAGTTTGATGAGCGCGTTGATCTCGGCGTGGATGAAACCGCTCTGCCCCGGCTCCGGAGACTCGTGTTCGTTCGGGCCACCGGCGTAGTTCCCGTTGTAGCCGCCTGAGAGCATCTGCGTGTTGTCGGAGGAAACGATGATCGCGCCAACCTTGAGCCGAGGGTCGCAGGACCGTGCAGCGATAGTTCGGGCGATGGCCATCCACGTTTCCGGCCAGGTTGGTCGTACGGCTTGTTCACTCATCGTCTCCGCTCCCATCATCGAACCCATCACACTTCCCGCACGCGCAGCCGTCCTCGTCGTGTTTGCTGCGCGTGCACAGGCATCGTTCGCAGACGTCGCCGCCCGAAGGCGCAGCTCGCTCGTCAATCTCGACGAGATCGTCGTCTTCGAGCAGCGATCGTCTACGGCGAGGGCTCATTTCTTCCGGCTGCCTCCGTTGCTGTTCTTGTTCGAGGGGGTCTTCTTCTTCGGCGTGCGCGGCGCCGGCCTCGAGTCGCCACCGCCGTCACCGTCGTCGTCATCGTCGTCATCGTCATCCGAACCGCGACTGATCGTCGCGTGAGGATCCACGAAGCGGAGCTCGGAGACCGTTTCGCCGGTGTCCTTACGGTTCTGCAAGACCGTCCAAACCGTGAACTTCTTGCCCTCGAGCGCGCGGATGAGAGGCTCGAGTTCGGTCTCGGGATCCTCGCCCAGCTCCTTCGGGATGATGTCGAGATCGACGTCGGCCGCCTCGCAGATCTGCCGCGTGCGGATCTTGTTCATCCGCTCGGCCGCAGCGGTCTTGCCGCCGAAAACGAGGAACGTCGAAAGCTCGGTGCCGAGCGCCTTCTCGAACTCCGGACCGTCCTCTTCGGTCTTCTCGAGGCGCACCGGAACGATGAGCATCGGGAACCGGTGCTCCTTCGTCGGCTGCACCTTGCACTTGCCGCGTGGGATCGATGCCGCCCACTGACCTTCCGGCGCGTCGGGAGTGATCTCATTCACGTCGAACTTGACGCGCTGATACTCCATTTTCTTGCCGCCCTTGTTCGTAGTTGCTGATGCCATGCGATTTGTTTCTACCTTCGTTGCTGGTTCGGACGTTTGGGAAAACCTGAACGACGCAATGCCGTTCAGTCGTGAGGGGCTCTCAACGCGGCACTACTTTTTGGTGCGGGCGTTTGGTTTCGATCTTGGGGCCCGGCTTGGACTTGCCGACCTTCTCGAACTCCTTGTGGAGCAGACCGACGTCGGCGTCGATCTCGTGCGTCCCCGGGAGGTCTAGGCAGCTCGGGCCGTACACACCCACCGGGTTGACGTAGAAGCTACGCTTCGATTTGTCGGCGGAGCTCGGAGCCATGAAGATGATGTTCGCGAACATCCCGGGGATCTCTTTGCGCGCAGCTCCGCCAAACAGCGGCGCGATGCCGACGCCGGTCTTCTCCGTCTGCCCGTCGATGAGCCCCCCGCCCGTTTCAATGTAGTGCGAGATGACGTAGATGTGCGCCTTGAAGTCGAAGCAGCGGATCAGAATGTTGATCAGCCGTTTGCGGTACTCACGCCAGAAGCGGCGACCGTCCGACTCGCCAGCCTTGTTGCGCGTCTGGTCTTCGAGCGCGCCCTCGAGCCACGTCGCGTACAGGTTGAAGTCGTCCAGCGCGATCCACTTGTAGATGCCGTCCTTGCATCCTCTGCGCGCTTCCTTGAGCGCGTCTTCCATTTGCGTCTCGTCGCGGATGACGTCGAACTTGAACTTCGTCGAGCGCCGAGAGGCGTCGAGGAGGCCCGTCTTCTTGCCACAGTTGAGCACGTAGCCCGGACCAAACGCATCGCACGCACTCGCGATGATGCTCGTGCTCTTCCCGATGTGGGGATCTCCCAGGAAGAGGACGCGGTCGTACGGCTCGCGCTCTAGCGCGGACGCATCCAACGGCATGTACCAGACACTTTCTCTCGCCCGCAGTCACCTTCGACTTGGTGACCCTTCGACGTTGGGCAGGGATCAGTTTCTACCGAACAGCGAATGAAAGTGCAACCCCCAAAAGGGAACGGCAGCCCCCGTCGAAAGAGGCTGCCGTCGAGGAGCGATTCGGGAGGATCTGCTCGGAGGAGAAACATAGAGCTTTCGGAACACCTTGTCCAGCGCACGTGCGCTACAGAGCTCGCCACCGTCCGGCGATCGTGCGTCCTTCGCAGGCAATCCGACCTTGTTGTTTCAGAACTTGAAGGCGGATGTCGAAGTGAAGACGCGGGATTTTCCCTCTCTTCGAGATCTCTCGGCTCTTGAGCGGCCGTTCGGCGCAGCGCAGCACAGCCAGGATCTTGGCATCCACCGCGCTCCAGTCTTTTCGAACGTAGGTCACCAGTGCCGCCGCCGTTTTCGCTCCGCGGTCGCCATTCGGTATCCTTTTTCGGTGAGCCCGATCGCGACGGGAACCCCGCCGTCGTACAGCGGGTACAACACGACCACACCGTTCTTGACGAGCAGATCGAGGAACTCGCGCGTGACGTCCATGAGCCCGAGCTCTGGCGAGTTGACGTGCATCGTGTAGCCGTTCTTCTGATAGTAGCGTTTCAGAAGGCGGCAGACATCGTAGACGTCGGGGGTCACCTGAGCGTTCACCTGCCCAACTGCGCGTCGCAGAGCTCTTCGACGGTCGAGGTTTCTGAGGGCGAGCCGGCGAGTTGATCATCGAGTCGAGCCACGATCGATGCGACCACCGCCAGACTGCGCTCCGCCAATGCTTTCAAGAAGACCTCCGAGACGGTCTCGTCGGGCAGGCTTCGAACAGGAACGACTCCACCGCAACGATCGATCTGCTGTTCGAACGCATCTCGTAGCGCGTAGCGTACGGCGTCGATGCGCTCGCCTTCCGAGATGTCCTTCTCTTTTCCGAGAGTGAAAAATTGCCACTCGCCTATCGGGCACTTCCAATCCGCTCGTGGATAGTGCTCACGTCGCGGTCGTTTGCACTTGCCGCAAACTTCGTCGAGACCGGCCTCGGTCCACTCGTGAGGGAGTGCCGCCGTCTTCGAAAGCGAGACGGCAGTACGAAGCTCGGCTTGCGCGGCCTCACGCTCTCGACGGTGAGCCTGGTAGCCGTCACCTGATTTGCCGTAGAGCGCGACAATCTTCTCTGCCGCTGCTACAATCATTCTGTCGCGGTAGCCGGAGACGTCTTTCGCTCGAAACGCTTCGAGCTCACGTCGAATCTTGAGCACCTCCATATACGACGCCGACCACCCGTAGTCGCCAGGCTTCACTTCTTGCTCGACCGAACCGTCGAGCGCTGCGACGCCGCACCCGGCCAGTTGCACCTCGGTGCGTTTGAGGCGTGCTTTCAACTCTGCTAGTTCGGTCTCTTGTGCGGTTTGGGGTGCGAACGATGTGAAAGCGTGCGCGTCGGCGGCGTCCGTGAGAATTTTAGGTTTCAGCGTTTCTCCCAACTCCGCCTCGGACCACGCCTCCCAGTGATTTTTCCCGCGAAGAAACCAGATGCGCCGGCCGAGCTCCTCGATCATGGCGATAGGCAGCGAGATCGTATTCTCCGGCGTCACGTCTACGATGCCGGTTACCGGACGTGTGGCAACGAGCTGCTTCATGAAAGCATCGTCCAAACCGAGCTGCTCGTTCGCGCTAGGCGCGAGCGCCTCTCGTTTCTCGTGTTGCCGTCGCCGACACCGCTCGATGACTTCCGGTTGTTGGATTCGGACCATCTCGGTCTCGAACGCCTCGTCGGCGTCGATCTTGAGGGCTGCGGCCATCGCGTAGAGCGTCACCATCGTGCCCGCGATCTCTTGCTCTGGCTTTCCGGCCGGACGACCCATTACGTAATCGACGAGCCGATGAAGCGTCGCCGCGTCTGTGCCGCATGCCTGCGCCAGCTCAAGGCCCTCCTCAGCGGTGCGTAGCGACCGTTCCAGTACGTCGTTGGCCTCCTTTTCGGTGAAGACCTCACGAACCCAACCGGTGACACGAAACTGCTTGGTAGCCTTGAAGCTCAAATCGGAAACAGTCGTCATCGTAACCACCTCCAGATCAACAGGCCGAGAAGAATTCCGAGCGCCACAGAGATCAGACGCCCCGTGATGTTTCGAGGCACCGCCTGGTAGTGACACACCCAATTCCTACCGGAATTTATGGCGTATCGGGCCGTCTCCATTTGCCCAAACACTGCCGCGTCGCTTGGACTGAACGGGCCCTGCTCCACGCTGCGCGTCTCCTCCGGATCCGTCAGCGTGCGAAACTCGAAGCGGTAGTAGCGCCGCATCACTCTTCCTCCAACGCGGATCGGATTTTCCGTTCTTGTAGTCCTTTGCGTAGAAAGGTGACGGCTCTGTCGACGCGATACACGAAGCACACCATCCAAAACGCACCGCCCACGACGCATCCCCAGTTCAAAGCTATTGAGCGCACGTGTTCGCTACCAAACAGCCAGGTGAAGAAACCCACGACGGCCGCGACGATGATGAAGACCAATCCTCCGTTCAGAGTCGCGTTCACTGAGGCCACCAGCAAAATGACGATCACGGCGAGAGCTATGAGAAACGACTCCTTGAACTTCAAGCTAGCCCCACCTTCTGTTTGCCGCCGAAGATGCGGTCGTAACCTTTGCGGTACGCGGGGGTCGCGACCTGTGGGGGTCCGTCGCTGGTCCCGCGCTTTTGAACCTCGAGCGTTTCGATCGGCGTCGCGGCGGGTTCGCTCTCGTGGCGGTAGTGCACGTTCACGTCATGCCACCCGTCAGAATCCGGTTCGCCTAGCGAAATGAGTTCGGCTCCTTTCGGGATAGGTTGCCCTTCCTTGAGTCCTCCGAAGACGCCGGTTGAGATCTCGTCACCGCGCCGGCGAATCGTCGAACGCTGGCCGGACGGTGTCTCAGGCCCTAGCCGTATCTGATCCTTCTTCATTGCAATTTCCCTCCGCAAAAAGGGCAGTGGTTGAAGACGGCGTACTGACCCCGCCGCGCGAAATAGACTACCTCGGTACCGGCGGGTTTGCCCGTCGCGCTGAACGAGAGCCCCTCGTAGATACCGATGGGCTTGTCGTCCTCCTTCGCGACGGAGAGCACGGCTGACATGAGTGCGCACCGGCGCTTCTTCGTGCAGGGACCTTTGTAGGCCGCGATGTGCGTCTCGGCGTGTTCGCGGAGCGTGAGTTTCTTCGGACGCTTCGGTGCGTTGATCGGGGTATCGGTTTTCACGGCGAACCTCCGCATATAGCCGAACATCCGACTTCGACGGCACCGACTACATCGCGCGCGCAGTAGATTTGAACATCCCACACCACGGCCTCGCGCCCGTCGCCCCACCACAACCACGCATGCAGCCGATCACCTCGAGTCTCGCCGACGAGCGCGGGCGCACGCGCTAACAGTACGTCGCGCTCCGCCCGCACGGCGTCGAGCTCGTTGAGCAACGCGGCAGCCTGATCCGCCTCGAGAACGGCGTAGTCGTGACGGTACTCGCGTATCGCCTTCTCGTTCTCCGGCGTCAGCCGCGGTAGGTTCACGGCCAAGTTCTCCCTCGAAGACGATTCGCTGCCGAGCGCGTTGCGAGTTCTTGTGCTTCGAGGCGCTTCGCTTCGCGGCCCACCACATCCGCAAGTATCTGCCGGAAGCCGACGAGCTCCAAGAGCGCGTCGACGGGCGGCTCATCAGACACAGGACCCCGCGGTGTCAGCGCGTCGAACGTGGCCGCGATCCCATTCGCGACATCCTTCGACACGAAAACACCGAGGATGTTACGGCCTTGCCAGAGAACGGCGAAACTCTCACGCCCTGAGGGGCCCTGATTCGACAGTTCTACGTAACAGGCTTCACCGCAGTAGAACCCATCGTCGTTGAGTCTTGAGTTGCGCATAGTTCCTCTTTCGTTCGGTTTCTTTCGAATTCGCGGAATTGACGTAGGGCTGCTAGTTCGACCGGAGATCGCGGATCAGAGCCGCCAGCTCGTGCCACCAGATGTTCTGCGGCGGCCGGTTCTGAAACACCGTCGCGAGCTTCGGGTACTTCGACCATACGATCGTTTCCTTCAGGTGCCGCGCCGCTTCCGTCTTCGCCGCTTCCTCCGCGTCTTTCATCTTTCTCGACCTCCGGATTGTAGATTGCGAAGCGCCGCCGCTGCTGCCGGTACGTCAGCGAGCGGAAGCGCTCGTTGTCTTCACGGCACGCATCGTCGAGCGTGTCGATGTTGTCGAGTAGAGCCCACAGCTCATCGCGCTGCTTGCAAATCTCGTTGTATGTGACCTCGGCCCGAGACGGGGTAGGCTGTTTTAGCGAAGGAGGCACCAACGTCGAACGACGCTTCAGACAATCGGCGACGTCATCCGCCATTGCTTCGATGCCGGCGTTGAAGCCATTTCGGTAGGCGATACGGGTAGCCTCGACACCGGCGACGGTCATCTGCGCTTTCTCACGCTCGAACTCCGCGGTGACACGATCGAACTCGCTCTTCATCGAGAGACGTTCGGCCTCGAGCGCGCGGGCGACGGCGGCGTCGCGTTCTTCTTTCAGATCTCGGTATCTCATCGTCTGCACTCGCAATGTTCCCGCGCGTGACGTTGCGCGATCTCTTCGGGGCTTTCGTAGACGAACGCCACGTACATCACGACCCACATCGTGACGAGAGCGACAGTCCAGAGCAGGATCCGAAATAGAACTCGAAGCAGCGTCATCGCTTTTTCGCGCGTTTGGGCTTCACGATGCCGAGCTCCGTTTCGAGGACGGCCGCGCCGCGTTCGATCGCCGCGCGAATCGCGTGTGACCTCGAGAGATGTGCTCCCGCGGCCCGCTCGGACATGACCTCGGCGATCCGATCCATACGTACGAGCAGTTCGTCGGAGAATCGAATGGCGCGGGGCTGTGTCATGCGGGAGTTACTCTGTATTAGCCCGTATCCGAAGTCAAGGGGGTCGCTGGCGTTTCGGGACTCGGCGTCAAAAATGGCAGGATACGATCGAGCCGAAGGACACCGCGACGTGCGGCGCTCGTCAACAGTACGGCCAGCTCGGCTTCACAATCACGCGATACTTCGAGCCGTGCGAACAGCCTAGGGTCTTCTATGACATCGCCGCTGTAGAAGTCTGCGCCTGAACCCAAAACTCGCTCTCGAATCTGTTTGGACATTTTCACTTCTCCGCTACGAGCATTTCTCGAGTCGCCTCTCGAATCACGCCCTTCTTTCGAAGTTGCGCGAGGAGCTTCTCGCCGGCAACCTTGCCGAGTGCCTCGATGACACTCTTCTTCGAGAGCGTCTCGTAGGTTTGCTCTTGAATGGCGAGCACCTTTCCGTCCTTCGTTTCTATGACCGCTCCGAGCCGCACGAGGCGCTTGAGCTCTGCGGAGCCTGCCTTCTCGAGTTCCCGGAACCTCTTGAGCATGTCGTAGAGCGCGCCGGCGCGCATCTCGAGCATCCCCTCGGGTGGAGGTTCGGTCGGGAGCGCGCACAGCGCGTTCGGGTCGATGGGCTCCAACATGAGCTTGTTCGCAGCCGCGGTGAGCACCTCGGCGCTCTCGACGAGAAGGTGTGCGGCGGCGGCAGGGCATCCGATGCGCGCCGGACAGCGTTTGCAGTATTCATCGGGGCGCAAGAAGCCCCCTCCGATACGATCGAACGCGGCGTGGAGCTCCTTCGCGTGGGCGCGCTGGTCTTCGATCTCGAACGGCTCCGCGTACACCATAGGGAGCCCCTTGCGATCCGCGTGGAAGATCCCAAGCTCTCCGTGCAGTGACGATCCGGCTGCGAGCCCGAGCGTGCGCAACTGCGGAACCGTTGCCGGACGTGCGAAGCGAACGTCTTCGTCTTTCGCGACCCAGCTCTCGAAGATACCCGTCTTGTGATCGATGATGACCCTGCGTTTCCGGTTGGCGTTCTGCGCAATGAGATCGATAGTGCCGGGCAGCTCGCCCTCATCGACGTCGTACACATGGTCCTCGTCGTGCGCTTCGATGGCGCGCGCCTTCCAGGTGCCGTCCGCTTGAGAGCGTACCGCGTACGCCGTCTCGATTTCAGCGATCTCGAGCTTCTCGCGGGTGAGCCAATTGCGGAGCACCTTCACGCTGCTCTTGACGTGCCCGGCGAGCTCCGCTCGGGCTTCTTTGACGTCGTAGCGCTTGGAGGCGCGATCAATTTCCTTCGTGTACGGCCCGACGCTCTTCTCGAGCGGCTTCTTCGCCGGCGCACGTAGACACGCGGCGAGTACCTGATGGAACGCTGATCCGTACCTCGCGGGTTCGCCGGGCTCATCTGGAACGGCCTCGAGCGCCGGATCGAACGGACGCTGGCAGAGGAGAAGCAATTCGGTTTTCGACGCGGACGGTTGGAGGCCCACTACAGCACCTTGACCTCTCCACGTTCCACTTGATCGGCGAGCACCTCAAGATTCGGGCTGACGGAGTACAACGAAGCGCGTGCCGTCGCTGCGGCCCACCGAATCGCGCGCGCTTGTGCCTCGCGCTCGCGAATGTTGTGCGCCGGTTGAGCCCAACAGACGAACGGAAGAAGCGCCTCTTCTAGGTCTCCTTTTCTACGAGACACCTCCTTCCAAACCGCGAATACACGCTCCGCCAATGCGGTCGCCGTTTCCGGGCGCGGGTCTGTGTCGCCCCGACAGAGAAGCGGCGTGCGCAACGGCTCGGATGGCTTGAGATCAGACGTGTTGGGTGGCTTGAGGTCGGGCGTGATCGTCAACGTGATCACACCCTCGGGGCTCGTGACGTGCTCTATCTTCACCGACTTCTCCTTTTCTCGACTCGAGACGCTTGGCGGCTTCGGCGCAACGATGTTGCGGGGCATGAGCCCCACACGCATCGCACGCGCGGCCTCTTCGTAAATGTACTGGCAACGGCGGCTGCTTGACCCGATGGTAGCGCGCGGAGTTGGAGGCGCGCATGCGCTCCCGTTCGACATCGGTAGGCGCACGACGGTTCGGTAAAGAGAAATTCTCCGGAGGCACTTTGCCGGGGAGCACACAACGGTGCGTCAAGCTTCTCGAGCCGCAAGCTTCACAACAGTAGGTAGTAGAGACGCGCCTTGGAGCGCTACTCGGCGCGCGCTCTTCTCGTCCCTTGCGATGAATGATGTTGAACGCCGTGCGCTCGTTGTACGTGCAGAAGTAGCTCGAGTGCTGCTGCGCTTCGCTGAACAACTCTAGAATACCGGCCTGGAGATCGATCACGAACGGGCGCTCCACTTCGGGCGATAGCGGTGAGGCGCCGCGATGAACCGCTTGTCGATGGGACCGAGCACTGTGAGCTCCGAGAGTTCAACGATCCACGCTTCTAAGACGTAACGCACTTCCACGTTCCTTTCGTTATAGAGACCGACGCGCACGATTTCTTCCTCCAACCCCTCCAACCTCGATTTGAGTTTTGGAGGGGCCGTAGAGAGACGGCAGAGAGCTCTGTACAATAATAGTTTGTAAACCCGATCCTAGGTTGGAGGGTTGGAGGATCTATTTTGCTACCGAACGCTTCTTCTTGAGAGGCCGAGGACCACGATACGCCGGGGAAAGATCGGGTTTCGGCGGCACAGCAGGCAGGTAGCGACGAGAGTCATCGGCGCCGCGCTGGACGACGGTCCACCCGATGGCCCGGAGCACTTTCCCCGCCTTGGTCTGAGCGGAGCGGTCTTGGATGTCCTTCCGCATGCCGATGGCTTTGGTGAGCAACTCTTCGGTCGTCACGCCCTTCACGGTGCGGTTGTGCTCGGCGAGCCAGTCGCGGAAGTGCTTCTCCCACGGCTCACGTTCTCGCCGCTTGTCGGCCTCTTCCGCCGCTGCCCTGAGCAGCTTCGGGTCGTGCAAGTGCCACGGCTCGTTCTTACGGTACCTCGCGAGAGCCTCGGCCCACAGTTGGTCGCGCTCGGCGCGCACCGTCTTGAGATCGACCTTCTCGACGACCACCGGTTGAAAGCGCCGTGAGCCGGTCGGGTCGTTGAGATAGCCTTCGCTCGGATTGACGGTCCCGACGAAGATGCACTGCCTCGGGAAGTCGATCGTCGCCTTGCCGTACGAAGGGCGGTAGCTGTCTGTAGTCGACGAGACGAACGCCTTCACGCGCGAGAGCTCCACACGTCCGAGGGCATCGAGCTCGCTCCACTCGATGATCCATCGACGTCGAAGCGCCTGGTAGCCATCCTTGGTGCCCGGCGTGAACAACGTATCGAGGAACCAGAGATCAGAAGCGAGGATACGGAAGAGCGTACTCTTGCCGGCGTTCTGCGGCCCCTCGAGCACGAGCATCGTGTCGACCTTCTCGCCCGGCTTGAAGACTCGAGCGACGGCCGACAAGAAGAAGTTCTTCGTGACAGCGCGCACGTAGGGTGTGTCTTCCGCGTGCGCGACGCGAATGAGAAAGTCGTCGATGCGTGGTTTTCGATCCCACCGCAGATCGTTCAGGTAGTCGCGCACCGGGTGCGAGTTCCAACGATCGGCTATGAGCTGCACCGCTTCTTCAACGACGCTCGTGTGGATCGGACAGTTGTACTCTCGCGTGATCCACGCGACGGCGCGTCGAGAGTCGTTCTGGTTCCAATCGCCGAGTGTCGTATCCTCCGGCGCCGTGTCCTCAGCCCACGGCGGTTCCTTCTTCTTGACGACAACGCCGGCGAAGGCGTCGTACGCGATCACGTTGTGCCACTCACTCCGATGCGTGAGGATAGCAACGGCGTTGCTGAGGCACGGTACGTACTTCTCCTTGTTCTTGAGCAGACACGTATCCCACGGAGCTTTCTTCGCCAATGCTCAGAGCCCTTTCCCGAATTTCGACGGTTTCGACGGTGAGAAGCGATGCTAACCCCGAGCAGCGCTGACGGTCAAGCCTCTCTACGCAGGGCTTGTTCTGCCTGTAAACATTTGTTACACCTACCGGTATGCCTGAAGCCGAAGTCATGGTCGCCACGCGCGTGAGCAAACCGCTCCACGCTAAAATCCTGAAACGACAACGCGCGTTGAAGAGCCTCACCGGCATCGAGCCCAGCGTCAGCGCGGTCGTACGAGCGATGATCGAAGAAGCGGCATCGAACGACGAACCGAAAAGACGACGCTCGAGACGCGCTGAAACGATGGTTTCGGCGCGATGAGTGTCACGGCGGTCACGTCGATAAGCCGCCCCTCCACTCGAAGTTCCGCACGAAGAAGCCCCACGGCAGGCAACCGTGGGCAAGGGAGCAAGTGGCTCTGGTTCGTAACACGTCGTCGAATCTACGAGCGAGATCGTTGGCGGTGCGTGTGGTGCCATTGTGGAGTAGCACAGCTCGGCATGCGCGGCGTCGAAGGTGTGTCCGTCGACGGCGTCGTGTTCACCGATGGGATGCAACTACGGCAAGCTTCGATCGATCATGTCGTACCGCGCTCGCGTGGAGGATCGAACCGTCCGAGCAACCTCATCACCTGTTGCATGCAATGCAACATGGCTCGAGGTGAACGTAGCGTACCTGCATTTGCGATAGTGCTCTGCGGCGTCAAAGATTCGGCGCTCGTGCGCGGGCTCCTCAAACACCTCGAACCCGTCCAACGGATCGTGCGCCGAGTCCGCGCGGCACAGAAACGCAAACTACCTCTCGGGAGAAAAGAAGAATGCCTAAAAGCAACTGGTTGAACCCTCGAACGGTTCTCGTGACCTCCTTCGTCGTCTCGACGATCTTAGGTCTCTTCGTAGCGGTAGCGATGGCCAAAGGATGGCTGTAGCCCATGCGCGATGAACTCATCGGGCGCTTCGTGTTCGTCGGTACCCAACCGGGGATCGTGAAAGAAGTCACGCCGGAGGTGCCCGCTACGGACACGACGCCTGCGATGCCCTCCATGCTCAAGGTGAAGCTCTACAACGTGCCGAACAAGATGCGCGACGACAACGTCATCGTCGAAGTGGAGCGAGCTTCGAAAGAATGGCGCTTGAAGTACCCAGACCCGGAAGTGAGACGAGCATGAAGCGCACAACGCTCTACTGGTGGTTGCGAATGATCAGCGCGTGGCTCGGGGCGCACGTGGTGGTTCTGAGACTCTCCCGCGACGTGCTCCTCGCGGTGTCCGCAGCCACGCTGCTCGGCTCGTTTATGAATTGGGCCGAAGTAACGTTTCGTCCGGAGCCCAAATGATCTGGCTAGTGCTCTACGCGCTCGGCACCCTCGGGTTCGGCGGTCTCTTATTCGCGCTCGGACGTGACGACCACTCGTGGCCGGTGTTGGCGTTGATGGCGGTGGGGTGGCTGCCGTTGATCGTCGTGCTCGGGCTCATCGCGCTCTTGGCGAAGCTACTCGGAGACATGACCTGATACGCACGTCACCCCGTTCAACTTCGAGTTCACGTAACCGGAAAGTAAGGAATGAAAATGAATCACATCAAAATACTGTACATCGCGCTCATCGCATTGTCGGTCGGATGCTCACCGTCCGAAACCTCCGACACGCTTACTGCCGCCAAGAGCGCGCTGACATCGGACGCCTCTCCGCCGATCACGGTGTCCGTGGTACCGAGCGCGGCCACTGTTCAACTCGGAACTGATTTTCAATTTTCGGCCACCGTTACGAACGCGCAAGACACTTCCGTTGCCTGGTCTCTCTCGGAGAGCCCGGGGTGCGGGACGATCTCATCGTCCGGCTTGTACTCAGCTCCGACCAGCGCACGCAGCCCATGTCACGTCGTAGCGACATCCAATCAGGACCCGTCGAAGAGCGGCTCGGCAGCCATCACGATGTCTTCGGGAAACGGAATGAGCTCGGGATGTGGGCTCACCGGGATGCGAACCGGCACGTTTCACATGGCCACTAGAGACGGTAACTTCCTTCGCCGTGATTTCATGGTCATGGTGCCCGCAACGTACAACCCGACAGTCCCACTCGATCTCACGTTCGTGTACCACGGCCTGAACCAGAACGAAGCTATCGCTGCAAGCTGGGGTATTCAGAACACGCCCGGCGCCGCTGCCGCGAGCATCTTCGTATTCCCTCAAGGACGCCAAATCGGTACCGACGGAATCGGTTGGGATGACTCTTGCGGCGGGCACGACATGCCTTTCTTCGATCGCATGCTGTTGATCCTCGAGAGTAGCTACTGCATCAACACCCAGAAAATCTTCGCCGCCGGGTTCTCTTGGGGCTGCGATCAAACCGTAGCTCTCTCGTGCTGTCGTGGTGACATCGTCCGTGCGGTCGGTGCGGCATCGTGCTCGTATGCCTTCAATGATCCGAGTGACTACACGACGTACATGAACCTCGCATGCCCCACCGCTACCAACGCGGCCTACCGTTTCACGCACGATTCAAACTCCGATGGCGCGTACACGCTCCAAGAGTTCCAGTCGACCAGCGCTCTGATGCGATCCTTCAATTCGTGCGCAGCGACGTCCACCCCGACGTCCCCGAGCCCGTGCGTGTCCTACGACACGTGTACTCATCCGGTCGTCGAATGCGCGTACTCAGGTCTCGGGCACCAGCTTCCAGCAGGCTGGGGCACCGACACCTGGAACTTCTTCAACAGCCTCTAGCGAAACCACGAACGGCGCGAGCAGACGACACCTGCGCGCGCCGTTCTCTAGAAATAAAAATGCCCGAGAACACACACCGCCCGAACGCTCCTAGCGGCGTTGCTTCTATGAAGCTCTGCGAGAAGTGCGGGCCGCTCGTGTTCCGAACCGATCTCGACACGCTCGAGAAATTGCGCGAAGAGCTGTGCCCCGTGTGCAAGGCGCTCCTTCGGCTCCACACCATCGGGAAGAACCAGACCGGCGGCATACGCGCAGGCTCTATACGCGGCGGCCTCAACAAGCGCGAGGCGAAGCTGCTTCGGAAGTACGGAAACCGCGTCTGATGAAAGACACGCCTCTCACCGTGACCCTCTGGAACTCCTTCTCACGCGGCCGGCGTGAAGAACGAACCTGGCGATCGTTCATCGACATCTTCGTGCGAGAGCCCGAGGTCGCGCGCGACAAGCGCAAGGTGGCCGGCTTCTCCCTCGGGGCTTTCCTCGAGAACCGGCGCTCGCTCCCTCGAGTCGAGAGAGTTCATGCGCTCATTCTCGATTTCGACAACGGCGACACGACAGTGAAGCAAGCCGCGCATCTACTCCCCGGCGTGCAAGGCGTGACCTACACAACATTCAGACACACACCCAAACATCCGAAGCTGCGTCTCATCTTTCGCCTCAGCAGGCCCGTCGACGCCGACGAGTACGCGCGCGTCTGGGTTTGGGTAGCCGACAAGATCACGAAGGCGAAGCGGGTCCTCGACGAGTCGACGCGAGATGCGAGCCGCTTCTGGTACCTGCCGAGCCATCCGCCGGGGGCGACGTACGAGTGGCAAGAGATCGATGGGAAGCCTCTCGACGTAGCGAAGGCGTTGAAGGAATCGAAAGCCACACACACCCGTCCCTTTCCAAGCCCCGGCAAGGCACGTGAGCGCAAGCCTCTGGCGCCCCTGCCTGGAAAAGGGCGGGTGTGTGTCGATCCCTCGGAGGCCGATCAGACCTTCTTCGGACGCGCGTTCGTGCACGCCAACATGGCCTTCGAGCTCCTCGACAACGGCGCGCTTCCCGTCACCTGCCCGTGGGCGAAGCTCCACACGAGCGGCGACGACGGCGATTCGTCGACGGTGATCTTTCCCGCGACCACCGAGGCCGGCTGGGGTCTCTTTCACTGTTCTCACGCCCACTGCGTCGGGCGGACGACGGCCGACCTCCTCGATGCCTTGCCCGCTGAGGCGCTCGAGAAGGCCCGGCACGAGCACGGCCGCGGGATGATGAGGGTGCGGGTGATCGACGGCTGGGCGCAACGGCTAGAGGCCCTGCCGGAGTTCCCGGCGCTCGACCGGCTCATCTTGAAGTGCCGCCCGCGTGGGGGAGGCGCCGTCTTTACGATGACGGTGAAACTTGGAAGCTCGATGCACACCAACCACCTCGGGGCCGCGCCGTTGCCGTTGTTGATCGGACGGCGTCTCGATGTCTCTATGGAGGGCCGGACGGTGAAGGCCGCTCGACTCGTCGTCGAGCCTTTCGATCGAAAGACGGCGCGAGCGCGCGGGGCGGCGATTCTCTCGGGAGCCTCGGCGGGGGATCTGATCGCCGATGCTGACTTCGATTTTCTGTTTCAGGTATTGTGCCTGAGCTCGCGCCCCGAAGAGATGATAGGCCCGGGCGTTCGAAGGATTCGTGTGCGTGAAGACGAGCGTGGGAAGTGCTTTGAGGTCGTGCGTGTCGACGGGTCCTGCGTTGATCTTGGAAGGAGCTTGAGCGGATGACGACCGATGAGAAAATGAAGATGAACGTCGAGACGACGATTTGGATCGTGGGGATCCTAATCATCGTAGGGCTGCTTGCCGTCGTGTATTTTTGGGGCAAGGGCCTTCGCAATGGGACGTGCACCGAGATGTGCCGCCCTGCGCAGTTCGACTCAGGTCAAGATGTGAACGGCGGTTGTCTTTGCATCGGTAGCGACAAGGTTCTTCGCATCAGGCCGGCGCCGTGACGACCGAAGAGCGATGGGAGCGTGAGAGGCGTGCGCGTGTTCGCGCTCGTGCTCGAGATACGAGTCGTGAGTTTCACGTCGTGTTGAACGTGTGGCTTCAAGAATCGCACCTATCCGGTGACAGTCGGATCCCATCTGAGAATTATTTAGGGCCGCCTAAGCGCAAGGGACACCAGTGATGTGGAATCCGATCACCGAGATGATCATTCAACTCGTACAGGTTGAAGAGGGGCTAGATCGGTTGCAGAAGATCGTCGATGAGTCCTCAGCGCCGAAGTCGGCGGAGTTGTTGAGCGCGCTGCTCGAGGCGACCGCGCATCTGTTGAAGATGGGTCGAACGGTCGAGGCGACCTTTACCGCGACGGTGTGGGTCGAGCTCATTCGAAGGGCGAAATGAACTACCTGCTCTCCGAAGTCGAGGAGCCCATCTTCCAAGCGCTCGAACGTCTCGTCGCGAAAGACATCGGGCTCCGACCGTTCGTCCACGTGTCGAAGGTCGGGCGCCCCGACGTCTTCGTTCAATTTGCGCGGCTGGTCCGGAACGGCGTTCTCTGTTTCGACGTGCCGAAACTCGAAATCGTGCTGGCTCCGACGACGCCTGCGGATGGGGCTAAACGCGCGGTAGTAGTGCTTTACATGGATCTGGGGGTGAGCATGGACGAGCGTGTTCTCATCCGCGAAGAGGAGGGTGGCTCGGGCGGCAAAGGCATTCCTTTTTGGAAGAGACCGTGGCTGCGCCCCGCGTGAGTTGACTTTTGACTACGGTTGTAATACCTCCAAAAGACGATGGCAGCCAAAGACGAGAAGGCGAAAGAGCGCTGGGTCGGCTGGACGCGCGATGCGATGACCGCGTACACGGAGCCGGACGACATCAAAGATCTCGACGATCTCGTCGACGACATGGTGGACACCTCGGTCGCGTACGCCAACGCGATGGCCGAGGAGTTCGATCATCTGTTCGAGAACGCCGGCGCTCGAAAGCGTCGGGGTAAGGGGAAGGGTCGGAGCCGTAGATCCGAGCCGGACCCGGACGATGACGACGACGATGACGACGATGACGACTGAGACGCCGTCGGGGGCTTTTCTCGCCCTCACGCTCTTGCTGCTCGTGCTGGTGGGTCTCCCGACGGCCTACACGGTCGTAGTGCTGTTCGGACTGAATAAGCGGTCCGAGCAGGCGGACGAAGACAAGAAGGAGTGAGTCATGGCATCCAAGAAGAAAAAGAAGTCCTCGAAGAAGAAGGCGCCTGCGAAGGCCGCCAAGGGGTCCTCGAAGAAGAAGTGCACCGTGTGCCGCAAGCCCGGCCACAACGCGCGCAGTCACAGGGCCGGTTCCAAGAAAGCTCTGTGAGCGCGTTCATCGGGGACGTGAAGGGGCCGCGCCACAACAGCCCGGACGAGGCGGCTGGTGTGTGGTGCAGCCCCGGCAACGTCGAGCTCACCGTGGTTGGGGATCAGGGCGATCCTGACTACGCCTCGGGTACCGTCAGACGAAGCCTCGATCCGATTGCCGCGCGGAACCTCGCCGCGCTCCTTGTGCGCGCCTCTGAGGAGGCCGAGCGCATGGCCGAGCGGAAAGACCGCGAAGCCCGACAACCGAACGGAGACCTCGCAAGATGAGCAGCAAGCGTCAGAAGGCCAAAGATCTAATCAACCTCGCCCTCGATGGCGACAACGACGCCAACGAGCGAGCTGCTGCGGCGATGCGGGCCGTGAAGATCATCGCCAAGTACGATCTTCTCGCCAGTCCGCTCGATGGGATTCTCGATAGCGGCAACGAGACCGTTCAAGCAGCGGGGGACATCTTCTCGAGGCTCACGGACCCGACGCTCTTGAACAGCCTCAAGAAGGTCGCGAGCCATGTCGGTCAGGCACGTCGGAGACGGCGGTGAGGGTTCGCCGCAGGCCGCGCCGTAGTAAGAAGGCGCCGATTGCTCGCCCGCGCGTGCGGGGCGGTACTTGGCTCTCTAGGGCGGCTGAGGCGTATCACCTGAATTCACGAAGGCTCATCGGATCGATCTCGAGAGAGTGCGCGCTCGGAAATATCTCGAACGCCAAGGCGGCTCGATTGATCCGTCAGGTTGAGGGGCAGTGGAGCCGGATGCACGACTTCTTGGACAAGGTGGGCGCTGAAATCGACGACGGGGTCTCTTGAACGGTGGAACTATGGCTCGCTCTTCCTCTCGTGGTGCCGTTTGCGGTCCTGCTCGTCTTGCTTCGACGAAGGCGGCGCTCGCGCTTTTGAAAGAGTGGCCTTTAGAGCGTCAGATGAAAGAAGGAGTCCTCGTGAAGCAACACATACCGAAAAAGGACCCCCGTCGTCTTTCGAAACGTATCCGTTTCGCGAAACGTCATCGTCGGATGACGTTCAAGCAGTTGGAGGCTCGTGGCAAAGAGTTCGAGCGCATGGCATTCCAGAAGCGCTTCGAGCTTGAAGTATTTTACCGCGGACTCAGTCACAAGAAAGACGAGGCCATCGAGAAGGCCGCTAGGCGCCCCTCAGAGGGCTCTGGGATGATGATCGCGACGGAGCTCCGTGACATGCGCTTCGAGTTTAAATCGGAAGCCTCCGCGCTCGCCGCCGCCGGTCGGATCAAGGCGACCGTGCGTGGCGCGCGTTGCATGCTCCGCAGCTCGAAGCGGGTCTGATCTTTTGGGGTGTCGACTCTCCGCGCCCCAGCCTCGACTACGTTGCAGCTAGAAACCTGGCGACGAACTCAGCCGCGTGCGCCTCGAGCTTCGCTTCGACCGTCTGTAGGAGCTGCTTCGTGTGTGGGGTCTCGGGCAGACGCCATCGAGCGCCGTCGTCGACGACCAGCTCGATGGCAGCGGCGCCCGAGTCGTCGAACACCTGCACGCGCCACTGTAAAATCTGGCATTCGTACACGGGGCCCTTGCGGGTGTGATGCGCCGTAGTCCACTGGATTTTCCCGTTGCGTGCTTGGAGCTCCAACGTCGATACGATTTTGACCCAGTCCTCGTGCGTTGCGCGTTTCGTCATCTGTCCCTCCCTAGTCATTCGACCATCGATACTGTTGCCACATCTCGTCGAGCCTTTTGACGAGACCTTCAAGCTCGGACGCCGCGCGTTTGAGGAGCTCGGCGTCTTCGGGATGTTTCTCAGCCAGTTCTCGAAGACTCGATGCTGTTTTGAGTTCGGGATCTCTCACTTCGCCGCCGGTTTCTTTGGGGGAGGTGGGGGCTCGTAGATTACAGCGCGGAACCCGTACTCGAAGACCTTCGCCTTCGAGTTCTTGGTCCACTCGGCCCAGCCTTCGAGCGGCTCTTTGAACAGAAGGTGCCGTTCGCCTTTCTTCGTGTCGATGACGACCCAAACCTGTTCCGGAACTCCGGACGGTACGAGGACGCTCACGGGCGCACCTTGCGCATCCCGCTCGCGCGGGTGGCAAGCTCGAGGCGGTCCAGGGTTCCGGCGAGTGACGGGTGAGTCAGTATGTCGAACGGAGAGTTCGGTTTGATTTCAGGTACCCACGCATCTGCGACGACGCATGCGATCTGTTCGATCTCTTCAAGCTGTCGTATACGCACGAGTATAGGGCTTGGCGATACTGAGGGCGCGTGTCCTTGAATTTCGCACAAGTAGGATCGTCTCCCGAGAATCGTACACGGGCATTCTTTGATGTTCATGAGGTTTCTCGTTTCGCTGCGATCCGTTCGTAGCGCATGACTTTCACGCGCCACTTCTTCTCGAGGGTCTTCGCGCGCTTCAATCGGGTCTCGGCGCGGGCGAGCATCCGCGCGGCGTGCGCGGCGCGCTGTTCGACGCGCTCGGCGGTCGCGGCCTTTTTCTTGGAGGCGCGTTCCTCTTCGGTTGAAAATACGCGCTTGGGGTAGTCAAGCCCTGCTCCGAGGGCGGTCTCGAGCCATGCGTCGAGCCTGTGATCGAGCTCGTAGCAGAGCACGCGGCCTTTTTCGTTGGCGGGGTTCGGGTCGAGCTCGACGCCCCAGAGCTCCTTCGCCGCGCGCGCGAGGGTTCGACGGAAGCGCTCGTTGTGGTGCGTGCGCGAGGGCAGCGCACAGTGGACGAGCTCGTGAACGATGGTCTCGAGCACCCACGCGAGAGAAGCTGACGGTGAAACTCGGATTCGAGCGAGACGGTTGCCGTGCGCGAGACCACCGGTCGCGAACGCCGAGTACACGATCTTGACCTCCGTCTTCGCGATCGAGTACGGGCAGTCGTGGAAGACCGGCAGCGCTTTTACCTGCTCGACGAAGGCGGGGATGTCGAGTGGGAGCCATTCTCGAATCAGCCTTCGACGGTCACGGGCGACGCGATCTATGGCGGTGAGGTGGGAGTGGCGTGTTGTCATTGAATCCCTACGTCGTCGATCAAGAGGGTCACGGGTCCGGAAGCGTTCAACGCGAATCCGAAGATCTGGACGTCTTTCGGAGCGAATCCTGGGGTTGATGGGGCGTCGAAATCGAACTCGAAGCACGTCCAGTCCCCTGGCGTGAGAGTGATGTCGCGATCGGCTCCGTAGTCGTTTCCGTTCGACACGTAGGCGAGCACGTTGAGGGGACCGCCAGCCTCGAGCTTGAGCCACACGGAGCCCCGGCGGCCTTGGAGGTCTCCTAGACTCTCTGGGAGCACGAGCCATCCGTGTGGCGCGTCTGGCGTCTCAAATCGAACGGCCCCGTCGGCGGCGTGTCCCTCCGGGCTCCAGGTCGCCGTTTCGAGGTAGGGTGGTCGGTACTCCCACTGCTCGAGGCTCTGATCGAAACCCCAGTGCCTCACCAGCCGTTCTCCGGAGCAGCCGAGCGCGGGCCCGGAGGGCGTGGTGCCGGCGTCTACGCCGCCCTCGCTCGGCGCCCCGCCATCTGGCATCGAGACGCCCCCCTCGGGCGCGGAGAGCTCGGCTTCGAGCCCCATCGGGTAGTAGCCGATACGCCCGCAACCGAGGGCGAGAAAGGCGGTCAAGAGGCTCATGCGGGGCATCGTGTTCAGTTTTCTCCTACCGGCTCGCATCGATCGGCGAACCAGCCGCACGATCCTACGCACCGGTAGTTGAACCACTTCCCTGCTATTTCGGTGGGCCCCGCTTGCCGTTGGTCGAGGGTTCGAGTGAGTTTCGAGCCGCACTTCGGGCAGACGCCGGCGTCGATCTTCGCGTCCTCGGCCTTCATGTCGCGAATCACGTCGTCGGCTTCGGCTTCGGATACCCCACCGGCAAGAAGACCGGCTCGGTAGTTGTCGTACTTGTCTTTGATCGCAGCCATCAACCGACCTCGAGCTCGGCGGGGAGCCCGATCTCCGGATCGTCGCGCACCTCGGGGAGCTTCTCGCCTCCGATTATCGGCACCCCACCCATTTGGATGCGCTGTACGACCCAGTATAGGATCCCCATCTTCTTGAGCCCGTGCTTCTTGCGCTCGCGGAGGTAGCGATCCATCCCTTCGCCGTCGACGACGCGCTTGTCGTTCGCCATTTTGCCCACCTCGCGGAGCACGACGATCACCGCTCCAGGGCACTCCTGTGCCTTTGCGCCGGTCTTCGCGCCGACTGCGACGTGATCCGGATGCGACGGGTCGGTCAGGTGGCAAGATTGCGGCTGCCCGCCCCCTCGAATCTGGTTCCAGAGACGGCGCAGGTTCGATTTCTTGTAGAAGCCGAACTTGTGAGGCTTGCCGTGGTTCGATTTGCGCCACGGGCACTGCGCGCACGGAGTCGTTTTGCTCATCGTTTACCCTTCGTCGCCATCAGGAGGGCCTCGAGCTCGGCAACGCGCGCCTTCAACGGCTCGACTTGGGCGGCCTCCGCTTTCAAAGCCGTGACTTCGGCGCGGAGCTTCGTGATCTCGAGCTGTCGGCGCTCGAGGAGCGGGGTTAGTGTCTGACGTGAAGAGCTCATCGCTTCACCCGTGCGAGCTTGACGCCCTGTTCGAGCTTGTCGGCGCCTTGAGCGATGCAAAGACGCATGGCTTCGGAGCGTGTGATGGGGCTCACGCCCGGCTGCGACATGCGACCCGCGATCTTGTCGATGCGCGCGATCAAGGATTTCGGAAGACGGATTGCCGTCTGGATCTGCTGTTCTTGTTTTTCTGCCATTTGGTTCAATGTTCCTGTCGTCGTTTTGCGATTCTGGTTCGAGCCTCGGCCTCTTCGTCCTTGGCCATGTCGGAGGCCATCTTCGAGAGTTCGTGTAGGAGCGTAGCCGGTGACTGGTGCGGCTCGTAGGTCTTCTTGAGGCGAACGGTCACATCGACGAGCGCGATCTCGAGCACGTCTTTCCCGAAACCCTCGCGTCTGAGAGCCTCGATGACGAAGCTGAGGCGATCGGATGCTTCCATCACCTGCGCTACCTGATCCGGCGTGTGCGCGGCGCGCTTGGCGGAAGGTTTCGATCGCATGGGCCTTTGAGGTACCTCGATGCGATCTACGGCCTTCTTGCTGTCCCTGCGCCATTTCGCGCACTGAGCCGCGTGCTCGTAGATGCGCGCTTGCCTTTCGTCTCCGTTGCTTCGAGCGATTTCGGCTTTTGTCTCATCGATCGCGATGTCGATGTCGGCCTCGTTCGTTTTCATGCCGGATGTTGTCAGGATCGCCGGTACTCGACCCCCGGGGAGCTTCGACTCGCACGAACGGCAAAAGAAGATCGCCGCGGACGGTACTGGGTTCGAGCAGAACCGGCACGCAGGTTTGGGCGCGACGCTGGGGAGGCTCACGGCGAGTCCTTGCTGGCTTGAATGGTGGTTGAGGCTTGCCCGTAGGCGTCTTGGATGTCGCCTCCGAAGAACAACTGCGTGGCGTTCAGCCCCGTGGCTGCGTCTGGGGTCCTCACGACTACCTGGAATTTGCCGGTAGGGCTCATTCGAGTGTCGTACGAGCACCTCGGGTTCGCGCGCATCCACTCCGTGAAGATCTTGAGCGTTCGCGCGGCAGCATGCGCCATCACGATGTCGAGTTGCTCTTCGCGCGTAGGCATCGCGACAACCGTGAGCCCTCGCTTGTGGAGTTCTCGAACGAGCCTGGACGCGAGATCGATGAAAGTCTCCTCGGGATCCTCCGCGAGGGCCTTTTGATCCGTCGCGGTGATTGAATCACGGAGGCTTGCTGCGAGATCACGTGCCGTACTGTTAGGGCGGCGCGCACTCCCTCCTGTTTTTGAGGCTTGATCGGACTTCTTGACGTTCATGATGCTGTGCTTTCGTTGTTTGGGAGTTTTCGGGCGACCCTGCGGCAGGCGGCACGGGCCCCCTTCTGGCTTTTGCTCGTGCCCCCTCGAATGAAACCCGTTTTTGAGTGCCCGACGCGCCAGTTCCAGACGCCAACGGGATCTTCGGTAATCACGGCGACGGTGCTGGTGCGCGCGTCGCGGGCCCACTCTTGGCGCGTCCACCAGTAGGTGAAGGCTTTTTCGAGCTTGGGGGCCCCACGGCTCATGCGGCCTCCAAGGCTTCGCTGTCGGTCGCCCGTAGAAGAACGACGGCGAGGAAGCCGATGACGAACCCGCCGATGTGGCAGCCGAAAGAGACGTTCCCGGAACCCCCCGTGAAGGCGTTCCAGATGTTGAGGCCGGCGAACGCGGCCACGAACCCGAGGAGGCGGGGGTAGAGCGCCCCGGCCACGGCGAGGACCCCAAAGATGGCCCCCGAGGCGCCCACGAGGGGGTCGGTTGAACCGGGGGCCACGAGGACGTGCGCGAGGCCCCCAAAGACGCCGGCAGCCAGGTAGAGGGCCAAGAAGCGGAGGTGTCCGAGGCGGCCTTCCACGAGGGTCCCGAAAATGGCCAAAAAAGCCATGTTTCCAACGATGTGGGTGAGGGCCCCCGGGTCGTGGAGAAAGAGGCTCGAGATGAGGGGGCTGAGGGCGCCCGTCGACATAAAAGACCTGGGGACCAGGCCGTACACCTCGCAGGCCGGCAGGCCGCCGGCACCGAGCTCGAGGGAGTAGGCCGCGACGTTGGCGAGGATGAGGGCGACAGTGAAGAGGGGCATCCGGGGGCGCATGCGAGGTCTTACGCAGAATACCCCCTCCGCATCCCCCGGTCAAACAACAGAAACCGACGTCAACCAATCTTCCAGTTTGGGCGTAATTCGTATTTCGGTGGTTGACGAGGGGATACGAGGAGGGCATCTTGCGTAGGACCCGATATGGCAACGCACTCGATGAACGAATACCGCCGGGCGGCCTTTCAGTTGATGGCTCGGCAGAATCGCCGTTTCGGCGGTGCGGGGCGCCCTACGATGAAGACCTACTTCGAGGGCGACGTGATGGGTCGGGAGATGGCTATCACGCTGGCCCGTCTGGGCTGGCTGACGCGGCTGGCCGGGCGAAACGGTAGGCCGTCTCAGGTGACTCTAACCGATGCGGGGCTGTGGGTTCTTGGGGGCGCGTCGTGAGCACCGTCGAAGACAAGCAGGCCGAGATTCCGGACCTCTTGGCGCAAGCCAAGGCGCTCGTCGCGGCCCTGGAATGCGCCGAATCGTGCGAATCCGAATCGGACTTTCAGGACAACGTCAGCGAGGCGCTCTCGCTCGCTCGCAGCATGAGCGTGGATTTGATTCTGCTCGCAAAAGACGCTTGAAATGATCGAATTGGAGCTTCGGCGGCAAATCGAAAAAGTGGCAGTCGCCTACGAACGCTCGATCGAGACGGTCGAGGTGGCGTACTCGGGCGGACCGACTCAGGACGGCGGTTGGGGTTGGTCCGTTCGAGTCGCGGCTGTAACGAAGAAGCACGGGGCCGGTAGAAGGGTGCTGGCCTCGGCTAGTTTTGCTTGGCACGAGACGCTGGTGGGCGCCGTCGAAGAATCGATCCGCAAGGCCCCATTCTACAAGCAGGAGAAACCGTGAATCGCGTTCGGATCATCGTTCGTGCGTGCCTGTGCGGCCGAAAGGCGGCCGGGATAGACGAGTGCTACGGCAGCACCCGGGCGCGCGATAGCGGCTTAGGGTGCCCATGGAGGGCATCGTTGATGCACCCGCTCGACGAGCCCGATGGGCTCCAAAAGCTCGCCCAGTCAGATCTTCCGGTTCGCGATTTCGCCGATCAGTAGGGGATGTTGTTGAGGCGCTTCGCGTAGGACAAGACATGGCCCAAACTGAACTCGAAGACCTGTCGCCTTCCCAGAAAGAGTACCTGCACCTCGCCTACGTGCTCCAGAAGGCGAATGGGTGCGTAGACGCTCGCGGACGCGAGAGCTCTTCCTTCAAGTCCGGGATGAGACGCCTTGTCAAATTCGCGCTCGCTACCGAGCGATTCTCAGGCGTGTTCGATTTGACGGTGCTCGGGTCTAGGATCGGAGCCGACATCGAGGCCCAACGCGCCGAAGCCAAACGTAAGCGCATCGAAGCACGTGCGAAAGAATCGATTTGATGGCGCATTTTCCCTCTCAGATCGACGTCGACTTCTACCTCTCAAAGCAGAAGTTGCCGGCATGGGCTCAGAAGGTTCAGGCGGCCCGAGAGGCCAAGTTGCAACGAGCCTCGTGGAGCGTCGATGCCGCAGAGGGGATCGAATTCATCGTGAATGCCCACGCGGGCGTTCGAGGCTCCGACGGCGAGCGCGCGGCGCACAACCTCTTGGCCATTGTTCGGGGCTACCGTCGAAGGAAGGTCGATCTGGGGGCCGAGTTGCGCCAGTTGTCGACCAACCCCGGATGCGCCATCAACCCGGAAAAGCGGGCCGCGTTCGCGAGGAAGTGGGCCAGGCGACTCGGGGCGATCTGAGGGAAGGTATTGAATACCAGTGGGGTACAACTAGGCATGGCTCACCAAATCATCGGAAACGCGACCTCCGAAACTGTCACCCGCAGCGATATCGTCGAGCTCCGAACCGTGGCCAGAATGGCCGACGATGATGATATGGATGACATCTGTGGGAGGGCGCTCGAGGGCGACGAGGACTCGATCCGTCACTGCGAGCGCGCTATCGCTCACCTCGTTGTAGTAGGTCTGCCGTGATGGCATCCAAGGCCCCCGTCGTCTCTCGCCCGACTCTCATCGGGGTCGCCCCACCTCGAGCGGGTAGCGCCCCCGAGCCTACCCGGAGCCTGACCCCTACGGGGCGCTACCGGATGAAGCCGGCGACCGTCGAGACGACCAAGCCGTTGCCTCACCTGCACGGCTTTCGGTACTCGGAACTCGAGTTCGAGCAGCAGGTGTTCCTTCGGAGATTAAAGTCGTGGGGTCTCGCCCGCGTGGTCGACAGGATCGTGCAGATCCGCAAGTCGGCCGACGTCGGCTACGAGATCCCGTACGCAGAGGCCGTAGCGACCGCGAAGATCTTCGGGTTCGAGGTGCGGTCGTGAGTATCGAGAAGACCTACCTCTCACGTAAAGGCCGTGAGCTTTTGCAGAATCGAAGGATTGTTGCGGGTCAGCGAATCTGGTCGGGCGACACCATCGACGGTTTCCTGGTCGTTTTCTGCGATCAAGTTGATGACGGGTTCTACGCCACGCTCTTTGCCTCTCGCGAGAATGGTAGGATCGTTGCTCGTTCGCTTGGAGGCACGTGGCTCGGAGCGACTTACGACTTGGAGCCCTCGTTGATCGCGGTTTGGCTGGATGCGATAGCGAACACGGCCTTGGGGCAGGTGCGGGCGTGAGCCAGCTCGTCCCTGACTTCCAGTGGCGATCGATCGTCAAGGTGACCCTCCACGGTTACTCGGAGAGCTCTGGAATGAATGGGCGGCGCGCCGTGCGCTACATCGCTGTCATAGGTGACGACTCGGTCGATGCGGAAGTCCCGAAGCTCGGGCCTATTCTCCAAAGCGACGTCGGCGGATGCCTAGTGATCGATTTGCTCGAGGACGATCGTGTCGAAGTCTACATCGTCGGGACTCGAGGTTCGGATCGCTCATCGGCGCCGAAGGCGGCCGTATGAGAGCCGCAGCCAAGATCGATCGAAAGCTCCGCTCGACCGCCGACGAGGCCAGCAAGAGTTACGACCCCGACGCCCGCGCCATCGCGGCGGTGATGGTGAAGCACTACGGCGACGAATCGGAGGCTGTCCTCAAGCGCGCGGCGCTGTTCTTGGACGACGCACGAAAGGCTAAGCGATGAAGAAACAGGAAGATGAGTTCTACGAGATGACCGAGCAGGACGTCGGCAAGGCCGTTTACCAAATGATCGCAAAGAAGTGGCCCGATTTTGGAAGGGGCCCGGGGCCTATCAAAGCGTTCCCACCCGGAACCGCTATGACTCGCGATATCGGAAGGCGGATCTATCTTCGCAACGGGGAGCTGGACGTCGAAACCAACGGGGAGCGCGCTGAACGGCTCGCTTCGAGAGGGGAAACGATGAAAGACGAATTTCGAGAGATCACGCAAGACGACGTCGGCCTGGCGCTCTTCAAAGCTTTCAAGAAACATTGGGTGGTCGCCGACTTCATCGGCCGCATCACGTCGTTGGACGTCGGAAAGCGCGTGTTCTTGCGCGAGGGGGTCTTGCGGGTCGAAAGCAACGCCCAGCGGGCAGCTCGACTCAAGGATCCCCAAGCGGCCGTCGAGATCACCAAACTCGAAGCTGTGGGCCTCGTTCTGACTACACTCCGAAATCGTCTCTCGCTCGTCAGTCGACCTCAGCGTGAGGAGGCCCTCGAGCTCTCGAAGAAATACGAAATCACCGCGGCAGATCTTGTCGAGTACGCCGTAGAGCAGGTGAAGAGGAATTCCTGATGAACTGGCTCTACGCCCTCGTGGCTCCTATCTTGTTCGCGGCGATCGTCTACAGATTCGGTCGGAAGTCGCTCTGCGAACGTATCGAGGAGCACCTGGCTCAAATCCAATTCGAGCACGCGCGTTGGGTGGCCATCTGCCTCGAGTGGACTCGCGGCAGGTACGACAGAGAGGCCAAGATTGCGGCCGATCAAGTTGCCGTACTTCGGGGAGAGATCGACTTCTACAGACGTATGCTCAAACGGATCCGAAGCACTAGCGCGAAGGCTCGAACGTGAAAACCGCGAAACTCAACCCCTCTCAGGCTTGGCATCTTCAATGGGTCGCCGCCGCGTACCCTGGGCCGTTTCGAGAGATCTCGCGCTCGGCTGCGATGAACTCGCTGGCGCGCAAGGGGCTTGCGACGAAACGCCCTGCCGACGGTGTTCGTCGTCATCGTGGTCGGACGGATCGTCTCGCGGACTTCAAGCTCACGAGCGAGGGCCTGAAGGCTCTCGAGACAATCGACTCCGATTTGTTCAAGCGCGTGAGCGCATTGGTCTGCACTTTGAGCGGGGTCTGAAAAAATGTGGAACATGCAAATGTTTGGGCTCGCCGATTTCGCCATGCTGCACCAGCTCATCATGAACGAGAGGGTCTCGTTCAACCGAGCGTCCTTGCGTCACGCGCACGCGGATTTGATGCAGAAGGCCGGACTCGTTGAAATCGAGGCGTTGCCGCAGAACGAGTGTCGAGTTCAAATCACAAGTGCCGGTAGAGTTCTCGCGAGCAAGGCGCACAGGCTCCTTTCTATCTGGTCATCTCAGCTCGCGGGGCACGACGAGCAGAGCTCCGCTTCGTTGCGGAAGGCGATTTCCGATGCCAAGGGGGCGCTCTCGCGGGCCTCGGAAGAGGTCGATGAGTTGGAGGCGGCGATGGCCGTTGCTCTCTCAACGCCGGAGCCGGAAGCGCTCTAATGCCCTCCCCTCTTCGACGTAGAGGTTCCACCGGCGAGGACCGACGCCGGCGTCGGTATCCCGACTATCAAGCCCCCGCACGCATGCCACGCCCACCGACAGCGAACTCGAACGAAGGTCCGTACATCGACCCTCGAGACACGACACCGCTCACGATTGAGGAATCGAAGGAATACGCGGCGCTAGCGATGGCCGGGAACGTATGCGCCAGGGACCGCATGGTTGCCTCGTGCGAGGGGATGTTGATCATTTGGGCCCGCAAGTACGCACGTAGAGTGCCTCATCTGTTCGACGATCTACTCTCGGAATGCCGCCTAGCGGTCGCTCAGTCTGTACCTCTCTACAACGCGGAGCGCGGCATGAAGTTCTCGTCGTACGCGATGTTCCGCGTGAGGAACATGTGTTTCGAGCTGGTGCGGTCGCAGCGCTGGACGATAAATCTTCCGATCGTTCGGACCTACGAAAAAGCGAAACAGTACGGAGGGCGCCTTCGTACCAGATCGACGATTATCGCCGGCGAGGACGGCGAGGAGTTCGAGATGACGATCCCGTCGTGGGACCCGTCCCCGGACTTCTTGGAGAACGAGTGTCTTCGAAATGCGTACTGGACGGTGCTCACAGATCGGGAGAGAGACATCATTGAGTCTCGTATGCGACGCGAGGAAACGTTCGAATCGATTGGGGCTCGGTACAATTTGAGCCGAACCAGAATCCAGCAGTTCGAGGCTGATGCGTTCGAGAAGCTTCGCGTGCACCTCATACGGCTCCCGGAGTTCAAGAAAAGAGCGCACCGATGAACTCCGACGTGAAGCTGATCAAGCACACCGCCGAGTGCGATCATCCAGACGACCCTTCGTTCCCTTTCAAGCTCCACCTGGTGATGCGTCCGCCGGAGTTCATGATCGTGACCTTCGTGATACTCTACGGCGGTACCGAAGAGGTGATCGCCCGCGGACGCTCGCTCGAGGCGCTTTCCGAATGGGCGGACGAGAACGGCCTCAAGGAGCACTCTCGCTTTTTACGATACACCATCACAAATGAGAACGACGCCGTCGTCGAGGAGAAGAAGAGATGAGCACAGCAACCGCAACGAAGAAGCCGGAACCTGAGAAGCACACGTTCACACTCACCGTCGAAGTCAGCCCCGGTTGGGTCGAGTATCTGACGGAGTACGGCGACATTTTCGCATCAGATCGAGCCGGCTACTGGCTCCGCGGCGTCGAGCATGAGCCCAAGCTCGGCTGGCTTTGCTGGGAGGACGACGACAAGTGCCGTCCCGGCAAGGAACCCAATCGCCAGGTCGCCCTGACGGCGTGGCGCGCCGGCGAAGCGCTCCCCGAGCACTGGTTCCGTCTCGACCGATCCGCCGCGCTGCGCGCTTGGGAGGGAGGAGTCAAGCGCTGGGGCGTAGACTGGTACGAGGAAGTCGATGCGATTCGCGAAGACGCCGTCGTGCAGCTCGCGCTCCTCGGAGAAACTCGATACGGCTGAAAGAAAGGCACTCGAGTCGAGAGAGGGGTAAGAGCCCAAGCGGGTCGCGCCTAGTCGGTACCCGAAGCGCGTCACGTGCGGTCAAAGAATGCTAACGGCTAGCCGCGCTCTTACCTCTCCCTTGACTCGAGTGTCTCGCCCGAGCTACCAACCCGCCGCCACTCGACGAGGCGCGGCAGCGCTTTCAACGAGACGGGGGCACCGCGCCATGTGGGAGGTACGGTGCCCTTCCCGGCCCTCCTAGACGGGTATGTAGTAGGCCCCCTCTGAGAGATCCCAGTAGCTCCCTTCAGGCCAACTCGCAGGGCCGATTTGAGAATCGAACGCGACGTGAGCAGTGACGTAGTCGAGCCAGCCTCCGCCGACCGCCCCGGCCATGATCGATTGCCACTGCTTGACGGCGCTCATTTCTTCTCTTCGACGAAAACCGACACGCCGATCTTGCCCTCGGCGTGCTTCTCGACGAGGGACACGAACACGCGGCCGTCCGAACCGTGCTCCGTGCGCTTGAACCCGGGGACGATCTCCGGGTACTTACCAATCTCGGAGGCGATGCCTTGAGCCGACGATACGATGTTCGGAGGGATCTCCTTGGGGCCTGCCCGTCGGTATCCTGGGAGCTCCTTCTTCGAGTGATCGGGGCGGTTGGCCATCATCTTCACCCACAGGTCTGCGCGCTGCCAGTCGCGGTCTGAGGGCACGCACTTGCCACCGCTCGCGTAGCTCGCGAACGTCTTCGCGACGCGCGTACGGTCGGCGTGGACGCCGATGAACACCCCGCACTGCCGCGCCTGCGCCACGACGACGCGGAGGCCGTACTGCGCGCACAGGCGCATGGGGTCGGAGCCGGGACCCGCCAGGTGCTCCCACACGTCCTGCGGAACGAGTCCGGACACGTGGAGTTGCATGCCGCACCGCGCGAGGCCGTGGTCCTGGTTCCAGATCGGGTGCTGCTCGCCGACTTGAATACGCTTGTCGAGAAGCGTTTCGCTGTACCAGATAATGGCACCGGCGGCGGCAAGTTCGGTGGACGTCCAGCCAGTCCCGTTGGCGTACGGAGTGGCTTCTTCGGCCAAGTCCGTAGCGACCTCCCCGGCACGGGTGATGTACTCCTCACGTGTTTCGCCTGGCGCGTGGGACCCCGGCAGCTTCATCAATTCGGCGGCAAGCCACGCCGCAACTACTGCTGTTTTCACGAGAATCCTCCGCGCTCGCGCCCGAAGGCGTGGTGTATGTTCGACATGACACACACCCTAGCCAGCGACGCGGGGAGCGTCAACGGGCTAAGATACCGCACCAGCCCACTAGGCGGGGGATCATCATGCCCGACGTACTGCACAGTGAGACCTGCGTTTGCGGCGGCAACAACTGGCACATGATGGTGGACCGCGTGATCTGGTGTCGCAGATGCGGGTGTCTGCGCCTCGTCTTCGAGAAGCTCTGGAAGGTGCCTCTGGATCAAGCAGGCGCGTTGCCGGCGGCAGCCTACGTCGTCAACGAGCGTGAAGATCCGCCGACGCTGCCAGGAACGCCTCACGCTTTGAAGACCTCGAGCCGCACTGACGTGGTGGCAGTACAGTCGCGCGAGTTCACGGCTCCCGGCGGGTTCAAGCCCCCGTCCGTGCCGCTCGTTCGAATGACTCCTACGCCTACGATCCCGCTTCCGGGGAAGAAGAACGATCCGCGTTAGACGGCTGGAACGGAGAGCGAGCTCATCGTCTCGAGGAACCGTTGCCCCTCACGAATCACGTGCTCGGCGAGCACCGGATGAATGACGGACTTCCCACTCGAGGCCGATACCGGCTGCGTGCGAAAATACGTGTCGAGGCGTGTGCCGGCCTTGAGACCGAGATTGATGTAGTCCTGCGTGAGCGCGTGGCATCCGCCTTTCAGATTGTAGAATTCGCTGACGATCCCTTGGGCGTCGGCGACGAGAGAGGTCGCAGAAGGATCGAGGAGATGCGCGGCGAACTCGGCGTGCTCACGCATGAACGTGATGTTCTGACAGTACGTGAGCTCGGCCGGAAGGCCGCCCTCCCAAACACGCGCGACGAAGTAGATGAGCTCACGCAGCGTGTGATCGATGAACAACGGGAAGAGCCATCCCATCCACTTGCCGGATTTTTGGAGATCGAGCACTTCTTGCGTGAAGGAGGCCAGGTTCTTCGTAGGCTCCGAAACGATCGCCTTCGCCGCGTCGAGACCTTGCGACTTCGTGAGCCACGCCCGTGCGTGCTCCCAGTTCTCGTGGAGCGCAGCGGCTCGAGTCTTGTACGGTTCGACCTCCAATCCGAGGTTCAAGAACAGCGCGTGCTCGGAGAGCTGGCGCGACCAAAATATGATGTCTCCTAGCGGATCCAATGACGGCATGGGTCTCCTACTCAAGCCCGACCACGACGATGGCCGGGAACTCTGTCGCCTTCAAGTTGTAGAGCGCGACGAAGCGGTGGGCCCCCTCGATGATGAAGGGCCCCTTCTCGTCGACGCCGATGATCAGCGGGTTGATCTCTCGAGATTCTTCGATCGCGCCAGAGAGCCGCTCGCTTCGCGCGAAGTCGTCGGCGGCGTAGAACACGGATCTCGGGCCGCCGAAGTCGGACATCGGTACGACGCGCACACCGGGGAGCGTTTCCGACTCGGCCATGTACCCGTCGATCGAGCTGAGGTTCGGTACGTGATCTCGAACCGTCAGGCCGCCGACGACGTCGCCGGCGACCGGGTACCGCGCGCTTGTGCTCGCGATCAGGCCCTCGAGCGACGAGTCGGCGAGCGCGAGTGGCGCCGCGCCGACCCTGCGGCTTTTGGGTGGCGACGACTCGACTCGTGCACGCCGGTACCGTTCCTAGCCGCTGCGACGCGCTCGGCGATCTCTCGGTCGCGGGCGCGTGTGAAGTTGCCTGTCCAGGCCGCCCAAGGGCGCCCCTGAGGCTTGAAGATGTCTACTTGCAACACCGAGTTGCCGGGCTCCCCGGGATGGTGGACGACCCAAGTTTCGGTCGATGCGTTCAACGTCTTGCTGGGAACGCCAACCCTCAATCGTCGCGCCTCCAAGCCGCCGTCGATGGTGAGCGTCGTCGGTCCGGAGGCGGGCGCGCCACGACGCGCTTCGCTCGCATGTGACGCAACGTCAGGCACGATTTTCACAGTGTACCCGCGTCCGGTCAGTTCGACTGCGATCTTGTCCGCTTTCTCGCGCGGGTACGATCGACGGTTCAGCCATCGGATCGGTTGGCCGGTGTCGACGTTGATGATCTTGAACAATGATCCTCTACGAGGCGCAGCGACCACACCTCGACGCGCTTCGCCGACGCCCCCGCCGCGCATCTCCTGTTTGATCTGCAAGAGCTCGTCCGCGAGCCAATCGCGCGTCTTCGGATCTTGCAAGGCGCCTTTGAAACCGATCCAAAACTCACGCACCGTCTCGCGTCCGCCTGTCGCCGTCCCGGGCCCGAAAACGCCCCCAGCCAGATCGAGGATGTCGTTATCGCCGAGGCCCCGCTCCGTGTCCCACACGAGCTGTTGAAGCATGTTTTTCGCGATCACCGTCGCGTCTGACTTCGTCTCGAGCGGGAGCATCTGAGACGGATCCGCGCGTTCTGCTTCGAGCATCTGCTCGCGGACCCAGTCCATGAAGTATCCGCCTTGGAGTTGATCGTTGGCGTACTGCTCACCGGCGGCTTCGGCGTTGGGGGCGTCGCCCGTCTCACGTGCGGTCGGAACTCTACGTTTGATCGGCACAGTCGACTCGCCGTAGTAGCGAAACGTCTTTCGCCCCCCACCGATATCCACTTCGACGTTACGGTATCCGCGTTGGTCGCTATCGGACACAGAGACTACGGTAGCTTCTCCGGATTTGTCGTAGATGACGTCTCCGACGCGAAGATCATCCACGTAAATATGCTGATCTCGGCGGCGATCTCTCTTCGCGTTTTCTCGTGTTGTCTTTCGAGTCATCGTGCTCTCCTTCTCGTGTCCTTGGTAGCCGTGTGAGTAGGCCGCCCGTCCTTGCTTCTCGGCCTTCTGGCGTGCGCCGGGGCCGCAGTAAACCTTCCCGTGGGAGCCCCACTGGTAGCAACCGCGGCCTCTAGAGTGGACGGGCATAGTCCTACCGTCTTCGTGTCGATCGTCGAGCGTTCGGATTGTGCGCGCTGCGCGTCGGGCGCGGTGCCTCGTCCATGCGCGCGCCTTTGATGCGCGAGCCGCGCGGGTAAAAACCCGCGTTCTTGCCGCGGGCGAGGTCGGTCTGCGCCCGCTCGATTGTCGGAGCCGTGATGTGCGAGATCACCCGACCGTCTGGGTTCACGACCTCGAACTGTTTCCCGTGCCCCGATTCGCGCGCTCTAGGAGGCGCCTGACGGCCGCCGGAGGGCACGAAACGAACGACCCCCCGAACTCGCTCGGCCTCGGTCTTCGCGTCCCCGTAGCTCTTGAACGGGCCGGCGATGACGCGGTTGTGGTTGTCGAGGGCCTCGTAGTCTCGGACGGCATGGCGCCGAGGGGCTCCTCGCCGGGCTTCGGTGTCTCCAGGGAGGTACATGGCGTTCCGAGGAAGCTGGGCGATGATGCTGCGCGCACCAGGCCCCTGCGCGTGCCAGTAGCCTTCTTTTTGCCAGACGGTGGCCACGTAGTATCCGTTGTCCGGACACGGGAAGTAGATCCGCGTGTTGGCACCGGCGCCCGATACATGCGTGGCGCCGTCGACGGTGGCCGCATGCTCGATGAGATCTTGGAGCGTGCCGAAGTCAGAGACACGGTGAGTACGCGACGCTGAACGGCGCGGGGCTGCGACGACGCCACGGCGCCGACTCTCGCCCACGTGCGCGTCCAGAGGCGACCCGTAGATGAGTGTCTCACCGTCCTCGTCCGGATCGCCGACGTACAGATCGAACTCGCCGTACTCGTGGGCGCCGTCTGTCAGCTTGGTCGCGTCCGGCTCGGGCCAGTCGCCGTCCCAAAAGCCGGCGCCGGCGCCGTTGCGCGTCAGCCAGAAGTCATGACCGGCTAGCTCGAGGTTGCCTCCGATGAGCTCTCCGAAACGCTCTTGGAAGGAAGCACAGTCGGCGATCATCTTGTCGCGTGTCGCGTCGTCGATGTCTCCGACGTCGTAGTTCTTGTCGAGCGGCTCGCCCCCCTGATCGTCCGAGTTGTCCGAGCTCGCCCAGAGGGCCGTTTCGAAGTACGCGCGGGTGAAAGAATCCATGCGCTGGGGCGCACGGGCGGTGTGTCGTCTGCGAGCGGCCATTAGCGTCTCCTCTTGGAGGTTCTGAGCGCAGTTTTCCTACGCGCGATGCGCTTGCTTCGTTGCGCGTCGGTTTGGGTCAACCGATCGATGTACGACTTGGCGACGATGATCGCCTTCGTTTCAGTGCCGCCGTATCCGACCTGTTCGGCTTCGACGCCGGTAGCTCCGTTTTCGGATTCGTACGGGCTGTAGACGACGGCGGCGAAGTACCCCTTCTCGCCCTGATGGGGGCGTTCTTTGGGAGGTACTGGATCGTGATAGACCTCGAATTTGATACCCTTGTACTCACCCGTGTGTTGAAGCGATGCCTTCGGACCGAGCGCGCCGGTGACGAGCGTCGGAAGACTGGGGGCTTCCTCCTCTTCTTCGCTCATCAAACCGCGAACGAGCTCCTCGACATCTTGCTTGTCTTGGATGGCGGCGATCATGCGTCCGAGCTGGTCGAGTTCGTGCCACCCGATGCCCCCCAAAGGCTCGAAGCCCATGTCCTCGAGCTCCTCGCCGCCGGGCACGCTTGCGAGAAGTCGGAACACCGTCGTCGGGTAGTCGTTCGGACCGTGGTCGTAGTTCGGGAGCCACGACCTGAGCTCCGCGATCATGTCGGCGATCGGGGGGCGGGGTTTCGAGGTGTTCGCGTGCATTCTTCTTCGGGTTGCCATGGTCATCGTCTCCTTCGCGGGCTGCGCCGCTCTTGCATTCCGTCTTCGGGCCTCGAGCTCCACACGAGTTCACCGTCGCGTGTGATTACCGTCACGTAGTCCCCTTCGAACGTCGGGTCTCGGAGCAACTTCTGCGCGGCGCGGATTGCTGCTTGCTCATCGTTCAACGAGAACGTTTCGCCACCACCGCCGCCCAAACCTCCGACGATGGTTCCGTCGCTGTACGCCCCCTGCACGACGTAGTCGCCATCGTCGACATGGGCGTTCGAATCTTTCTTACCCCAAATGGAGGCGTAACCGCTCGTTGAGCTCGCGATCTCATCGTTGCGGTCTTTCGGCCACCAGTCGATGCCCTGAGCGGCTTCCTTGACCGTTTCGATCGGCAACTCCATATCGTGCGCTACGGCACGGATGGCGGAGTCGGGGCTGACGTGTTCTTCGGTGGTCGGTACCCTACCCCCGAGATCGGTCAGCTCGTAGCCGTCCTTCTCGAGGTCGGCCTCTACGCCGGACTCGGTTCGCTCGCTCTCCAGATCACCGTTGACGGCCACGGCGTCTCCGAACGAAGCGACACCGACGAGCGAATCTGAATCGAAGCCATCTCGAGCGGCGTCGTCCGCGTGCTGATCGCCGATCGTGCTCCACGTCTGCGCAGCGCCGATGTCGGCCATTTCCTCGACTTTCTTTTCGAGGTTGCTTCGGATGTCGCTGTACCCTAGGACGTCGTCCTTGAACGATTCGTCTTCGTCTGCGAGGTACTCGCGGAGTGTTGCGGTCGCGCCGCTCGACCACTTCACTTCGTGATCGGGAAGATCTCCAGACCAGCCGGAAGGCCCCTCGTCGACACCAGTGCCGTAGTCCATGAGCGCGCTCGCGATCGTGAGCGCGCGCTGAGTTGGTGTGAGATCCTCGAGCTGGTTGTGATCCATCCCGATGAAGCTCATGACGTTCGAGATGTTCTCCTTGTTCGTGAGATCGTCGAGATCGTAGTACGCCTCGCGGGTCCAAAACGGGAAGCCGGCTTCGGCCGCTTCCGTGTCGCCGACGTACTCACGCACCGGTTGGATCTTGAAGAGCTCGAGGGCTCTGCCGTCGCTCTTGGCGATGGTGCCGCCGTGCGCACCGGGATCCATGTCGCCGTCGATCTGCTCCCACATCGGCATGTCCGGGATCTGAATTTCCAGCTTCCCGGGGATGTCAGGGAAGCCCGGCAGGCTCGGTTGGTGGCGGCTCCTCACCCTCCGTCCTTTTCCACGCTCGTGCATCTCCCCGCCGCTCGCCGCACCCTCGTCCGGGCGCGAGAACCGCTCGAGGTGCCCCGCGTCGGCCGTGAACGGATCGGCCGTCCTCGAGCGCCCGCGTCCCGTCGAGCCCGGAGGCCAGATGCGGATCGAGCGCGCCTTGGCCTCGTAGCTGTACGGCGTGCCGCTTCCGGGGCGCAGCATGGTCGGCCGTTGATCCATCGGTGCCTGGTAGTAGAGCGGGCCTCCCGTGCGCGCGTACGCGAGAACTTCAGGCCACGACTTGAAGGCTACAAGGTTCATCAGTTGTCTCTCCAGTAAACGAACCCGGACGGGGTCGTGTAGTAGTTGCTGTCGTAGCGCGCGAGGAAGTGCTCGGCGCCGTCTGTGTCGACGGCCTCCTCGGCCGCCGCTTCGATGTCGATGCCGGCGATCTCGATGGCCTTCGCGGCGGCCTCGTCACCGTAGATCTCTTCGAGATACTCGAGCGGGTCGTTGAGACGCTCTTCGGCGATCTTCGAGGCGACGTCGTCGATGTAGTCCTCGGGGTCGGGCATCTCGCCCTCGCTGTCTTCCTCGGGGATGCTGTCGAGGTAGCGCTCCGCCGTCTGCCAGAATTGACGGCTGGACATCTCGCGAAGATCGTCCTCCGCCATACTCTGCACGTCAGACTTGAGCTCTCGACGCAAGCGATCCTTGTCGATGTGGTTCTCGATGAAGTCCTTGTTGAAGTTCCCGGGCTCTTCTTCGAGATCTTGCGTGACAACTTCGATGGCCAGCTCGTACATCTTGTCGTGACTTTCCACGACATGCCATTCCTTGCCGCCCGTACGATCGCCTCGAAAATAAATTCGGTAGGCGGTGCCGTCGAAATCTCCGAAACCTGTAAGCTGAGTGCTCTCTTCGATTTTCAAATCGTACGGGTCGATGTCAAGGTGCTTCGCCACCTCGATGAGCACCGCGTCTTGATCGTCGAAGTCGACCTTGCGCGGGCGCCGCTTCGCTGCCTTTTTCTTTCGGGTAGCCATCTCAGTCGTCCTCCTCTTCGAACTCGTCTTCGTCTTCATCGTCGTCATCGTCATCCTCATCGTCGTCGTCGACGTCCTCGAACTCAGATTCGATTTCCTTCCACGCCGCTTCGGCTTTCGTCTTGCCGTCGAATCCGGTGAACCAGTCGGCCTCAACGATGCCATCTTCACGTTCGCAGAGAATCACCACCGAGGTGTCATCGAGCAGAGCGCCCTCCGCGCCGGTGAGCTGATCCTTCTCCTCTTTCGCGATCTCGTTGATGCGATCGACGACGTCAGGAGTGATTTCTACGAAACCGTACCAGCCGTCACCTTCGGAGCCTTCCTCCCGATCGGCGCCGCCATCGAGCGTCAACTCGTAGACGTAGCTGTCGATGATTTTGATGAACTTGCCGGGCCCGTACGAACGAATTCCTGTTTTGATCGGCATCACTTTCTCCATTCGATCCAAGCTCGATCGATCTCGAGCGGTAACTGTTCGGTGGATACGCCCACCGTCTTGAGAACTCCCCGTAGAACGCCCCACTCTTGATCGATGATTTCGTCAAGATACTCGTCTTCCGAGTCGCTCTCGATAGCCCCTACGCCGGCGCTCGTGAGCGTCTGAGGGACTCCTTCGATGGCAACCTCGGCCTCGGCGTAGACGCGCATGAAGTCGAACTCATCGCGCTCGTAGGCGGCAAGGCCGTCCTCGTTCAAGTACGAGGTGTCCGGGCTCGAGTCCGGCGTGAAGATCACGCGCACGGCGCGCAGCTCCGCACGTGGCCTGCGTGAGGCAGCCTCGACGACGCGGCGTCGCGGGGGAGAGCTCATCTTGTAACCTCAGTGTCCGCGAGCCTACGCGGGGCGTCAAGCCCTTCAAAATCCGAAGTATTCCTTGTGGAAACCGTTGAATACCTGTTCGGCATGTGAGCCGCGGGGGCCGGAGTATTCGCGGACGGTACGGCCATCCTTCGAAACGTTGACCGCGAAGGTGTTCGATTTCGCAAACATGACGACGCTGACGGTGTGCCCACAGAGCGTCGCAGCCTCGAGCCACCAGGTGCCATCTACATCTTCGAGCAGATCGATCGAACGGATGTCGTAGAGCCGAATGTCGTGCGGGTTCGGGGAGGGGATCGTGTTCATGGCTCGAAAGACGCCCGGCCACTTTTAGATCTGACATTGAAAAAGGGGAGGGAAGAACAGTTGCCCGGCTCGCGTAGATGGTGTACGAAAGGTGAATAGACAGTGAATCAGCCCGTCGAACAGATCGTGCAGAAGAGCTTGCCGTTTACAGCCTCGGAAGATTCGGATTCCGGCCCTCGCGCCGAATTGCGGAGCCCGGCCGTTACGGTCGCCTTCATGCTCGCCGGAAACGCTCACGTAACGTTTCAGAGTCGACGGACCGGCACTCGATTCACGTATCGCGTCCGGGCGGCTAACAGCCATTCGAGTCAGGGTGAGGCGCCGTACTTCGTGGCCGTTCTGACCGGACCCGACAACTACGAGTACCTCGGGTGCATCTACCGCCGAACGAACTACGCTCACGGTCGAAAGAGTCACATCTCGACGGAGGCGCCGAGCGCGGTCGCGTTCGGGTGGGTGTGGCGGTACCTCACCTCGGGGCGCATGCACCCCGATCTCGCCATCTACCACGAGGGGCGTTGTGGGGCGTGCGGGCGCCGGCTTACGGACCCGACGTCGATTGAGACTGGCTTGGGCCCCAAATGTCGGGGCGAGCGATGAAAAAGGGAGGCTCGAATTCACCGGCGAAGATCGCCGAGAAGATCACCGCTGGGTACTTCGACGGGAACGAGACCAAATCTGTTCTCGATCTCAAGAACGCGATCGTCGAAGCGATTCAAAAGGAACGGATTTCCAAGCTCCGCTCGATGAGGCGTCTTCGTGCGCATTACGTGAAGCTTCTCGTGGAGGCCAGAGACCCGTGACCTACTACCCGCTCGGGAGAGGCGAGGACATGAGCGAAGGCGAGTACCAGTATCAGATGGCTCTGTGCGACGCCGCCGGCAATGAAGACGCGATCTACGAGAGCAGCTCGCTTCATCCGTTAGAAGAGCCTCTTTCTCCGGTGCCGGAAGGCTTCTGGCGCGTTCGAGGAGGTGCGCTGCTCGAAATCGCGAAGATGTCGACGGAGCATCTCAAGAACGCGATCAACTACTTCGAGCGCAACGACGGTGGTAGGCACTCGAAGATCGAAGAGCTCCGCGCGGAGTTGGAGCGCCGGACGTGATACCGTCGCCGAAACTGTTCAACGCCGTGATGTGTTTCGCGGTGTGCCTACCTTGCCTCTTGGTGCAGATAGCGTGGGTGAGAGGCTTCTGTGGGCCATGGCTCGTACGAAACGTAAACCGCTTCGCTACCGTGGTGTGGGTCATGAGTACGATCGTGGACGCGACGGCAGGCTTGCGTTTGCACACGGCGATGGATCTACTCGTAGTTTTCGTGGGACTCCGTAACTGGAATCTCCCGAAAGACGACGAACCGCCTCGACGCCGGCGCAAGCTCGAGAAGAAAACCGAAGCAAAGAGCGGGTTCGATTGGACAGGCGCGGAGCCTGCAAGGGGAACGGCATGAAATCGAGAAATAAAATCATGTGGCTCGTCGTCGTGGGGCTCATCGGCTGGGGGCTTCTTCGACCGCAAGTAGCCGGAGCGGGCGCGGGCGCCGGTATCTTCCGTGAGGATTCGGTGCGTACCGACGGCGTGGTCTTCACGCGCGTGCGTGACACGACGGAGCATCGCGTCTGCTACGTCTTGAGCGCGCAGGGCGGAGCTTGGTGGTTCCAAGGTACGGCCACCTTGAACACGGCGAACTTTCAATGTTTCCCGGAGGCCAGCGCGAAATGAAAAAGCAGACCTGGCGTCAGTGGGTGCGCTTGTGCTTGAACGACCCGTCGAGCCCGACGCTCCTCAAGAAAGGGTCGCTCGCCGCGCTCACAGGGCAAGACGAGCGCGCGTTGAATGCGATAGTGGCGTGCCTCGAGCTCTACTCGAACAGCGACGCCGCCGGCGAATGCGGTGCGCTCGCGGCGCTCCGGGCGCTTCTCCCTGCGATGCAACCGAGCACGCGGTTGATCGCGCGAGAGCTCATTCCGTTCGTGCTCGATTGGCAAGACCGCCAACGGTTGTGGCCTCTCATCGCCCAACCTTCCGATCAAGGGCTGCAACCAGACTTCCGCAGTTTCGCCCCGTAGGAAAGATGACCGTCGAACAAGTACAGCACGCCATGAACTGCGCAGAACGCAATCACTACGTGGGGTACCGCGGCGCTGCCGGTGCGGCGTTGACGATCCCCATCTTTCAGGGATCACGAGCGTTCACGTGGCGCGGCGAGGTTCGACTGCTGACCCCGTACGTGCCTCGTCATCCAAGAATCCGAGGAAGATTGCCCGCCCCCGGCGCGTAGAATCTCTCAGTCTCAGAATAATCGTCGAAAGGCCCGGCATTCTCCCATGACTGTTACCGTCAAAGATCTCTCCGCCGACCAGCTCGGGGCGTACAACACCATCGTCGGTTGGATGAGGGCCAACGGCCCCGGCAGTGGTTCCGGTGTGCTCACGCTCGGCGGTTACGCCGGGAGCGGAAAGAGCACGCTCGTCAGCCTCATCGCGGCGCAGGTCGAGCTCCCGGCGTTCTGCGCGTACACGGGCAAGGCCACGTCGATTCTTCGACGTAAGCTCAAGGCGGCGGGCACCGCGACCGTCGGCACGCAGCCGCGCAGGGATGGGATGCAATCGGGGGACATGCGCCCCTACTGCGGGACGATCCACTCGCTCATCTATCGGCCGTGTGACTGTCGCGAGCCGAAGACCGTCGAAATCGCGAAGCCGTGCTCCGACGCCGACTGCGTAGGCGAGGTAGCGTGGAGTACGGATGAGGTCGACGGAAAGACGCAGTACATGTGCGCGAACGGCCACAGCGCGGATCTCACTGAGGAGACATTCGCGGCGCTCAAGCCGGCGAAGAAGTTCGTCTACGTGAAAAAGAATGAAGAGGGGCGCTGCGAGCTCTGCGGCGGCAAGGAATGGCTCCGCCGTGAGGTGCTCGATCGCAACTACGGTCTGATCATCGTGGACGAGGCGTCGATGGTCGACGACGCGATGCTCCGCGATCTCCGCAGCTACAACGTGCCGATCTTGGCGGTCGGCGACCACGGGCAGCTCCCGCCGGTCGGCGGCGTTGGCAGCCTCATGAAGGAGCCCAACCTTCGCCTCGAGAGGATCCACCGTCAGGCTGAGGGGAACCCGATCATTGCACTCAGCAAGTTGATTCGTGAGGACGGCAAGCTCCCCGAGAAAATGGACGGGGATGCCGTGACCTTCGAGAAGCTCCGTTTCATGGATCAGCTCATCGAGTCCCGCTACGAAAACGCTTCCCCCGCGCGGCTGCTCGAGATGGGCCTCGCCTGCTACACGAACCGCCGGCGCGTCGGCCTGAACGTCGCCGTCCGCCGAGCGCGGGGCACGGCGCGCGTCGGCCGTGAGCTCCCCCGCAAGGGCGAGCACGTCATCTGTCTCCGCAACATGAAGGCCGAAGGCGGGCGTCCGCCGGTGGCGAACGGCATGCGCGGCGTGCTCCAGAGCGATGTCGAGTTCAAGCAGAACTTCAACTACCGTGGCGAGAAGCTCAACGTGAGCGAGACGCAGGTCGCCGGCTCGATCGCGTTCCCCGAGGACGATATCGCAACGCACCAGTACACGATGCTCGCGGCGCAGTTCTGTCGCGAGAAGACGTTCTCGAGCCCCGAGGAACTCGCGAAGGAGACGGGCATCCACTCATTCTCGTCCGCCGGCGCGCTCTTTGATTTCGGCTATGCGATGACCGTGCACAAGATGCAAGGCAGCCAGTTCGACGATCTGGTGGTCGTCGCCGAGCGCCCCGGGCCCGTCGGCACGGAAGACTGGCGCCGCTGGCTGTACACCGCCGTGACGCGCGCATCTCACAGATTGACGGTGCTCCGGTGAACGGGCGCGCCCTCCGAGGGCGCCTCGTCACGAACGACGAGGCGGTTCAAGCGAAGGGGCAGCACCGGCGCCCTTGCTCGGACTGCCCTTGGGCGCGCGCGTCGCTCAACGGGTGGCTCGGCACCGCCACGCCGGAGGAGTGGGTTCAAACAGCCCACGGCGAGGCGCGCATCGAGTGCCACACGAAGAAGGGCGCGCAGTGCGCAGGCGCCGCCATCTACCGCGCGAACGTCTGCAAGTCGCCGCGCGATCAGACGCTCCTTCGGCTCGAGAGTGACAAGACGCGGGTGTTCGCGGCGCCGAGCGAGTTCCTCGAGCACCATCACGCACCGCCGACGGCCAGGAAGAGGCTGAAGGTGTTGCGATGACATCCAAGACGAACGCCGAAAACGAGAAATTGGATGAGGCCCGCAAAGACGCGATCGTATGTGCCGTTGCCGATGCTTGGGCGTGTATGCCGTCTCTGATCCGAAATTCCATACGCCATCTACTCGGCTCCGACGTCGATTCACTACCGGACGCGCTCGATCGTCTAGAAGGCATCACTCGATCGAACTTGGGCCGAAAGTTCAAATCACGATGACACACGACGACGAGAAAACCGTGCCGTGCGAGACGTGCGGGTTGGACACGACGAAAACGGGCACCAAGCGCTGCGATTGGTGTTGGACGGTCGAGAATCTTCTCGACGGCTACCTTCAACGGGGCGGACGAAACGCGCAGAATGTGCTCGTTAACGCTCTCTCACGCGCAGGCGCGACGACCGTTCGAGAGGCGCAAGTTCGAGCGGTCCAGTTCGTACGGAATCTGACGCCGGTGAGCATCGATAGAGTCACCGGCGATTTGCGCGACGGGAAGGTGCACCTGTGAGGGCCTCCCTTCTTGCCGAGCTGTCGGATCTGTTCTTGCGCGAAGCGAGCCGTGCGCTCAAACGCAGCGACTTCGACGAGTCCGAACGTCTTTGGGATATCTCGGACGAGCTACACCAGCGCAAGGTTGATACCGAGCGCGCCGAAGCGGGGAGGCCAGTTCAATGACGGGCATTGAAAACGAATCGGGTGTGCGGTTGCGCGACGTGTCGATCTCCGTTTCGTTCCCGGAGATGCGAATCGATACGGAGGCGGAGCATGGACGTTACGTGCGTGCGGTAAATGTAACGGTCTACACCGAAGACGATGATGACGGTCGGACTGTTCTAGGTTACCTAGAGTGCCTTCTATTCGATGCTGAAAGCGCCGATGCCGATGAGAAGACTATGTGGAGCGAGGCCGATTCCGACTCCGAATCCGCCGAGTTCCATGAGTTTCTTTTCTCTCGCTTGGATTTTATACGAGGCCGTATTCTTCATCGAATATCGCCAGAAGATTACGTCGACGACGATGATGCGGAAATGTGCGATAGCTGGGAGCTCTGCAACGTCTTGGCTGTCAACGGTGGATGGTGGGTGTGCCGTCCGGATGTTTTAGCGCATGTGATACGTCATCTGTTACGCTCGATCAAATTCAGCTTCGTGTGTATCGATACGGCGCACATTCGTACCGTCAGGTGCATCGATTGGCGCAGCGTCGACGCGCCGAAAACGCCGATTAGATTGTGCGAACCTTTCAAGAAGATCGTGTGGAGCGAAACGGCAAATCTCGCGGACGGCCTTCAAGATCGTTTTTTCTGGATCGCCGCGCTGTTTGGCGACCGTGAATGTGACTTGCCAGAGATGTGCGACGACGAAAGAGTCCAGATTGGAGCGTTGAATTGATGGCCGGCTTTCGCATCCGTCAAATCGAGAACTCGGCGCTCTGGTCGATCGGCGCGGGCTATTACAGCCCCAAGCTCAATCAGGTCGCTAGAACCGTTCCCGGTGTGACCTTCGACGTGAAGCGCAAGGCGCACGTCGGGTACATCGACGGCATCGAGCAGGTCGCGCTCCGATTGCGCGAGCTCAACTTGAACACGGACGACCCGCCCGCGAACAGGCGGAAGTGGCCTCACAATCTGCCCGTCTCGTACGACAGCGCGCGCGAGTACCAGAAGGAGGGGATCGATTTTCTCGTCAATCAGGCGGGCTCTGGGGCGCTGCTCTGCGACGACATGGGCATCGGCAAATCGTTCCAGACCGTCAAGGCGGTGCGTGCCTTCAGACGAAAGACGATCATCGTGTGCGAAGCCCACGTTCGAGGGGTGTGGGAGCGTTCGCCGGAGCTCGACGACAAGGGCGGCGAGCTCGCGAAGTGGTGGCCGAAGGCGGAGGTGTTCAAGCCGTACGGGGTCAAGCCGTCACCGGTGCCGCCGAAGGCCGACGTCGCCGTGATCCACTACGACATCATTTACGCTTGGGTCGACGCGCTGCTCGAGTGGTCGAAGGGTGACCTGACGATCGTCTTCGACGAGTTTCAGGTACTCCTCAACCCAACCAGCAGGCGATCCATCGCGTGCCGTACGCTGGCACACACCGCGAAGGGTCGAATCGGACTGAGCGGCACGCCGCCGGTCGACAAGATCAAAAATCTGCACAACGCCGTCGATACGATCTGCCCGGGGCGCTTCGGAGAGTTCTTCCCGTTTTGCATGCGCTACGCGGACGCACAGCAGAAGGAGGTCGACGGGCCTGAGAAGACGAAGAAGATCGTGTGGGATTTCTCGGGGAGATCCAACACTAAGGAGCTCCGTCAACGTCTCGATTGGTTCTGCCTCCGACGCACGAAACGGGAGGTCATGAAAGAACTTCCGGCGCTGCAACGGCAGATCGTCGACGTCGAGGTGCCGGCGAAGCACCGCATCGCGATGAACGCGCGACTGGTCGGCGACCAGCGCCAGATGCGCATGGCGCTTGATAGTGCCGCGGATGGGAAGTTCAAGAGCGTCATCGAGTTGATCCGTGGGCATCTCGAGGCCGGACAGCGGGTCGTCGTCGGAACCTTCCGTCGGGCAGTCTGCGAGCGCATCGCCGACGTCATCGGTGAGTACGCGCCCACGCAGTTCATCCACGGCGGTGTGTCGCTCACACGGCGCAACAAGATCGTCGCCGATCTCCACCGCACGGAAGGGCCGGTGTGTCTCGTCGCGAACATCGATAGCACCAAGACGGGCATCGATTTCACGTTCGCGAACGTGGGCGTCTTCGCCGAGCTCGTGTGGGAGCCGCACGAGTTGGCGCAGTGGGAGGCACGCGCGCATCGCTTCGGCGCATCCCTCAAAGAGCCCGTGCTCATGCAGTACGTCATCGCGCGCGGCACCGGCGACGAGCTCATCCTTCACGCCGTCATCAACAAGCTCGACAACTTCCTCGATCTAGTCGAGACCGACGCCGGCGACGGGCTCAAGGAAGCGCTCGCTGGCAAGAAGGACGAGGGCCTCTCGAGGCTCGCTGCCGCACTCAAGAAGATGGGGAAGAGCCGATGAGCTTTCGCGACAAGACGCTGGGCGAGCTGTTCCCGAACGCGGTAGGGGCGTTGGCCGCGGACATTCATGCTCGGAGTGCTACTCGTGACTGTCGTAGTGACGGGCGGGATCCTCGTGAGCTCCGTGGTGTTTTTGGGCGTCTACGGACCCGTGTGCCTCAGCATCGGAGCCTTGATCTACGCCATAGGCGCTGCGGTGTACGGCGATCTCCAAGATCTGAAACGGAAGAAACCATGAGCGAGAAAAACACCGCGACCGTCTACACCATTCGCGTGAACATGACGCCGATGAGTGCTTCCACACGCATCAACGTGGAGGGCTCGACGATCAAGAGCTACTACATGAACGAGGTGGTGGCGTCGGAGGCCGTGATCTCGGCTCTGGCTGCCGTAGCCCAGCGCATCGCACGCAAAGAGATCGACGCCGGCGACGGCTTCACCGTCAAAGTGGAGTTCGTGACGGTACCGCCCGACAAGGAGAAACCGTGAGACGATCATTCGCAAAGTTCACCGAGCGGCTCGAAGAGATCGATCTTCGCCGCGGTGTCGAGTCGCGCTCCGTGAAAATGCACGTCACGCTGCGTGAGCTCTACGAGGGAGAGGGGCGAGAAACTTCGATCGCCACTGCCCGGCGTGTCGTCTACCTGTGGCTCGTGGGGGAGGGCAAAGGTATCAACGAAATCGCCAGGCTCTTCGATCGAGCTCCGAGCGGCGTGAGCAAACTGATGCGAGAGAAAGGAGCCTGACAGATGCCGGAAGTGACACACATCGAAGGGCGATTGCTCCGTCCGATAGCGTGCTCTTGCGTGTACCAGTGCCGAAGCCGCGAGGAGATGCGTATGCGTCACGGCGACCCGGAGCAATTTGCCGACTCACTGGCCAACGCGCTCGGAGAGATCTCGTTCGAAGAGGCCGAACGCGCGAATCTTAAGTACCGAGAGGAGTGGGCGAACGCTCCGGAAAAAACGGAGGTCGACAAATCATGAAGCCAGGCATGTTCGTGTGGCGAAAAAGCGGACGCGCATGGGTTGCGGACATCGGCAAGCTGTCGCTGATCGTGAACGAGCGTGGCAGTTTGAAAACCGGTCTTCGTTGGCGCGTCGTTTCTATTTTCGGGGCTCAGTCCTTCAAAATGGGCGGCACGCAATGGCGTGACAGGCTCGAGGATGCGCTCCTCGAAGCTGAAAGTTACGCGGTGGCGGTAGGGATCCCCGCCCTCCGCAAATTAGGAGAGGCCACAGCGGCGCGCAGCGTACTGCGAGATTCGCGATGAGAAACTCCAAGCCGGGCACTATCCTGACGTACGAGCAGGTCGTCACGGCGCTCCGTGAGGCCAAGCGGCTCGGGGACTGCGTACCCGAAGACATCGAGGGCACCGCGCGCGCCATCATCGACGGACGTTTGCAGAAGCCCTACCACGTTGTGGTTCGCATGCCAGAACCTCAGCCGAGCGACAGCGTTCGTCTGGAAGACACGATCGACGCACTGAAAACGTTCACTCTCGGCTCTTGGGGTGCGAAGAGCGCCGTCGTGCGTCAGGAGACTGAAAAAGTGATCGCCGGGTCGCGGCCGGAAGAGTTCGCCGGCGCCATCGGCGATTGGGTGGCGGCGCATTTCCAGTTCATGCGCGATCCGGCTCTGGCCGAGGTAGTGCCGACCCCAGAGTGGATGATGACTCAAATCGCTGCGTGCGGTCATTGCCTAGCCGACGGAGACGACGTAGCTGTTCTCGTTGCGGCAATGTGCTTGTCGGTCGGACTGGAAACACAGTTCGTGGCCGTAGGTTTCGACGGGAAGCCGCCCTCGCACGTCTTCACTCGCGTAAAAAAGCCGACGGGCTTGGATTTGTGGATCGCCATCGATCCGATCGCCGGGAAGCGATTCGAAGAGTTTTCCAAGCGCGTGACCGATTCGCGCATCTTTCCGATCGAGGAGGGCTCATGACCGACGAAGACGAGATCATCCAAGCTGTCGCGGAACTTCTCCACGAGTCTCGAGAAGACGAGTACACGGACATTCGACGCAGCTTTTGGATCAATGGACGTTGCGAGCATTGCGGGAAACCGCGTGCTGACAGCAATGCGCTCCAATGTGAAAGCTGCGGCGGGGCGACCGTAAGCCGAAGCAACACCTCTCCCGGCAAGAAAGTGCGCGCGCCGATCGCACAGTGGTGGGATATCGTACCTCCAGGTGACGGCGCCGCATTCCCGATACTCGTCGTGGCCAACCGCGTCGCTTTGGCTTGGGCTACGTGCGGGCTCTTTTCGGTCTTCGATCGATGGGATGACGCGCGGAAGGCGCTCGAGGAGCACAAGTTCGTGTGCACGAAGGCGCCGCCGTGAGCCACACCTGCCACGCGCCTGACTGCAAGGAGCTCGTGCCGCAACGCATGTTCGCGTGCCGTTGGCATTGGAGCCGGCTCCCTAGCAAAGTCATGGACGCGATCTGGCGCGAGTACACCGAGGGGCAAGAGATCAGCAAGACCCCGAGCCGGCGCTACATGGCCGTACAGCAGCTCGCGTGCGCCTACCTCGTGTTCAAGCCGAACAACGCGAAGGCAGTGCTCAAGGCGCTGCCATACATCGCGAAGGCGTTCGAGCACTCCAAGAAGTGCATCGCAGAGGGGCTCGGTGACCCGCTCGAGGGGCTCATCCCGAAAGAGTGGCCGACGAAGACGGTAGTGAAAGCGCACGCGAAAGCGAAGAGGCTGTGAAAGTCCACTTGCTTCACTACAAGTACGACCCGGCGCATCTCGCCGACGTGACAGACGAGATGCGACGCCGCGGTGCGCCGCGAATTCGAGCGACTTTGCACGACGGGCAATGGTTCGCCCACGAAGGCTGCCATCGGCTACGGGCCGCCCTCGCCCTCGGCGTGGCACCAGTCATGATCCCGACCCCGTGGAAGAAATCACGCGCTGCTCTCGTCAGAGCAACGTTGCGCCGCGGGGCGCTTCTATTTCGGACAGTGGAGATGTCACGCGACTCCGGCGTCGACATCACCGAGGAGTTCCTACCGTGACGCGAAAAGTAGTTCAAATAGCTGTAGCGCAATCGGCAACCACAGAGAGCTACAGCGAGGCTCTCTACGCACTGGATTCTGACGGAACGATATGGGAATGGCGCCCGGCCCAATCGGACATGACTTCGGGGTGGTGCGCTCTAGATAACCCGTGGGACGATCCACCGACGAAGACGAAAAAGAAGAGGGCGGTATGATCGCCCATCCGTTCATCAAATTCGTCGGTGGGAAGACCGCACTCTTGCCGGAGATCCTTGCCAGGCTCCCGAAGAAGATCAACACCTACTACGAGCCGTTCGTCGGCGGAGGTGCTGTTTTCTTCGCGCTCGCGGCGGAGGGGCGTTTCAAGCGGGCCGTCATCGGGGACGCGAACGAGGAGCTCATCCGTACGTACCGGGCACTCGCACGCAACGTCGACGTCGTCGTGCAGCACCTCAAGAAGCACGTCTACGAAGAGGAGCACTACTACTTCGTGCGCGCGAAGAACCCGCGGATACTCAGCGATGCCGTCGCAGCGGCGCGGTTCATCTACCTGAACCGCACGTGCTTCAACGGGCTCTACCGCGTGAACAAGAAGGGGCTGTTCAACGTACCCTTCGGCAGCTACACGAACCCGACGATCTGCGACGAGGAGAACTTGCGGGCGGTGTCGAAGGTGTTGCGGGAGACGGAGATCGTCTCGGCGGGTTTCCAAGCGACGACCGAGCTCGCGAAGCGCGGCGACGTGGTGTACTGCGACCCCCCGTACATTCCTGTCTCTGTTACCGCCAACTTCACGACCTACACCAAAGGGGGCTTCGATCTAGTCGATCAAGCACGTCTTCGAGATTTCGCAGCGGATCTCGACAAGCGCGGTGTTCGTGTCTTGCTCTCGAATGCCGATACGCCTGTCGTGCGCAAACTCTACCGAGGTTTCAAGATCGAGGAGGTTCAAGCTCCTCGTCGAGTGAACTCGAAAGCCAGCAAGCGCGGGAATGTCGGGGAGCTTCTCATTTCCGGAAAGCATTCAAAGTGATCCAAGCCGTCGTGATTGTCGGCGGCTTCTTGCTCGCAGGATGGCTCGAACGTTGGTTCGAGCGTCGTGCGCGCGTACGCGCAAGAACGAAAGCACGTCTACCTAGGAGAGTCGGATGAGCATTCCGTTTTCAGATCGTAGCGACAATCATTTCACACGCACGTCTCAAGAGCGTGATCGGGCACTTCTCCCCGAGCCTGTACAAGAGCTCCTTCGGGGGCTCTTTGAGAAGCGCGACCAACTCGCGAAAGATGAAGTCGAGATCGAAGCGGCCATCGAGCGGGAACTCACGAAGCGAGACGCGGAGCTAAAAGCCCCTACACCTCATAGGTGGTCGACCGGCAGCCGCACGTGCGACAACTGTGGAAGAGACTACGATTGGAGCCACGAGGCTTGCAGCACGCCGCTTCCGCTCAACGATGCGCGTCGTCAGAGGGTTGTGTCGCAGCCGTGAAGCAACGACCTCCATGCCCAAACTGCAAAGGCGAAAAAGTCATCCGATGCGGTCTGCTGCACCCGGATGGTACGTTCGAGGACAGCATGCCTCCGATCGAGTGCCCCGACTGTCTCGGCACCGGCAAGGACTATCGATCTCGTACCGATGAGCAACCGCTCAACGGTTCTTGCAAACCGACTGAAGTGAAAAGGATCGAGGAATCTCATGGAAACAAATAGGCGCAGCGTTCTACTCAAAGTCGCTCTGTTGATGCTCGTGTTCGTGGTTGCGTTCGTGGCTCACACGGTGAAGGCGAACGGCAATTCGTTGACCGTAAACGGTCGGTGGGCGGGAACCGGATTTGCCAACGCGGCGTTCGATTTCAACAACGACGGCATCTTCGCGCGATCATTTGATGTGAAAACGTACGACCAGCTCCCGTTCGCTGGGATGGAAGGAGTCGCCGACACCGGATTGATCAGCGTGGGATCTTGCGGCACCGCAAACTCCTTCGAGCTCCAACCCTTCGGTAAGATCACGTTTCGTGGTCGCTTCGGTGAAGCTCTCTACGCCGAGGTGGACCCTGCGGCACCGAATCTTTGCTTCGAACCAGCCAACCCGAGCGAGATTCTGACAATTCGTTTCGTCGGTGGAACCGGCATCTATCTCCACGCAACCGGAACGGGGACGATGACGTTCCACGACTTCGCTCGAATAGAGAAGCCGGTCACGCTCCCCGGTTTCCCGTTCCTCATTCCGGCCCCACTCATGATCGACTCCCATGGGGAGTTCGTGCTGCACATCAACCTGTAGCGGGAATCCAAATGAAGCACCCGGCGACCGTCGCGTTATTTCTCTTCGGATGCGTGCCTCAAGCACATTCCGGGGAAGATTCTAGACGTCTCTTCGTAAGAGACGTCAGCGCGGCGGTCGCCGACTGCGCGCGCCGAGGAGCTCCTCGGGTGTGCCCCGAGGCCGATCGGTTGTCGCGTGAGTATTTCGAGCACAGGTAGTTGAAATGAAGCATCGCAAACCTCGACAAGAAGAACGCCACGGAGGACATGGGACTATGACAACAAGCGCAAAAACCAGCGACGGAGCGAAGTACCGAGCAATCATCGACGCAGCGGAGAAACGTCTCTCCAAACAGGTCAAAGCGAGCGAGGCCCAGGACGGGGACGACGCCGCCCAGGATGAGTTCAGCGATCCCCTTATGGCAACGAACGCGATCGCGCGTCACCGGTCCTTCTTGCCGTTCGTCGAGGCCGGGCTTCTTCCTGCGAGCATCGCGATTCGCATGGCCGTGGAGGGGAACTCCGCGCTGGCTCAGGTCGACGAATGAGCCTCTTGCAGAGAGAGAGCCCGCTGATTTGGAAGCGCGCCCTGGCGCTCGCCACTGGCACGACTGGGATGGTGTATCTACCGAAGCTCCCAGCTCCAGACGGCACCGTCTGGGCCTGTGGTGGCGGCGGCACCGGTTCCCCAAAGCCGGAACCGAGACGCAAACGGAGAGACGTCGCGTTCCCGATCTTCCCTGAAGAGGGAGATCCGGAACTCGACGAGCCGAACGAGCACGAGCCCAAGCCGAATGCGCGGGCAGCTGTTTTCGTTCCCGACGGCGCCGTCGAGTGGCTCTTGCACGAGGTTGGCCACTGGCTTGCTGCGACTCCGGCCGAACGCGCGCAGCGGAATTACGGGCTAACTGCGGCTCAGCACGGACACGACGGCGATCGCGAATGGCAAGCGTGGTCGTTCGAGGAGATCGTGCTCGCGCCGTTCGGGCCGAGTCGGCTCTTTGCGCCACCGTCGCAGCGTGACGGAGCGGCGTTTGCCAAATCGGGCCCGATGCCGACTCGGCATCTTCGACACATCGACGCGCGGCTCCGCGAAGAGGACGTCGACATCGCTGCATGGCGCGCGGTTTACGGCGAGTGGGTTCGGTGGGGCCTCGGGAAGACGGTTCGGCCCTGGGACCGCGTGAACTAGGTGGCACTCGTGAAGCAACGTGTGCCGGCGTCTCCGGCGGACTGAGTTACGCAACGTCTGAATATTGGAAGGACCGAACACCATGAACAACACCGACAAGATCGAAGCCTGCGCCCGAGCTGCCCACGAGGCGAACCGCGCCTACTGCATCGCCATCGGCGACACGTCACAACCGTCGTGGGACGACGCGCCTCAGTGGCAGAAAGATAGCGCCATCAACGGGGTGGACGGCGTGCTCAAGGGCAACACGCCGCACGAATCGCACGTCTCGTGGCTCGCGGAGAAGGAGCGCACGGGTTGGAAGTACGGCCCGGTGAAGGACCCCGAGAAGAAGGAGCATCCGTGCTTCGTCGCTTACGACCAGCTCCCGCCGGAGCAGCGCCAGAAGGATGCCGTGTTCGTCGGGACCGTGCGGACGATGGCGACCGCGCTCGGGCTCGTCTAGGTCGACGATTCACATGGCATCCCTGAAGCAGTGGGTAACAGCTATCCGTGAGGAGCTGAGAAAATCTGAAATGAAATTCATCGATTATCTCCTCTCGTTCATTCTTCTCATTTTCTGCTTTGCTCTCGCGTGGATGTGCGTCACCGGAGTGATTCAACTGTGAACGAGATCATCGAGATGTTTTGGGAGTGCCTCTCCTGTCATCAGGCTCCTCGCAACCGTGGGCGTTTCAAGGAGTGCGAGAAGTGCGGAGCGCCGCGGACTACGGACAGCCCCGAGTACATGCCGGACGACATCCAAGCGGCGCCATCCGTTGAAGATCCCGAGCTCCTACGAAAGTTCAAAGCGGGCGCCGACTGGAAGTGTCGGTACTGCGGATCGAGCGCGTTCCGCGCCGACGGATGCTGCGCGCAGTGCGGATCCCCGCAAGGCGAGTCGACGGCTCTAGAAACCGCTTCGACGGAACCGTCTTCCGTTTCGGTGGAGGAGCCCCCTGCGCTACGGCGCAGAATCCCGGATTGGGCCGTTCGAGTCATCGCTGCGGGTCTTTTGCTCTCGCTTGCAGGCTGGTTGGTTTTTCGAGAACGAACGTACGACGTGACGGTGCAGAGCGTTTCTTGGACGTCTACGGTGCACCTCGAGCGGTACTCTGTCCACAGTCACGAGAGCTTCATGGAAGGCGTCTCCGTCGGATCTTTTGATCGGACGCCGCTCGGTATACGACATCATCACGACGAGAAACTTCTCGATCACTACGACACGGTTCCGTATTCGGTATCGGAGCTGGCGGGCTACCGAAGCGAAAGCTACAGCGCGAGCGAAGCTTGCGGGCAATCGTGCTACACGACGCCGCGTAGCTGCACCTCTAACCGCAACGGTTCGGCGACCTGTACTGGCGGTGGAGAGCGCTGCTCGACGAAGTATTGCTCGGTCTCTCGTACGCGACAGGTTCCCTACTACCACGACGTCACGCACTATCGGCAGGAACCTCGATACCGATACGAGCCTCGTTTTGCCGTGTGGTATAGCTGGCGCGCTTGGGAGTGGGCGCCTGACCACGACGTGCGCAGGTCAGGTGCCGACACGAAGATCACTTGGCCGCCCTCGAAAGAACTGCTTCTCACGCTCGGCCCCGGAGAGCAGCAACGTGAAGGTCGAGACACCAGCATGCGGGTCATTTTCACCGGAGACGACAAGACGTTCGACTACGTTCCGAAATCGCAAAGAGAGCTCGGTCTGTTGAAACCGAGATCGCGTCACCGCATCAAAACGAACGCGCTCGGTAGCGTCACTCTCTTGGATTTGCCGAAAGGGATTTGACGTTGAGGATCCGACGCGACACCAGCACCGCCGCCATCCACATCGAGCTCTCCCCGCCGGAGGCTCGCGCGTTCTTCGAGGAGCTCTTGGATGTCCCCGGAGGGGCCCGTTTGCCGAAACTCAAGCAGGTGTGCCAAGGGCTCGGGGCTCTCTTCGCACCCGTCGAGCCCCAACGGAAACTGTCGGTGCTAGGGAAGAAGCGCTAGCCGTTCGACGTACCAAAGAGACAGGAGACACTTTCCAATGAAGACGTTCATCGCAGCCCTCGTTTCCCTTGTACTGTTCGGTTGCAGCGGTGAGGCATTCACTGGGTTCACCCCCGGAGATCCATCGTCAGCGGACGCCGATTCGACGATTCCGGCTGACGGCGGACCCGATGCGGTCCCGGCGAGCGCCACGGGTGGCAGCAGGGGGCTACTAGAGGAGGACGGGGGACCGAGCGGATCGGGTGGCGCAGGTACCGGCGGCACGGGTGGCACGGTCTCGACGGGAGGCTCGACCTCAAGCACCGGTGGGGCGCTTGGCACTGGTGGCGCCGTCGGGTGTGCGCTCGTGACCCACGACAACGGTCTTGGGCAAATCTGGCAGGACTGTGTGCCGCTCGGCACCTACAATTTGAGCCAGGCGATGAAAGCCTGTGCGGCCTCCGGCGCCGTACAGTGTTTCGCCCGAGCCGCGTGCGGGCTGCAACTCGATACGGTGCGCGGGTACGACGGCGGTCAAGGATGGCCCACCGGAGAATGGGGATATGGCTACAACGCTGCCGGCTACGTCGCGCCGGGCAACGGCGACGGGAATCTTCGCGGGAGCACCTGCGGGGGCTCCGTCCCTGGAACCAAAACCTGGAATTGAGCCGCGAAAAGACGGCTGAAAACGACCCGGGCGAAGACGATGTTGCCGATCACGCCGCGCGCGTGGCAACATGTAGTCCATGCTCAAAACAGGCTTGGAGTTCGCGCCTGGAACGACCGACGAGTGCAAAAAGCTGATCGCTAGGTTGGTGCAACCCGAGCAGATCGTCAGCGCGTACCGTCAAGCCCGCGGGCAGTTCTCGACGAGCGACATCGTATTGACGGTCTCGGAGCAAGATCCGTCAGGGTTCGAAGCCGAGCCTCGACTCTCGTACGTCAAGCGTATTCGAGACGCGAACAAGAAGGTTCCGCTTCTCATGACCGGACTCGCAGAGAAGTCAGCGCACGCGGTAGCGAAGATGCCGTTCGACTCGGAAGCGCTGTGGCTCATCATCGTGCGCGGCCCAAAGACGGTGCCGGCCATGTGCGTGCTTTTCGCGGTGCCTTACGAGACCACCGCTGTCGCTGCGCCGAACTGAACCTGGAAAAGGACGGGAGACGATGAGCAACGCGAAAACAGGAATCTGGAGCGCCATCGGCGCGGTACTTGGCGGCGCTGCGGGCGCGGCTGCGGGCAACTACGTTGCGCAGATGCGTCCTCGAGTTCGGTACGCGAACGCGAGCCGAAAGCGCAGTCGAGGTCAGCACATCGAAGATGCGATGGTGATGGGTGGCGCCGCGGGCGCTACGGTCGGCGCGTTCCTCGGCGGGACGATCGCCGGCGAGGAGACGCCTCCTCTACAGCTTCGAAAGTGAATCTTCTTCGTCTGATTTGCGGTACGTTCAGACCGCGCCGGCGCTGCTTTATCCTCTCTGGGCATGGTGAGGATCTTCGGCGACCGGCGTCTCTCGGTGCTCTCTCGGGAATCTCGATCGCCGGCTTTCGATCGAACTCGAGTTGGACAGCGCTCGCTTGGTCGACGCTCAACGGGGCAAACGCGGTGGGCGCTTCGCGGGAGGCGGCAGGCTCGGGTCGCGCCTGGAGTCGGTAGAGTTCAAGCCGGGAACGACCAGCTCCAACAGCTCGCGCACGCCCGTCGGCGCCTCATCCCACTCTGAGGGGCGATCTGAGCGACCGCCTCGATTGACGTGCCCGCGCAGTAGCAGGCTCGCAGTTCGGCGCGCATCTTCGATTCGAGCCAGGCGCTCGTCGTTGAGATCTTGCTCGAACTTCTCTCGTTGGTCGTCGAGCTTCTTGCCGAGACTCGCGGTCACCGCCTCCTTAGAAGCTTGCAGCACTTCGTACTGCTTTCGTTGCTCTTCGATGCGCGCCTCGAGCGCACCGACCAGTTTCGCATCTTTCCCACGCATCATACCCCACACCGCTCCGACGCCGGCGACCGCCATCGTGAGCAGGTAGGGGCCTACTCCGTGGGTGAGGTCTTGCGTAACGTTCGGTGGCGGGGTGTCGATCACGCCGGTTCAGGCTCCGACGGTGTTGCTGCGGGGGTGATCGCGGGCGGCGCGATCCCGAGCTTCTGCTCGATCTCGGCGAGTCTCAAATTGATCGTTTGCTGTTCGGTCGAGAGCTTGTGCGTTCGGTTTCGGAGCTGCTTGATCCACTTTGCGTGCTCATCGCCGCGCTGTGTCTCTCGCTGGTAATGCTCCACGATCATGGTGCGGATGTCGTGCACCACTAGCAGGATGCGCTCGTCGCGCTTGTCGATTTGACCGAGCAGGTCTTGCTTGAAGTGCCCGAAAATCTCGATCACGTCTTCTGCCGTCGGGGGTTTGATCGGCTGGGTCTTGCCGAAGCTGCCCGATTGGGGCCGCTCGCCGTTGTCTTCAAGAGACTCGCCGGGAACTGGTGTGAGACGGTCGTCGTCGTGGTCGCTCATGTGCGGCTCGGCTCGATCTGTTTCTTCGGTATGTAGTAGACGATGAGAGCTCCGCCGACCAGCACGGCGGCGCCCACGAGCACGATCGTTGCCCAGTGTATCGTTTTAGGTATCCCCTTGGCGGTTTCAGTGAGCCCTTGGGTAGTCGCTTGTACCAGATCGTGTACTTCCCCGAGCAGTTCGCCCGCGGAGTAGCCGATTAGCTGGATGACGCCCTTCGTGGAGATGTAGGCCCCCTCGATGCGGGCGCGGATCTCTTGTTGCAGGTCGAAGGACGGGACGTCGGGGAGTTGTAGAGGGACGTTCCAGAGTTTCGAGAGCGCGATCAGCTCTTGCGCGTAGTCGCCGCCGACACGCATGACGACGTCCTGGTGCCACTTGAGCATCGACGATGCGCCGGCGAGGATGTCAGCGCTGGACTTGTCCTTCCAGGCGTTCCATTGCGTCAAGATGTCGCCGCCCGGGTCTTTACCCCAGGTGCGCTTGCGTGTGAGAGCGAGCGAAGAGCAGAACTCGTGGTTCGCGTTCGGTGCGATCTGCGCTTCGGTGAAGATGCCCGCCGGGCATTGCTTCGCGTCGGGTAGCCCTTCGAGGAGGTCGTTCAAATTACGCCAGAGCGCGATGTGCGCTGCGATGAATGGGTCCCACTCTTGTCGGTAGGCGAGCAGATCGCCGACATCGCCGAGTCCGATGCCGTTCAACCCGGAACTGAGCGATGGGTCGAGCGAGATGACTCGCCGTCCGCCGTAGTAAATCCCCTCTGGTCGTATGATGGGGCACTCTCCGAGGAACGCCGTTTCGTTGATCATCGTCATCGTCGTTTCTTCTTTCGAAAAGTGCTCGCGACTTCTTCGATGACCCATCCTGCTGCGGCGCTTACAACGCTCGTTGCGAGCACCGCAGGCCACGGCGATGCGGCGGCGGCGGCCGGAGGCACCGGCACGCTCGAACCGAAACCGACGACGGGATGGCCTCCGTAACGGACGGTCATGACTTGTCTCGGACCCACGCCCTGAACGTCATCATTACGCCCATCTCCGGAACACCTGGCGTTGGTAGCTCGGCGGAGGAAGTCAACGGCGCTGTGATCGGCGCGTCGACCATGTAGCGGAACGCTCCCGGACCTAAATCGTCGTCCGAAGGCCAGTCCAGCGGGAGCAGTGACCCAGGAGGGTATGCGATAGCGTGCAACCCCGGTTGCCCCGCAGCGGCCTCCTCGAACATTCGAGTGCCTTGCGCGACGAATTCCGGAGGCAGCGGCACGCCGTCGATCCCGGCGACCGCGACGGCGATTCGCTGTCCCGCGTTCACGACGCTGTTCGCTTGAACGGGATGCCACCCCGACGTCGTCGCCGGCGTCGGTGTTACAGGCGCCGGCGTCGCGGGAGGAAGCGCCTTCGGTGTCGATGAGGGCGTCGGTGCGGGAGGCGTTACAGTGCACCCCGCCACTCTGGAAACTTCGGCCATGAACGCGCCGAACTTGTTCGGATCGGACATCCACGAGGCGTCGAACGGAGTGCCCGCCGCTTCGAGATTCGCTTTTGCCTTGTTGAAGGCGGCCGTGCGCTCGTCGGCGGACAGGCTCTCGCAATCTCTTTGCGGAGGTTTACGTAGCGCGTACGAAGCGAGAAGGTTGCCCCCCAGCAAGCCGCCGACTCCGCCGACTATAGTACCGACGGTGGCACCAACAGCGCCTTTATGGACGACGTTGCCGAGAACCGCTCCTCCAATTGCACCTACGAAAAATCCAGCGATCGTCGCCGGTGCTGTAGCCCGCTCGTGCGCTAATTCACTCTCCGCGTCACCGAACCCGACAACCGGCGCGCCGTTCAAAAATACTTGCTCGTTCATGATGCTTTGCTCCAACCGTGTAGCGTAGCCGCGGTGCCCACAGCGAGGCTGGCTACCGTGAGAACAGCAATCGCGCGATCCCATCCCGACTTGGATGACGGTGGTGTGATGCCGGCTCCCTCGGGCGCGCCGGCGGGGATGTAGATGCCCGCCGCGCGAAAGCACCCCTGCACGAGGTCGCCCTTCTCGTCGCGCCCCCAAACCCGCGGCTCGATGCGGATGAGCGTCGTGACGCCCGGCAACGGAAAGCTTTCGGTCGCGCCGAGCGGCACAGCCGGATCGTCGATGACGGCCTTCGCGCGTTGCGCCAAAGCGTCAGGCACGGGGCCGTCAGCGTCCGTCCAGCTTCTCCAACCGTCTGGAGTAGGTGCGACAGGGCACTGCGCCGCGAGTTGGGATCCTGCGCCGAATTGCGCCATCCCAGGCTAGTCTACACGTGACACCTTGACACGTCCAACCGCAGGGGAGCAGTATTACGAAACGCAGACGGTTGAAATACGAATGTCACACAAGGTTTTGGCTAAAACACCAGCAAAAACTGTAGTCACCACCTTCAGGTTCACACTCGAACAGCACCGCGCTATTGCAGATCGTGCCGCTCAGTCTGGGGCCCATGTGGGCGCTTGGGCACGCTCTATTCTGGTGCAAGCCGTCAACCAAAAGCCCCGTAAGGGGTATCTTCGCATTCGAGAGCCGGACGGAGCGACCTGATGGATCCGCGTAAAATGATGGGCTTCCAGGCACCTGGCGATCAGAAGGTGCCGATCATGGTTCGCGACTGGAACGCGATGAAGCTCGCGGTGTGGCGCAGCAAGGCCGGATGGGACATCGCCGAGCGCGAGGCCACCGCTATTCTGAATCGTTGTGAGCATGCGGAGGGTTGCCCCGCCGTGCACGACGAGACCAAACCGTGTCTGTCGGAACGTTACGAGAAGGAGCGCGCTCGAAACGAGGACGAGACGGACGACGAGTACGCTCAGGTTCCGGGCGTGCGCGTTCGAGAGGGTTGCCCTGATCGGGAGTTGCGCATGAGCGCGCTCGTCGTTCTCAATGCTGCTCGAATGTTCGCGCCGGTCGATGCGCGACGGCCCGCCAACGAACCGTACTTCGCACCGAGCCGTGAGTATTTCAGCGAGGTGCTCTCGGAGCTAGGCGCCGCGCAGATCGAACTCGAAGTGCTACGCGAAGCACTCCGCGCGGCAGGCGTACCTTTGCCGTCGCCGAGCGCGGAGTTGACTACACTGAGCGAAGCCTTACTCACGGAGCGCGCACCGCCTCCGCAACTCTCACAACCGCTCGAGGAGCCCCCCACGTGAAATTCGTTCCTAGACACGCGCAGATCATCGGTCGCTTGGTTATCAAACCGCAGTCATCGACGATCATCATGGGGGATCCGACGAAGGTCACAAAATTCCTCTTGGTGGACGCTGTCGGTGAAGGCGCCTCGAAGTCGGGGATCAAAGTCGGCGACTTGGTCGTGCCGAAAGCGTTGGCCCAGATCGTATTGGAGTCGGGCACTCGGTTCTGTCCGTATCTCGAAGAGAAGGACGTGGCGTTCTTCGTTCGAGGCGCGAACTTGAACGACCTGCACGTGCAGACAGACTCCGCCGCCAAATACGTGCCGTTCGGTTCGCCGGAAGCTGCGGAACCGATCGGGGCGCAAGACGACCTCGAGCAAGCACAGGCGGCAGAATGACGTACGGGGCTCGCGAGATCATTCGGCGCCAACGCGCCAACGACTGTGCGTGCAAAGCGCCTGCACGCGCGCCTTCTCATGTGCGTGAGGGCGGCGGTCGGATCTTGCGCCCGCGCGCGTTCATGCGCGAAGAGGTTTCCGAGCGCGGCAAGGTTCATCGTCCTCGCGGTGTCGAGCCTGTCGTCATCGCCGGCGCGCCCGGCTCGAAGTGTCGACCTTTCCTCAAGGTCGAGAAGGACGCTGAGAAGTTCGCGGCGTGCAACGCGCTCGCCGAGGAGCTCGGGCCACTCAACACGCCGAAGAAGATGTACAGAATCATCGAAGATGCCATCGGTGACGAGGTCAACGAGGTCTTCGGTGTCCTGATGCTCGACATGCACTTGAGGCTCAAAGGTCTCGCCGAGACCGGGCGCGGGGAACCCTCGAGCGTGATGGCGCCGTTGAAGCCGACACTTCAGATGGCGCTGATCAGCGGAGCGGATTCGATCATCTTGTGGCACGTGCACCCCTCTGGGATCGAAGCCGAGCCCAGTGAGGCGGACAAGGAGACCACAGAGGCGTTCGCCGAAGCGTGCGATGCGATCGAGCTGCCACTTCTCGACCACCTGATCATCGGCGGAGACATCCGAAGACGCAGCTACTTCTCGTTTGCAGAAGACGGTTTGCTGTAAGCCGTCGTCCTCTCTCTTTCGTTCTAGGCGAGCTCGCTCGCCCCAATTCTCTTTTCACATGGAGGCTCGCCCCCGTATGACCGTACCTGCCAACGGTGCTCAACCGACCGTCATAGAACTCCCGAAACCGGAGTTCCCCATGCTCATGCGCGTGATCTCGAACGCGCTGTTCCCCGCCGCTCAGACGATAGGGTGCCCGCACTGCTCGAAGCCCATTTCGATTCCGGAGCTTGGAAAGACCGATCAAGATCCCGTCACTTGGGTTTTCGGTGAGGCGCACCCGCTCACGCCAGACATGCGCATTATTCGAATGTTCATCAAAGGTGACGGCATCGAAATCTACTCGGTGCCCGGCGACACCTCCAAAAAGGGTGGCGTGTGCACGCGCAATCTCATTCCGATGTCCTCGGTACGCTTCACCGAAGAAGCGATGCCGATCAACGTCTTCGTCGAAGAGCTGATCGATGCCTCCGAAGATGATGACGACGACGACGGTGACGATGACGACGACAACGACGATCCGGAGGCGGAGCCTGCCGAAGGTGGGACTGCGCCCACGACGGACGGCTCCTCTGTGTCTTGAAAGAAGGGCTCGTAAGAATGACTCGTCGTGGATCGCGCGATCAGAATCGAAGCGAACGGGTCGCGCCCGTCGGCACGCCTGCTCAAGAAGATGAAGCGGACATCTTGGCCGAGGTGGGCGGTGAGCGTGACGAAAACGGTCAGCTCATAGCCGACGAGGAATCGGTGCGCGCGATAGGTGCGATCGACGCGGAGAGCGTGCGCACGAACCGACGGATGAAAGACGTCGTGGACAAGAAGCGCGGAGGGATGAAGGGCGTCACGTTCAACACGGACGATCTGCTCGCGTCGTACGAGGCGCTGATCAAGCAGTGGCCTCCGAACACCCTCGACATCACCGTCAGGCGCATGACAGGCACGCAGGTGACACGAACGATCACCAGCCGTCCCCGGTCCGGTGTCGAGCTCTACGAAGCGATCAAGCTGATCCACGGTCAGTACGAGGAAGCCGAGTACGAGGTCAAGTGCCTGGACACCAACCAGAAGCAGTACCGCGGCACCGGTCGAATCATCATGCCGGACACGCGCGCCGTGCCCCCACAAGGACAGCCGATGCAAACCTTCTACCCGAACGGAGCGCCTATACCTCCGGGTTACCCTCCGCAACCGGCGCCTGCTTTCTACCCACCGACGCCCGGTTATCCACCGCCTCCCGGCTACGCAGCGCCTCCGTCACCTCCGGCGCAGGGCCAACAGCCGCCTCCGCAGCAACAGCAACAGCCGTTCCCGCAGCAGTCGGCAGCGCCGCCGCAAGTGCCTACCGTACAAGTCATGCCGTCGCAGTTCGATCCGGGATCGATGATGACGATCATGGATCAGTTGTTTCAGATGTTCCAACGGTTGCAGGCGTCGGCACAACCGCCACCGCAACCGCCGCCTCAGTACCCGCCACAGTACGCACCCCCGCCTTTGGCGACTTCGATGCCGCCGCCTCCTTCGGCGCAGGCCAGTCCCGCCGAGATGTTCGAGTGGATTCAAAGGGCGTTCGGGATGTTTCAGTCGATGACACAGCAGCCGCAGCAACAGCAGCCTGCGCAAGCGCCGGTCGTTTATCGGGAGCCGCCGGTACCGCCGCCGGCGCAACAGACCGCGCCTGCGGGTCCGACGAAGCCGCCGCCGCGCGGCTACATTTGGGGTTGGTTCCCCGAGCACGCCGCGTTCGCGCTCGTGCCTGAAACGACCGGTGGGGGCTCGGAGCAGGCCCCGGGCCCGTTCCGGCGCCCGGCGTACATGCCGCAAGGAGATCAAGGCGCCAGAACGCCCTACACGGGGCCGCAGCACCAACAACAGCAGCACGCGCAACATCCGCCGCCGCCCTCTCGTCCGAAAACGCCTCGAGAGCAGTTTCAAGAGTCCATAGGGTTCGTGCGCGAAGCTGCGAGCGCGGTCGAAGAGATGCAATCCTTGCTGCCCGGCTTCGGTGGAGGGGGGCAGCAAGAGGTCGCTGAACAGCCGGACGACGACGACAACCCGATCAAGATCATCGACACCGGCAAAGGACGCATCGCTATCAACAAGAGCGACGGCGCCCTGCGTTGGGCCGAGACGGGCATGATGGTGCTTCCCGACGTGCTCAAGTGGCTCGGCGAGCAGCATCAGACTATTCAAAAAGCTGCCGAACGGCGACAGCAGCAACAACAGCAGCAACAGCCGCGACAACTCGCACCCGGCTACGTCGAAGTGACGCCCGGGTATCAGCCGCCGCCTGGGTTCACGGCCGTTCCGGTCGATCAAGATCAACCTCAGCAGCAGCAACAGTCTCCGCTTCCGCCACCGCCGGCGCACGTGCCCCCGCCGATTCAAACTTCGGCGGAGCCTCCCGCAGGACGAACGTGGGGCACGCCAACGATCCCCGAGTTCGATCAAGGAGAGAACTGATGAAGGTCGCGGTCAACATCGAGTTCACGGATGATGAGCTCAAGAAGCACGCCGAAGACGTCGGAAGGCGTTGGGCGCTGAACACCATCAACGACGTGTTCAAAGCCGCTCAACGCTTCAAGTTCGACCCGAATGTCATCGCGGCCCTCAGAGACGCGGCTGCGAATGCGTTCGGGGGCTCGAAGAATCAAAACGATCCGGGCCCGCGAGCGACGGCCGGGATCGATGCGGAATTCGAACCGCCTACCAGGTGCGCGCAAGTGCATGCCAACGCGGATTTCGACGAGGGTTGGGCGTGTCATCACTGCGGCACCTACAACGCGCTTCAACGCGCAGCGTGCCGGAACTGCGCTCACGAACGCTGCGACATCGTCGTACCCCCTCCCCCGGTTTCATCCGCCGCAGGCGACCCGTCCGCACACTAGTAGAGGCCCGAAGTGGCGAAGTACCGCATCACGATGAGCATGGCGGTGGAGGCGATCAACGACCACCAAGCTCACGACTACGCTGTGAAGCTCGCGGAGCTTCTCAAATCGCCGCTCGTGAAGATGGCGGTTTCGAACGAAGGGATTCGACTCTCCGGGGACGGACGTCCGATCGTGCACCAGCCACAGCGCGAATAGCACAGCGGAAAATGAGGGCATTGACAACGCGCCTGGACTAGTCCCGGGAAGCGCGCGTACTCTTGTGGCGTGCACACACACGTCGTTCAGGCCGGTGAGAGCCCCTCGTCGATTGCGATCAACTACGTGGGGTGCCCCAAATGCTCGCGGGATTTGATCGAAGCGAACCCGCACAAGCCTGCCGTGGTGCACCCGAACGGCTACATTTCCTTCAAAGACCTGCGTGAGGGCGAAAAGCTCAAGCTGCCCGGCAAGTGGTTTGACGGGAGTCTCGACTCTCGCCCGACCGCGTACTTCGCAGCACTGCCGTACCATGACGGGGTGACGCCTGGCAAATTCGGAGTCGGCGCCCCCAACGTGCTCAACGACTACGCCGCGCTCGACGCCGCCGGCGTGAAAGTCGGGGCACTCGCCGCTTTGGGTGATCAAGCGTTCGCTGCCGCCGTGAACGGCGCTGCCGACGCCGTCGACGTGTCGGTGCGTGAGATAGGTGAGGGGACGACGACGCCTACGGTGTACGCCGCTCCGTACGCGCGAGATGCACGCACGGCTACGGCCAAGGCGCGGCAGTACAACGCCACGGTGCTCGATGCGGCTATCGCGGCCGGGGATGCTCAAGAAGCATTTCAAGCGCGCACAGAAATTCTGAAAAACCTCTCGAGCGCGCTCGGGTCTGCGCGTTTGGCGCTCCAAGCGTTCTACGGAGACGCGGGCGACGGGGGTGCGCCTCAGCCTGTAGCGCCGGCGCCTCAACCGACTCCGGAAATTCAGGTCGACATCGGCCCGGCTACGATCGATCCGACGCTCACATCGCCGGCAGTCGTCACCGCTGCGGCACAAGCTGCGGTTTCCGCTATGGGCGCGGACGCCAACTACTGCACGTCGGTCGCGCGACCCGGCAGTGCTGTCAACTCAGCAGTGCATGCTTTCAAAACAGCCTGGAACGCGGCAAATCCGAACAATCCGGTCCCGATTGGCACCAGCACCTACGAGCAAGCGACGGCCGACGCGATCATGCGCGCGGTTGGACACGCGCCCGTCGCGTGCGGGGCGAGTGCTGTTCCGAGTGCATCGCCGGGCGCAACGCCTACCGCCCCCTCGCTCGTGGCGCCTGAACCGAGCAAAGGGATCGGTGTCGCCGGTATCTTGGGTCTCGGATTGCTCGGCGCCGGCGCTGTTGGGGGCGTGATCTACTACGCCACCAGCAAACCTGTCGCGCCTCGCCGACGAGTGCGACGAGTCAGCCCCGGCCCTCGTCGACGACCCGTGCAGCGCGACACCATCGGCCCTTGGAAGAAAGACCCCAACTCGTGATCGAAAAACCTGTAGAGGGCGTGCAGACAGACGCGAGACCGCATCCGCCTGGCGGCAAGGGCGCGCGATTGTCTTTACAAGAGGTGGCCGATCGCTCGTGGAAGGCGCGCATGAGCCCGCGTCTTCGTTCGTGGGTCACGAAAGTGCTCGACAAGGCCGGCGTGTCGAACGGAGGCCGTCGACAGAAGGCGCAGGCCATCCTCAAAGCTTTCCGAGAGAAGGTGCCTTACATCGCCGATCCGTTGATGGGCGAGTTCATGGCGACGCCCGACCAGGTGTTGTGCCTCGACGAGGGCGGTCTTTGCATCATCGGAGGAGACTGCGACGAGCACGCGATCACGCTCGCCGCTGCGATGATGACGATCGGCATCCCGGCCATGATCATCGGCGCCAGCTACCACGATCCGATCGATGTCCCGACGCACGTGTACATGGCGTTCGAAGACGATCTCAAAGATTGGGTGCGCATGGACGGCACGACCAAACAGCATCCTGTCGGCCGCGTGTCTCCGAGCAGGAAAGAGTTCTGGGTAGAGCCCGGTGCGGCAGCGAAAGAGAACGGGAACGGCGACTTCGTAGGCATGAGCGGAGCTCCGGGAATGCTCGCCGCGCCTACGAGCGTGCTCGATCTGGTCTACCCGGGACTACGTTAGTAATACGTACGTAGTCTGTTCGTAATACATCGGACGACTATTTTCGATCTCGAACGTGCTCTGATTTGCCGGCAGAGGGCTCTTACACCGACCGCACGTAACCTGCCGTTCCGATTGGCGTTTCAATCGAACGTGAGATCGACGGGCGTAGAGAGATCGTTCCTGTAACCACGACTGCGGCTCACCGCAATGCGTGTATTCCTGGACGCATCGATCTCTTGTTGCGATCTTAGAGGGGCACAGTGACATGGGCCTTTACGACACCCGACTGGCTGAGCTCAGCGAACCGCGCCGGCGAAGGCGTGTCGCGCAGACCCACCCGTCCTTTTCCCTGTCACCTCCGAGACGCAACCCGATGTTGCGCCCGATCGCCGAGCGGCGATCCGCTCCGATCGTAGTCGTTCGCAAAACCGAGGAAGAAAACATGGCCACTGCCCGCCGACGCTCCAAGAAAAAGACCGCAGCCCCCAAGCGCCGCCGGCGCGCGCGCAAAGCCGCGTCACCGAAGCGTCATCGACGCGCACGGAAGGTTGCGGCCCCCAAGCGTCGTCGTCGGGCCAAGAAGGCGGCTGCCGTCACTCGTCGGCGTCGTCGGCGCACCGTGCGCGTGGAAGCAAAGAGGTCTCGTCGTCGTCGTCGTTCGGCTGCTCCCGCGGCCCCCAAGCGTCGTCGTCGGCGTCGGGTGGCGCGTGAGGCGTGGAAGGGCGACTCGGCCGGTCACGCGAAGGCCGCCAAGAAGGGTCATCGTCGTCGTCGGGCGGCGCGGAAGACCACGAAGCGTCGTCGTCGGCGGAGCAAGGCTCGCGAGACTACGTACGCAGCAGCTCCTCGGCGTCGTCGGCGTCGGAGTTCCAGGCGGCGATCGTCTCACGTGATGGAGGCGAGTCGTCCCCGTCGTCGTCGGCACCGCATGCACGCCTCGAGTGGTGGCGGCATGGGCGTCGGAGCGATGTTGCTCGGAATCGGTACGGCTGGCGTCGGGTTCGTGATCGCCGACGGTCTCGACCGTCTGCTCGCCACGTACAACCCGTCCGACGCCAAGAAGCCCACGGACAGGTTCACGAGCGACGGCACCGGCATGCTCGCGAACACGCTCAACGTCGCGGCGATGCCGAACTGGAAGCGCGTCGTGGCGGGCGTCGGTCTCACGGCGGCACCTGCCGTCGGATCGATGTTCGTCAAGAACACCTACGTACGCGGCGCGCTCGAGGGCCTTGCTCTCGGCGCCGGCATCTCGGTGTTCAAGCTGGTCTGGAGCAACGTGCTCATGCCGATGCTCATCGGTAAGGACACGTCGGCCCCGGCGCTCCAGAAGAGTTACATCGCGCGGCTCTACCCGACGGAGGTCGCCTCTTCGCTCAACAAGAAGCAGGCGATGTCCAACGTCTCGAGCTCCGGCTCGGGTGCGCTCTCCGGCGCTCCCGAGCAACAGACCGGCGTCGGATCTCCCGACGTGGGCCCGTTCGCACTCGCCGGCGACTCACCGTACCCCGACGCCTCTCAGGCACTCAGGTCTGGCGTGAGCGACGACCCCGGGTACCCCAGCACCTCGCAAGCGCTCCGAGCCGGAGTGAGCGGCGACTCGCCGTACCCCAGCGCAGGCCAGGCGCTCCACGCCGGAGTCAGCGCGCCGGCGCCGACGCCGACGGGCGGCTCCGATCCGAACTGGAATCCGGGTCCTCCTCCGGGTTCCGGTCCGGGGCCGCAGGCGAAGCCGCACTCCTCTTGCGGATGCGTCGGCGAGAACAACGCCTTCCTCGGCTTCATCGGTGAAGCAGTCGAAGAGACGCCCTTCTTGGGTGCCGTTGCGTGAACGCGCCTCTCCGCGCATCGCGGAGAAGCAACACCCCCGCCCCGGTAGGCTTCGAGCCCCGGGGTTGAGGTGTCGAAGGGCCCGGAGCCCCTAAAACACCGCTCGTGTCGGCCCAGGAAACGGCGAGCAATCAGGAGAAGAAGTCATGGGAGCCAGGAACATCGTCGGTCGGCAGATTCACAAGTTCGGTGACGCGCAGGACAAGGTCAAGCGCATGCAATTCGGTCTCGGAGTGGATCCGAACAGCGGAGCGCTCGCGGCAGACGCCTCGGGCAAGTGCCTCCGTTGCTCCTTCGGGAACATCCCCGTGATCGAGGAGGTCGTCTGGACGATCCCGCTCCCCCTCACGGCCACCGAGGCGCTCGCAACGCTCGGTGACACGGTGAACCTTCTCTCGGGCAGCTCCAGCGTGCCCGGCGTCGCGTCGATCGACTCGACGTTCCTCATCAACGGCATTCTCCAGACGGACATTCTGGCGCAGGGCATCGGCGTGCACGTGTTCTGCGAGCCGATGAGCTTCTCGACCATCGGCAACGCCTTCGTGGCGCCCGAGACGACGGTGGCTCCTCCTCCGTCGCCCGACGTGTTCACCAACAACGACGTGACCTCGCGCGCGATGAGCACGCAGGTCGACGCGACCGCGTCGAACTTCAGCCCGGCCGTGTTCGAGTTCGGTGCCGACGTTTGGCGCGCGGGCTGGAACTTCATCAACGCCTACCAGTTTCAGTGGAAGACCTCGCAGCGCGAGCTCGTCCTCAACGAGCTGGCGGCGGACGTCTCGTACTTCGGCTCCTTCGCGGACGCCGAGGCGAGCGGCACGAGCGAAGTCGCCATCATCGAGTTCGTCGCGACGGTCAACGCGATCTACCGGTCGAAGGGCTCGAATACGATCTTCCTGCCCGTCAACTTCCGGCGCGTGGGTTCCGTCAACAGCACCAGCGCGACGGTCAACGTCGGCGTGTTCCACCCGACGCGCGATTTCGATCTCGCGCCGGTCACCTGGGGCGGTCTTCGGTGGCAGGGGTACGGCTGCCGCGGGCAGATGTACCGGCCGATCGAGAGCCCGTGCTTCCTCGAGCGCGGTATCCCCATCGGGATGCTCTTCGTCGTGCAGGACGCCGTGCACCAGGCGCTCATGCTCCAGGCCGTCACCATCAACAACGAGCCCCTCGGCGTGAACGTCAGCGTGGACGAGAACTTCTCGGACGCCTCGGCCGTCATCCCGACGCCGGCGACCCCCGGTACGCCCACGGCGGGCGCCATCGTGGTCGGCGGCAACAACACGATGCTGGAGCAGACGCTCGATGCGACTCCGGTGCTCGTGACGCAGTCGGTGAACACCTCTCGGCAGGTGTTCAAGGGCGGCATCCTGAAACTCGCGATCAAGATCAAGGGCTGGGAGATGCCCGGCGGCTGGAAGGACTACTGCAAGACCAACCTGCCGCAGATCATGTCGAACTCGGCTCCCTGATTCGAACCAGCGCACGCTAGTCCGAACAGCACAAGGCTCAGGCGGCGTGACGGAAGACAACGTCGCGCCGCCTGTCCTGTTTCTAGAGAGTTCAACGGAGAATCGCCATGCAGCCTCGTGATCACGAAATTCGGAATCTTGCGCTCTACGCCCCCAAGATCGCCTTCGGCATGATGGCCGGCGTCCCGCGCGTGCCGTTCATTGGGGACATCCCGATCCAGTTCTCCTCGTCGACGGTCAACGCGCCGCCGGTCGTGCAGAACTTCCAGAACAACCTGACGCAGCACACGATCGTCGAGCGCATCGCGTACAACTTGGGGCAGCAAAATAGCTTCCCCGGGAGCCCGTTCCAGAGCCTCTACTTCAACCAGCTCAAGCAGAGCGGCCAGATCGGCGTTGGCGTGCAGCTCGCCGTGTACGGCGGCCCCAAGTACAACGTCAACGACACGTTCACGGATCTCGGCACTCTCGCCGATGTGTTCGCGGTCGCGTGGCCCATGGGATGGCCGCTCGAGAAGCAGAGCAACGTGAAGGTGAGCGCGATTCTTCAACAGACGCCGGTGAGTGTGCCCTTCAACGTTACTCTCACCTTCCTCGGCTGGCAGTTTCTCTCGAAGGAGCTGGACGACATGAGCGACACCGAAGCGCGAGACCGATTGCGCAAACTCGGTATCGAGACCCCCGACCTCAAGGTACTTCTCTCGAACCCCTGAAAATGGACGAGCGCAGCGCGAAGGTGATCAGGCTCCAGACACACCCCGATGGTGTGGGGGCCTCGATCCGCTCGACGCTGTGCAACGGCCGTGACGAGATTGTCACCAACGGGCCGAACCAAGAATTCGGCTTCCTCGGAAGCGACCCGTACAACACGAACGCCTACACGGGTCTGGTCGTCCCGTCGGTTGCCAGCTCGGCGATCGGAAACGCTCGCTACCTCTTCGTGCTCGCGCGTCAGAGTTTCAGCACGGGCGAGCAGAGCTCGGACCGACGCGGCGTCCGTCTGGTCGGCATTCGACAGTACGCCGAACTCATCGCGCGTATCCCCGCACGCACCGCCCCGCTCGCTTCAGGTACGGGATCACCAGCCGGAAGCACCGTCACGTTTCGCAAGGAGATCACGAGCCCCCTCTGGCATCCGCAAGACGGGAACATCTCCTGGCACGTGATGATCATCAACAAGGTGCAGCGTGATACGCGCAACCCCGCGAACACGGACGGGGTCATCTATCAGGACGCGCTGTCTCCCGCGCTGCTCTACCAAACGCTCGGGCCGTACGTTCCTCCGAACGCTGGACGTCCTTGGGGCACTCCGATTGGAGCGAGCCTCGGCAACATCCACGAGCTTCGGTACCCCTGGCGCACGACGCTGAGTGAGCTGACGCTCGATATTTCGATCCCGGTCCCGTGTGACGTCGTGCTCTTCGCGAGCGTTCGTCAGAACGACCCCGCGACCAATCCTGTGCTTTCGGACGCTGTGACCACGACGCAACAGTTCGAGGCGCTCTCACCGGAAGATCAGTTCATCGTCGCGTACCCGACGTTCGCGCAATACGGCGCCATCGCCGGCTCGCTCGTCTTCGATCAGAACCTCGGGGAGGACGTACCGTGAGTTTTAACAACGGTGGCGTGTACATTCTCAGCAGCGCGATCGGAGGCTTGTTCGCGGGCGCTGTCGGCGCGGCCGTTGCCGAGTCCGCTGACTCGCATCCCGTGCTCAAAGGGGCCCTCGTTGTCGGAGCTATCGACGCGCTTCTGGCAACCGCCGTCTACGTCGCCGTCTCACAGCCCATCCTTCCTGCAACCGGCGTGAGCGGATTGCACAACCCGAGGATCCCGTGACGCGAACTACCGCAGCGCTTCTCGGTCTCGTGGTAGGCGGTATCGCCGGTGAGGTCGTGGGTCGTCATTTCGAGAAGGGCCACGGAAAAGAGGCCGAGCTCGAGGGCGCGATCGGCGGCGGCGTTCTCGGCGCGGCGCTGGGTTCGGTTCTTTTCGCCACGGCGGCATCTTCTCCTCAACAGCAGGCGCAAGTCTCGCAAGCGAGTTTCCCATGACGCCGGCACAAGCGTACGGACACCCCGACTACGTTCTGGACGTTCCCGTTCAAGGACCGACCGATCAAGGCATGCGCGAACTGGCCTGCCTGTTCGTCAAGACCGTTTTACCGACACCGCAGCAGGCCGCGTGCGTCGATTGTAAAGGACCGATTCCAATGTGGGCAAAAACGAACACAGGCGTCAGTGAAAAGATCTCGTTCGGCGGCGTCGGCGCAGTCGGCTTCGCGCTCGGAGCTCCCGGAGATCCCGACGCTTGGACGCAGCTCACGCCAGCGCAGCAGACGTGGGTCGTAACTTCGATCCGCACGCTCGACTCGAAGATCCGAGAGCAGACGAAGACCACGTGCCCTGGCATGCAATCGCCGAGCATCACGGGCATGGCCGGTTGCTTTCAGAACTGGTTCAACAGCGCGAAACTCGGTCTGACGAAGCGCGACGGATCCCCGGTCGTGCTGCGCACCGACGGCGTCTTCGATCAAGACACGCTCGATGCGCTGCGCACCGTCACTTCGCTCGACGCGAAGAACTACCCGACGCCGTTTCCGGGTACCGAGGCGGCCGGCATTCAGCCCGTCAAGAAGCTTTCCACCGGAGCCATGGTCGGCATCGCTGCCGCCGGCGCAACGGTTCTCGGTGGGATCGCCTACGTCGCCATGCATGGCAAGAGCAAACGCAAGGGCCGCACGACCCGCAGAAAGAGGAAGTGATGTCGTTCTTCAGAGTCAAGCCGGGACAATCTCCGGCCATGGTCGCACGCGAGCTCGGCACGTCGGTGTCGGCGCTCATCGCCGCCAACTCGCACAAGCCCACTGCGGTCGTCGCAGGCAAGCGCACGTTCAAAACACTGCGCTACAACGAGCTCTTGCACAAGCCCGGTGTGGGCGTTGGAGCACTCGGTGAGGACGGCACGCTCGGTGCGATCACGCCGGCTGATCCGGCGGCGCCTCACGCGCTGATCGCATCAGGTAGCAGCGGTCCTGACGTTGCGCTCTGGCAGAAGATCATCGGCGTCAAGGTCGATGGCTCCTTCGGATCTGGAACCGCAGCAGCAACGAAAACGTGGCAGAGCGCACATGGGCTCAACAACGACGGCGTCGTCGGTCCCAACACGTGGGCGAAAGCTCTCGGCAACGCCTCGAGCGCGCCGGTATCGGTGTCGACTCCAGTCGCAGCCGGAGCGAGCCTCGCGATGGCGGCGGGAGCCGCATACACGGCGCTCAACCAGGATCCGAACTACTGCACGAGCGTCGCTCGTGCAGGCACGCCGGTGAACACGGCCGTCCACAACTTCAAAGCGGCCTGGAACGCGGCCTACCCCGGACAGACGGTACCTATCGGGACTGGAAAGTACGAGCCGTCGGTGTCCGCCGCGCTCTCGTCGGCGCTCGGCGGAGTGGCCGTGCCTGCGGGATGCGGCGCCGGAGCGGCTCCACAACCCTCCCCCGCGGCGGCTCCGTCGGCACCGGCTCCCATGCCGGCACCGAGTGTCACGCCGGTGCCTACACCGGCACCCACGGCCTCGAGCGCCTACAGCAGCGCGCAGATCGCTGCGGCGACGGCCATGAACTCAGCGCTCGCGGCGCACGGCTACAAGCAGGCCGATCAGGGGCTCTACATGGCGTTCCAGCGCGCGATGGGGCTCACGGCCGACGGGTACCCCGGAACCGGCACGATGGGGAAGCTCAGGGCCGTCCTCACCTCCGCCGGCATTCCGATGGCCTCGGTACCCGTGTACCCGTGGCGCGCGGGAGCCTACGACGGCGTGAACGCACCGACGGCCGCCTCTTGGACAGGCGCCGCCGCAACGCCCGCGCCGCCTCCCCCACCGTCCGCCCCGCCCTCCGCGCCTCCCGGCGGCGGCGCGGCTCCGGCACCCTCCGCACCGTCTGCTCCTTCCGCCGGCGGAGGCACGCTCCCCGTAGCTCCGACGCCGGGCGGCATCACACCCCCGGAGGCGAAGAAGGGCCTGAGCACCGGTGCGATCGTGGTCGGCGCGATCGGCGCAGCGGCGCTCATCGGGTTGGGCGCCATGGCGTTGACGGGCAAGAAGACCGGCCGCCGCGGAGCTCGAGGAGCGCGTGGCCCGTCTCGACGCAAGTCGAGCAAGCACAAGCCGGCGCACCACGCGCATCCCGCACATCCGAAGCGCAAGAGGAAGTCGAAGAAGAAGTAGACGCATGCGCGTAGTGATCGACAACGCGGCGCTCAGGAAGGCTCGTTCCTGCAAGGGCGCCTACACCAACCGGGAATGGGATCCTGCATTGCAGGCGCTCGTGTTCCCGGATTGGGATGCGTCTGTCAAAGAGCTGCTGTCGACACCCAAAGGCCGCGCGCGTCTCGAGTGGTACGCCAGGCACAATCTCGTTCCGATGACGCTAGATCAATTCATCGCGGCAAAAGCCGCACTTGGAGTCTCCGATGAGTGAGTTCGTAGGACGTACAGGGTCGCATCGCGTTTACTCCTACCCGGAGCCTCGGCGCACCGCTGCCGCGGTGACGCCGTTCGCGCGGAACTTCGCAACGGGCACGAAGGGCAGCACTGCCGTAGGTGCAGGCATAGCCCTCACGTGGAACTCGATCGACGTCGGGACGGATCCGAGCACCGACGTTCCGATCACACCCATAACCACCGGAGAGGTGCTGGTCACCGGCGTCATCACGCTCAACAACCCCACGGGCGCGCCCATACTTGCAACCATTCAGGTGCAGGTCGACGGGAGCGCCGTGGCGACTTTCTCCGCAACCACAATCGCCGCCGGCGCGGAAGCATCTATCCCTTTCGTGGCAGAAGCCGGGGTCCTCTCGCTGGCCCAGCACATCGTCACCGTCACGATCGACGGTAACGGACTGACGACCGTCTCGGATGGTTCGTCGATCAACGTAGAAGAAGTTCCACTGTCAACCGGTTGAAGGAGACGCGCATGCCGAAGCTGATTCATCAGGAGACGATGTGCTGCGGGTACAAGCGGTGCCCGGAGGCCAAGATCTTCGACGACGGCTCCGTCGAAATCAGCGACAACGACACGGAGGCAGGATCGGTCGGCACGATAAAGCTTCACCCCGAAGTGATGGCCCGCCTCGTCGAGCTCTACGCGCAACGAAAAATCTGATCCATGACACGCATCATCGGAAAAGGCAGATACGCGAGCGAGGTCTACCCGATCAGCCCGGGCGTCGGCGCGGGTAGCGGTGGCGACGTGTTGCCTTTTTCGAATTTGCGCTACCTCGATCCGGCAACGACGCACGCGGCGCCGCACACGGGGTCGGTCAGCAACCCGTGCGTGACGGTCGCGGAGATCGCCGCGCTGACTCCCGGGTTCATGGTGATCCAGGTCGCCGGGAGCCCGCTAGATAACCCTGCGGTGATCCCCGCCGGCACGCTGTGCGGCATCACAGGCATGCCGGAGTTCGGTTTCTTCTTCCCGTCGATGACGCTCGAGTCCGGCGCAAACGTCTCGATGCGTGACGTGTACTTCGTCAACGTCGGAGAGCAAGAAGGAGGAGGGGCGGCACAACTCAATGTCGTGTTTGCTATCGATCCGAGATCAGCCTCATTCACGAACCAGATTCGACAGATAAATCTGACTAACTCTCAGGTTTCCCTGACTCGCTGCAATGTCTACTCGTCGATCAGCGCGACATTCTTGACGCTCTATCAGTGTCGCATTTCTAGTCTCGGAGGAGAGCCAGCGCCTAGCATCACAATGAACAACGGCGGGTTCCTCTCTGCCGAAGACACGCTGTTCACTTCTTCGGTCCCGTCTACCATCACGCTCGACACGGGCGGGGGGCAGTTCATAAACTGCACGTTCAACTCGGCGGTGACGATCAACAACGCGACCGGAATCGCGACGTTCGATCAGGTTTCGTTGGACAGCCTCAACGCAGCAGGAGGCACCGTCACCACCCCCGAGAACTTGGCCCTGGCTCCGGCGCAGTTGATGGTTCCCATGATCGGGACTCAGACCGTCGCGGCCAGCGAAGTTCTCACAATAGGAGCCAATTACTCTGCCGTAAATCAGTACGGATCCAAAGCGACCGCATTCATCCCGCAGGCTGCCGCCGTTGGAGAGTCGTTGGTGATCACGCTCGTCATCGCAACGGGCGCCGTGATCGGGTCGGTGACGATAGACAATACGACGCCCCCTGGCGCTGTAGACATCCCGCTCATCACGCCGAAAGTCCCCATCCCACCGGCTGGGGTACTCCTTGCCGATCTCAACTACACGTCTGGAGTCGGCCCAACGCCGCTCGCTGCAACCGTCGTTCGCGTCGATTTGATCTGAAAGAGAGCATCCCAAATGAGTCGAATACTCGGTCGTGGTCGTTACGTTTACGGAACCTACCCGCAAGGCCCCGGAGGCGGAGGCGGAGCTGGCGCGGCGGCTGTGCCGCTCTCTCGACAGCGTTTCATCGACGGTGACACGTCGCAGGCGGGGTTGAACGGGTCGGCGGCCGAACCGTTCAAGACCATCGAGCAGTTCATGACCGCTCGAGACAACACTGTTTCAGCGGCGGACTCAGACGCGAATTTCGTCGGGTGGCTCATGCCGTCACTCGCCGGGTACGTGGAAGACGTCGCATTTCGCGCTCGTTGTTCGACTGAACTTCGAGCCGACTCCATGTCTTTGCCCGGGACCGGAGGTGTAACGATCACCGGCAATGTGTCGTGGGCGAACACGTCTGGGACAGCAGCCGCTACGGCCGCCAATCTCTCACTCCACAACATCAACGTGACCGGCGCGCTCACCGTGACTGACAACGGAGCCGCACCGACGTGTCTCGTTTCGATAAGCGGAGACGAGGAGCCGGGTGGTGCTTCTGCGATCATAGCCAGCATCGACTCGAGTACGACCACGAAGTTGTCGTCGATCTCGCTCAACAACGCTCAGTGCACGGGAACTCTCACCGCGGGCACCAGTGCGACCAGCGCCGTAGCGATTCTCACGGGCGGATCTATCGTGGGAGACAACCTCACTGCACAGTCGCTCATTTGCAACGACGCGGTGATCGGCGGGGACGTCGCCGTAAACACTTCCGGGTTCGCGATATTCCGAAACACCGCGTTCAACGGTGTGACGGCGCTCACGGCTGCCACCTCCTCATTCGACACTGCATCGTGGGCCAGCTTCGTGGAGCAGGCCGGCACGCGCGCCGCCGGAACGACAGTGCTGGTCACCGGGGGTTACAACGGGGGCTCAGTGGAAGGTGCCGCTCTAGCAGCCGCGAGCACCAGCGTGTCGCTCAACGGCACGGGAGCCACTGCCGGATTCACCGGTGAGAACTCTGGAAATCACTACTCCACGGCGAGCGTCACACCGACCTCAGTCACACTCCTGACGGGCGGCGGAGAGAAACCCGGAGACACGCTGCTCATCACTCGAACCGCCGTCGTGGCAGCCGACCTCGCGGTCATAAACGGAGGCGGCGGAGCCGGCACAATCGGGACGATTCCGACCGGTTCCAAAGGGTTCGTGCTCGCTCGATTCAACGGCACGAACTGGATCTTCGTGGAGGGCGGATCGCTCGCAGCGTGAACGAATTCCTGATCGTCTCGGCGCTCATCGGCACAACTCTTCTCGTTGTGCGCGGCACCATCTTCGAGCCACTCAGACGCCTCTGGCCCG